TTGAAGGTGTATCTGGAACTAAGTTAAGAGAACTAGCATCATCTGGTAAGAAAGAAGAATTCCACAAACATCTATCTTCACAGATGAAACCAGAACACAAAGATGAATTATACAACGATCTTAGAAGGGCTATGAAATGAAGAAACTAATTTTAGTTTTAGCAGTAGCATTATCTGGTTGTGCAGTAATCTTTCCTAAGCCACATGATCCAGTTATGTTTGGTCAGGCAATCGATGTTAAGGTAGGACTAAGTAAAATTAGTTGTGAAGACAAATCTAACTGGCAACCAGTATTAGATAAAGTAGAAACTCTTAAGGTTTACTCTACAGAACGTGGTGATCCACAATCCGATTCATTTGGAAAAATGGAAGAAGCATTAAAGAAAGCAAAAGATAGTAAGAGCAATACATTCTGCGAAAGCATTGTTAAACTTAATAGAACAAGAGTCGATGTTACCATCGATGCTTGGAAAGGTAGAAAATGAGTATCCTCAATGAATTAAGAGAACAGGCTGGACTTGGTGGTCCAGCAGCAGCATTGGCAAACGAACTTCTAGTAATCCATGAAAACTACTCTAATGGAGAACTAACCTCCGAAGAATACGGATTCCTACTACAAGAAATCGCTGATATTCGTGCTCAGCAGGAACTAGCCTCAGACGAAATCGCCTGTCGTTGGATCGTTGCTGCAGCACAGGCTCTAATATCCACTATGTAAGGATACAAACTCCTAAATAAGTATGTACTACTTTATAGATGGATCGTATGAAAGATTATAGACAACTAATAAAAGAATTACCCTCAACTACATTGGTATGTGCACTTGGAGATTTTGATCCTCCAACTACCGCACATGAGTTGTTGGTTAAAACTGTCAATAGACTGGCGGAACAGAAGAATACCGACCACGTCATCTACGCATCCACTAAAGATAGTCTTATTCAAGAAGACAAAAAGGAACACTACTTAAAGTTAATGTTCCCAAAGACTAAGTTCAAGTCCGTGAACGAGTCCAAGATTAGCAATCTCCTTGAAGAACTATCAAAGAAATACAAAAAGATTGTAATTGTTGCTGGAAGCGAACAAGTTGCTGGACTCAAGAAACTTGTTAAAGAAAACACCGAAATTATTGCAATCAACGAGAAGAATCCTGACGCTAATTATGCTAAAATGAAGCAGTTGGCAGTTAAAGGATTGTACGAAGAATTTAAGAAGAAGTTGCCAAGCACTATTCGTGAACTTGATGGTCGTCGTTTAATGAACGATGTGCGCATGGGTTTAGGTTTAGATCCAGTTAAAGAGCAACTTGTTCTAGTTAAAGATAAACTACGTGAACAATATTTTCGTGGAGAGATTTTTAACGAAGGTGATATTGTAGAATCAAATGGCGAGCAATTTACTATTGTAAAACGTGGTTCAAATCATTTGTTGTTAAAAGAAGAATCTGGCAAACTTGTATCAAAATGGATTCAAGATGTCCAACCAATGGAAGACAAAGTAATGAACGAAGGTGTTATCCAACCAAATGGTACTGATAAACTTGATGTAAGTACATCAGATACTGGTGCTAAAAAAGATGACAAAGAACCAAAGGGTAAAACTAAAGGGTTCATGACATTCTATAATTACAATACAAAAGATACTGTTAAAGAAGAAATTCAAATTGATGAATTGTCTACTGATCTATTGGCAAGATATAAAACAGCATCACATGCATCTGCAAAAGCAGCGGATGCTTCTGGTAACTATGCTAAAGGTGACAAGCGTTTCAAAGGTATCAACAAAGCAACTACCAAACAATTCGATAATGATCTAAAGAAACATGGTCAATACAAAGAAGAATTAGAAGAGAATCATATCGTTCATGTGGATGATGGTAGCAAGTATGGCGAACAACCTCATGATAAAGATGTTGAGCATGTAATGTCTGGTGTTAACACACATGGCGGTGAATTCGATGGACATTCAGATAAAGGTGCTTTCTTCAAATTCAAATCGCACAGTGATGCTAAGAACTTTGTAGATCATGTTAAAAGATCCCCGCATAAAACTGTTGGTGCAGATCTACATGAAGAAACTAAAAAGAAAGAAGTTTGTCCAGAGTGTGGTGAACCTAAATGCGAATGTGATGTTGGTACAGATAAAACTTCTTACAATCAACCATTCGATCCATTCTTCAAAGAAGATTTTACTGAACAAGAAATTGATGAGATGGTAAACTCTGTTACTGACGAAGACATTGAAGATCTCTATGAAGAAGACGAAATTGTTTTAGTCTATGATGATACTGGTGAAGAGATTCCACCACTACAAGAAGAATCAAAGTATGATTTGATGGAAGTTCTTTCTCGTACAGAACGTATGAGAGGTAAGATTCGTCTACGCAAGACTTCTGCAAAACGTGGTCGCTCCACTAGGATTGCATTACAGCGTTTCTCAAATCCAACAACTATTAATAAACGTGCACGTCGTCTTGCCATTAAATTAATGAAGAAACGTATGCTACGTGGTCGTGATTACTCTAAGATTTCCGTTGGTGAAAAAGAACGTATGGAAAAAGTAATGTCAAAACGCAAAGATGTTATTGGGCGCATTGCTCAAAAATTAGTTTCTCGTGTTCGTAAAGTAGAGAAGTCGAGAATGTCTCATGGTAAAGTTACTAAAGGGAGTATACCAAGTGTATTTTAAATCTTTCTCAGACCATTTGTCTGAAACTTGTAACTGTTGGAAAGGTTACAAGCGCAAACCTGGAACTACACCATGTGCTGAAGGTTCATGCATTAAAGAAGGTAAGCGTGGGTTGTGGGATAATATCCATGCCAAACAAAAACGAATCAAAGCTGGTTCTGGTGAAAAGATGCGCACACCTGGAAGCGAAGGTGCTCCAACTGATGCAGCATTGAAGGCATCTCAAACAAATGAGGCTGCTAACATGGCTCAACAAGCAGCAATTGCCATTGCCATGAAAAAAGCTGGTAAGAAACCAAAGAATGAAGAAGTTGAAGCACAGTTTGATCTAATTGAATCTGTTGTTGAAGAATTAGCATTGTTACACAATATTGATCCAGAAGTTCTTTGGGAAAAGTTTGAAGAGTTTACTGACGAACAATTATTAGAGTATGCAGTTGATGCTAAAGGACATAAGTCATCTACTGGTGGACTAACCCAAAAGGGTCGTGATGCATACAATGCTAAGGGTGCACATTTACAAGCACCAGTGACAACTCCTCCATCTAAATTAAAAGCTGGAAGTAAAGCATCAAATCGTCGTAAGTCTTTCTGTGCACGAATGGGTGGTATGGAAGGTCCAATGAAGAAACCAAATGGCGAGCCAAGTCGTAAGGCACTCGCACTTAGAAAGTGGAACTGTTAAAATGGAAGAATTAATAATAGCATTAAAAGTCTTGATGGCAAATCAAACCTTCATGTACTTTAAAACCCATACTTATCACTGGAATATTGAGGGTATTGAATTCTCTCAGTATCATGATTTTTTTGGGGATCTTTATATCGACATTTATAATTCAGTAGATCCAACTGCAGAACAAATTCGTGCGTTAGATCATTATACTCCAATCAGTCTTGGTGAATTATATCGTTATAAAACTATTGACGAAAACGAAACTCGTGTAGAGTTAATTAGCGATATGCTCTCAACACTAATTACAGATAACGATAAAGTAATTGCAAGCCTAAATAGAGTATTCGCTCTTGGTACAAGAGAAAACAAACAAGGTTTATGTAACTTTATTGCAGATCGACTAGATACACATGCAAAACACGGTTGGATGTTACGTGCTAGTATGAAGAAAATAGGATAATAAAATGGAATACAATCAATTCATGGAAGCGTTGAAGGGTAAACAAAAGAAATTGGACAAGAACCACAATGGTGAACTTGACTCTCAAGATTTTAAGATTCTTCGTAAAGAAGAAACTGAAGAGTTAGACGAAATTCATCGTATGAAGACTAAACTTAATAAGTTAGATCCGTTCAGCAATCGTTCAGTTGCTCGCCAAAAATTGAGCAATCTAATGAAGTCTGGTAAAGCCAGAGGTGCTTTGATTGCCAATAAGATGAGAACTCTAAACATGGGTGACGATTTAGATCAAGAAGATCTAGATGCACTCCACGAAGTTTTATCAAAAGATGCTAAGGCTGGTGATTACATCTCTGATTTTGTTCATAGCGATAATCCAAAGTTTGATGGTAAGTCTAAAAAAGAACGTATCAAAATGGCTCTTGGTGCCTACTACGATACTAACAAGAAGAAAGATGGTGTCTCTGAAGGATACCAAAGTTACTCTGGTAGAAGCCATGGTAATCCATATGGCGGTGGTGGTTTTGGTAAAAGAGAACGAGAAGATGACGAGTATCATGTTCCAGATCCAACTCCAATAGCACCAGTACCTGATCGTAAGTATATCAGAGGTACTCCTGAGAACAAAGCGCACAAAGCTGCAAACAAACCAATCAATGGTCATCCGACAAATGAAGAAGTTGAGGGTTGGAAACTTGATTCTAGTCACAAGCATCCTGATGGTAGTCGTACTGTAAAAGTTAAGCACGAAAATGGTGCAGTGCAAGTTCATACTAACAAAAATGTAAAGGCATTGCAAACATTGTTGCAACAACGATACAAAGTCAACTTTGCTGAAGAATTTGAACAGGTTGAAGAAGATAAAATGACAACAACAAAAGATAAATCAGGTAAACTGGTCTCTTTCAAATACGAAGGTGATTGGAAAAAATCTACTGAGAAAAAACAAGGTTCTGGTAAAGCAGCAAACCTCGCTGGTCAAGCAATGCAGAAAATGTCAGGGGTACAGAATCTTGCAAGAGCACGTGCCAACAACATGAATTCAGAAGAAGTAGAACAAATTGATGAACTTAATGACAATTTACATCCAGCAGGTGCTGCTTTATTAAAGCATATTAAACCACAACATCACAATCTCTATAAACCGCATTTAGCAAAAGGTACTTTCAATGGTTCATATAAAGATCGTACTGATGTTTTGGCTGCAGCCAAAAAAGCTGGTCACTTAGAAGAAGCAAAAGACGAACAAGAGTATGGTTACGAAGGTGACATGGCTCTAAATCAATTGGCAACTCTAACACGATGTGCTGAAATGATCAAAGATATGCTCAAACCAGATACTGATATGCCAGAATGGGTTCAATCTAAGATTACTCTTGCCACTGACTATATTCAAACTGCAGCTGACTATATGTACTCTGAGATGAATGAGGGTGCACAATATGCTGGTTTAGAAAAAGAAGATAAACCTGGAAAAATTAAAACTGCAGTTGTTAAACTACATCCAAAGGGTGTTGGCTCTGAAACTGTTGAAGGCTGGAAAGATGCAAAGAAACCAGTAGCAGAAGCAGTTCAAAAGGTAGACATTCCTGCTTACCTACGCAAAGCAAAAGGTGATACACCATTAAAGATGTCTGACCTAAAGCGTAAAGATACTATTTCTGATCCAGAAAATCTAAAGAAAAATCGTTTGACAGATTCTTTCGATAACGAAGGTAACTTAATCTCTAATAAGATTTCATACAAAGATTTTATTACGGAAATTAAATTGGCTGATCTACCAGTTCGTAGAATTCAGGGGCATTCTTATGGAGCAAATTACTCTGATCCAGAAGGAGCAGATGATGCTGATGATAATAAACCAATGAAGCCAGCAGCTGAAAAGCGTGGTCGTGGTCGCCCAGCTGGGGCAAAATCTGGTGCTCGTAAGATTACAGGCACTTCAAAACTAATGAATAAATAAAGTAAAGTCCAAATCTAAGGAGACACAAAATGGCACTATGGGGCAACAAAGACTCTAAAACAGCAAGTGGAACTATCGCTATCGCATCAACAGGTGTGGTAACTGGTACTTCTACTGCTTTCACTACACAAGCAAAAACTGGTAATACTATCCGTGCAAGCGGTGTAGATTTCCAAATCGTTTCAATCACATCTGATACTGTGGCTAAAGTAATCATGGGAGCAAACAATGGTAACGGCACAGTTACTACTGTTTCTGGTGGTACTTCTTACACATTATCTGAGAAGCCAGTATTCGTTTCACACGGATCTACAGATAGCGTTCCTAATCTAGGCGACTCTAACAAAGTATTCGGTGTTGACACTACTGAAGTTAAAGCAGGTGGCGACAACGTAACTAACGTGGCAGTTGTTTCTGGTAAAACTCGTTACATTGGTACTGCTCCAGCAGTAACATTCTCTGGCGGTGGTGGTTCTTCTGCTGCAGCTACTGCAACTATCGCTGGTGGTGTAGTTACAGCAATCACTGTCACTAACGTAGGTTCTTCTTATACTTCTGTACCGACAGTTGCCATTGCTAAACCTGCTCGTATTATTCCTACTTCTGGAATTACTATTGCTACTGATACTGTTGCTTATACTGCACATGGCTTAGTTGCCAATGAAGAAGTTAAGTATAACAATGGTGGTGGTGCTTCTGCCACTGGTTTAACTTCTACTACATCTTATTATGTTGCTACTGCTGGTCGTACTGCCAATGCGTTCGAAGTTAAGGCAGCAGCAACTACTGGTACTCTTGCAGCAACTGTTGCTACTTCTGGTACTGGTGGTCAATTCACTTGCGGTGCTTCTACTCTTGCTGCTAATGATCGTGTTACTATCACTGGTACAAATACTGGTACTGGCACTATTACTGGCTACGCAACTGGCACAACTTATAAAGTTTCTGCCGTTACTGGTACTTCTCCAAGCGTAACTGGTTTCACACTAACTACTGAAGCTGGTGTTGCTATTGTTACTACTGCTGGTACTTTGGTTGGTTTGACTTATACAACTGAAACAGTTATCGATATTTCTGGTACTGGTAATAATGCTCAGTACTTTGAAATCCAAAACGCTGCAGATCAAGCAACAGCTACTGCTTCACTAGGTGAAGGTACATCTGGTGGTGCTGCACATGCTGGTTGGACTCGTCGTATTGTTGGTACTGGCGGTCGTGCTGGTCGTGTTCAAACTGAAGTTTTAGTTGCCATGGGTTCAATCACTGGTGACCAAGCTGACGATATCCAATATCCAGACGCATAATAAATAATAATACCTAGAACGAGATGGGGTTGTAACAAACCCCATCAATCTACATTTTAATAGGAGTGCCAAATGGCAGATCAAAAGATATCAGAATTAACCGCAGCAACCTCTGCTGCATCAGCAGACTTACTGAACATCGTACAAGGTGGTTCAAACAAGAAACTGACAGTTGCTAATTTCTTAGCAAACTTAAACTCCCCAGTTGTAATCAATGCGAATGGTGCTGACCAAGATACTCGTATCGCTGGTGACAATGATGCCAATTTATTGTATACTGATGCAGGTACAGATAAAGTTGGTGTAGGTACTTCAACTCCAACAGAAAAATTAGATGTTTATGGTAATCTAGCAATTACTAATGGTTATCTACGTTTATCATCTACTCCACAAGCATTAACTGGTTCTGGTTCGTTGGTTGTGAATACAACTGCAGCCGTTACGTATGTAACAACTACTGGTTCTGCAACTCTATCATTAGGTGATGGTGTTCAAGGACAAGAGAAAACAATAGCAATGATTGGCTATGCTGGAAGTGCTGTTTTAACACCATCTTCACCTGTTGGTTTTACAACTATTACTTTTACTGGTGTTAGTAATACTGTTCGTTTGATTTTCTTGAATACTAAGTGGCGCATCTTAAGCAATTACGGAGCAACAGTCGCTTAACATTTCGTTTTGAATTATTATTAGAAAGTGAAAAGTTAGGTGAAAGAAAAGTTAAATGAATCAAACTTCTTAGTTTTTGCAATGCATCATTATGATAATCCTCAGTGTCATAGCCTGCAAGAATTTGAAGAGGATTTGAAGAAGTTCTTATATCTTAAGAAATTACTCTCAAGGTATAAAAACAATAGAGAGTTAAGAGAGCGATTGATACTAAATCATATTATAGTTTTGTATAATATTTTCGGTGAAAACGCAACTCAAATGTTGTTTTATAAGATAGACGAGTCCTGTTGGGATTCACTAATTACATTTTTAGTGTATCTCGATAGGATGCCAGAAACGATACCAGAATTGAATATTGTTTTATCTGATATAGTTTTAGATGAAAACATTATATCAACACTTAGGAAAATTTAATGAGTCGCATAGTAGACAACTTAATTGCATATCGAATTCTCAAAATGTTAGTCACTAACTTTGAGAACACAGACGCATTCAAACTAGGTATTATTGATGCTAAGGGTAAGAACATCCGTAAAGCAAATACTTTACAGACATCAAAAGAACGTGACGCTTATACTTACCTCAATCGTTTAGTCTTCAATGTTAAGAAGATTATCAATAGACTTCCAGGTGGTGAAAGTAAAATGAAATCATTGGTTGCAGCACTATGGTTAGTAAAAGAACAATACCAATCAGGCAGTCGTTCAACTGCAATGCTCCAAGAAAAGTTTGACAATATCATGAAACTGTTGGATAATAGAGTGTCTCTTGTTGAAGAAGAGATTCTTGTTAAAAAGTTTCTTGATGAAGATGGCGCAGTAGCGAATGTTACTGGTGCTGCAGTTTCTACCAATGAACCAAAGATTGGTCCAAAGGAAATTAAGAAATACAAAGCTGGTCAAGCATCCACCATTGCAGGAATGATTCGTCGTCCGAAACCTGTAGGAGTTTAAGATGTGGATGTTGTCATTTGTACCTGATGCGTTACTTCATATTGTAGTCATTGGTATTATGATTGCTGGTATAGCAATCTATGCTCTTAGTTTTCTTACAAGATTTGTCCCACCACTAATTCCTTATTCTGGAATCGCCAGAATATTTGGAACTATCCTTACTGTTGTAGGGATTTATTTTTTTGGTAGTTACTCCACTGAGATGTTATGGAGAGCAAAAGTAACAGAATTAGAAAAACAAATTAAAATTTCTGAAGCAAAATCTAAAGAAATAAATATCCAAATACAAAAAGTATATGTTGATAGAGTTAAAGTAGTAAAACAAACTCAAATAGTGATACAAGAAAAGATTAAAGAAGTAGAAATTAAAATTGATTCTGAGTGTAAAGTTGCACCTGAAGCGGTCGATATACTAAATGAAGCAGCAGGAGTGAAAAAATGAAAACCCTTCTAGTTGCTCTAACAATATTAATATTAACTGGATGTAGCACACCAGTTAAAAGAAATTTTCCATCTGTTCCAACTGAACTAATGGAAGCGTGTCCTGACTTGAAGAAAACTAAACCTACTGAGAAGTTGAGTGAAGTATTGAAAGTCGTAGTGGACAATTATGGACAATATCATGAATGTAAAATTAAAGTTGATACTTGGATTGAATGGTACAAAACACAACGAGACATTTTTGAGAGTGTAAAATAAATGGATACAGAAAGACTAGCTAAATTGGAAGCACAAGTAGAAACTATAAAAGAGGATGTCAAAGAGTTGAAATCTGATCTTAAAGAAGTGCACTCTCGTATTACTACATCCAATAGAGAAATCGTTGATAAGATTGACGATATGCAAACTCGCATTGAACATAAGATGCAAGCTAATGCTCAAATCTCTCAAGACCAACATGCTGAAATTAAAAAGGATGTTGTGCAAGATTTAGAAAAGATGAACACTAGAGTTGCAGCACTTGAGCAGTGGAAGTGGTATGTAATCGGTGGTGCTGCAGTTGCAGGTTTTATTCTCGGACATATCAACGAGATTGTAAAGTATATAAAATAAAACTTGTTTTGTAATGATAAGTAGGGTATAATTGTACTCTACTAGTGGAGATTTGTAATGTTATACATTGATGCAAAGTATGCCCAAATACTTGGGTCTCGCTTGCGAAACTTCAAACAAAAGAAAGATTATCTCTGGAACTATTCATGTCCAGTTTGTGGGGATAGCACATCCAATAAATTAAAAGCACGTGGTTACATCTATCGTGCAAAGGCAGATCTATTTGTGAAGTGTCACAACTGTGGTTACGGCACGAACATCGGTAATCTAATTAAGTATGTTGATACAAAGTTGTATGATGAGTATGTGCTTGAACGATATAAGTCTGGTGCAACAAGATACAATGACCACAAAGATATCTCTGAAACTCAAGTAGTTCTTGAGACAGAACCAGAAAATTTACTTGAAGATGATATTCTCTCATCTCTCTCAAGACTAGATAAACTACCACTGACACATCCTGCTGTTCAGTATGTAGTTAAAAGAAAGATTCCGAAGGACAAATGGAGTCTCCTGTACTTTGCTCCAAAGTTTAAGGCATACACTAACTCAGTGACTGCCAAATTCCAAGAGCCAATACAAGACGAACATCCAAGGATGATTATTCCATTTTTTACTAATGCTGGTAAGTGTTTTGCTTATCAGGCTAGAGCGTATGGAAATGAAGAGCCTAAGTATTATACCATCAAGGTGGATGAGACTCAGGAAAAGATTTATGGACTTGAAAGGATTGATTATGCTAAAAGAATACTTGTGGTCGAAGGACCAATTGACTCGCTTTTTCTACCAAATGCAGTGGCTGTTTCAGGAGCAAGTTTTGATACCCCTACTATTAGGAGTATTCTTGCTAATGCAACGATTGTAATGGACAATGAACCAAGAAATAAAGACATTGTCAAACAGTTAGAGAAGTATATCAATCTAGGTTATTCTGTCTGTATGTTTCCAGAACACATAGAACAGAAAGATGTGAATGAAATGATTTTACATGGCGGAATGACTGCCGATGAAATTACCGATGTCATAAATACAAACACCTACTTTGGTATGGAAGCAAAATTGAAATTTGGTACATGGAAGAAAATATGAATGTCAGGATGATTAGTTATAGCAAACCCGATGAGAAAATGTTCCAAGAAGGTTTAGTAGATGTACAGGAGTTAGTTGCATTCTGTGCAAGAGTGAGTAATCCCAACAACCAACTCAACACAGAGACATCAGAGAAGTTAATTAAGTATCTCATCAAACATCAGCATTGGTCACCACTAGAAATGGTCAGTGCTTGTTTAGAAATTGAAACTACTCGTGATATAGCAAGACAAATCTTGCGTCACCGCTCTTTCTCGTTCCAAGAATTTAGCCAGCGATATGCTGATCCAACAAAAGACTTATCTTTCGTTCTAAGGGAAGCCCGACTCCAAGATACGAAGAATCGTCAAAATAGTGTTGAGAATACAAATCTAGCATTGGCAACATGGTGGGAAGAAAGACAAAAGCGAGTGATAAGAGAAGCTGAAGAAGCGTATGCTTGGGCAATCGAAAATGGTATTGCCAAAGAGCAAGCAAGAGCAGTACTCCCAGAAGGACTAACTGTTTCTCGTTTATACATGAATGGTACACTAAGATCGTGGATCCACTTCATTGAATTACGATCGGCAAATGGTACACAAAAGGAACACCAAGAAGTCGCACGACAATGCGCAAAGGTTATTGCTGAGGTATTCCCTCTAGCAAATGAATTAGTAAAACTATAATAATATTGGGGCAATAAATGGAAATTGTGCATGGCATAAAGGTTGACTACAACCGAGATAGTTTGTTTGACGAATTAGGTAGAATTAGATTAAAAGAAAGTTATATGAAGGATGACGAGGTAAGCCCACAAGAGAGGTTTGCTTTTGTCTCAAATAAATTTGGGAGCAATCCAGAACATGCGCAAAGGTTATACGAATACAGCAGCAAACATTGGTTGTCTTATTCTACTCCCATTTTATCTTTTGGTCGTAGTAAGCGTGGTTTGCCTATATCATGTTTCCTTAATTATATCGAAGATACTGCGGAGGGTTTAGTTGATAATCTATCAGAAACTAATTGGTTGTCTATGCTTGGCGGTGGTGTTGGCATCGGTTTTGGTATTCGTTCAGCAGACGATAAATCTACAGGTGTCATGCCTCACCTCAAAATGTATGACGCAAGTTCTTTGGCATACAGGCAAGGTCGTACTCGCAGGGGCAGTTATGCTGCTTATCTGTCTATTGATCATCCAGATATCATCAACTTTCTAGAGATGCGCAAGCCGACAGGCGATCAAAACATGCGTACTCTAAACATGCATCATGGGATTAACATTCCAGATGCATTTATGGAAATCATTGAACAGAGTATGATTGATCCAGACTTCGATGACTCTTGGAAATTAGTGGATCCTGCTTCCAATGAAGTTCGTGAAACTGTATCAGCAAAAGAATTATGGCAACGCATTCTTGAGATGCGTATGATGACAGGTGAACCATATCTACATTTTATTGACGAATCAAATCGACAAATGCCACAATGGTTAAAAGATCTTGGGTTAAAGATTAATCAATCTAATCTTTGCTCTGAGATTATTCTACCAACAAATGAGAAACGCACAGCAGTATGTTGTTTGTCATCTTTGAACTTGGAGTATTATGATGATTGGAAAGATGAACCGCAGTTCCTACGTGATGTTGCTGAAATGCTTGACAATGTTCTGCAGTATTTTATTGATCATGCTCCTTCCTCAATTAAGCGTGCAAAGTACTCAGCAACTCGTGAAAGAAGTATCGGCATTGGTGCGTTAGGTTGGCATGCATATCTACAGAAGAATAATCTTCCATGGGAATCATCATTGGCAGTTGGTAGAAATAAAAACATCTTTAAAACTATAAGAGAGAAATTAGATGTCGCTAATAAAGAACTGGGATTGGAACGTGGTGAAGCACCTGACGCAGTGGGTACTGGGAATAGGTTTAGTCATCTTATGGCTATTGCTCCCAATGCTTCTTCTTCCATTCTCATGGGCAATACTAGTCCTTCTATTGAACCTTTGCGTGCCAATGCTTATCGCCAAGATACTTTATCGGGTTCTCACTTAAATAAAAATAAGTATCTTGATAAGGTCGTTACTGATTATGTTAATTCAAACCCTAAGGCAGATGCCCAAGAAATATGGAGTTCGATTATTGCGAATGATGGTTCAGTTCAGCACTTGGATTGGTTGGGAGACTGGGAGAAAGACGTCTTCAAGACTTCTATGGAAATTGACCAGCGTTGGGTCATTCAACACGCTTCCGACAGGCAACAATATATTGATCAAGCACAATCGTTAAATGTATTCTTTAGACCAGACAGTCACATCAAGTATATTCATGCTGTGCATTTCCAAGCATGGAAGTCTGGATTGAAGACTATGTACTACTGCCGTAGTGATAAGATCGCAAAAGCAGATAAGGTGTCAAAGAGAATTGAACGAGATATTATTAAAGAAATTAACTTACACGATCTAGCCGAAGGTAACGAATGTTTGGCTTGCGAGGGATAAAATGATTACAAAAACAAAAACAAGATTAACGGATACAAGAGATTCATTTAAACCTTTTAACTATCCATGGGCATATGATGCTTGGTTGAAACATGAACAAGCACACTGGCTGCACTCAGAAGTACCAATGGCTGAGGATGTTAAAGACTGGAAAAAGAAATTAACAAATGAAGAAAAAACCTTTCTTACGAACATCTTCCGATTCTTCACTCAAGGAGACATTGATGTTGCTGGTGGTTATGTTAATAATTATCTGCCTCATTTCCCTCAACCTGAAGTAAGAATGATGTTAATGGGTTTTGCTGCTCGTGAAGCATTACACATTGCTGCATACTCTCACCTAATCGAAACACTGGGATTACCAGAATCTACTTACAACCAATTCCTTGAATATCAAGAGATGAAAGATAAGCATGACTATGTACTTGAACTTTCTAGTCGCAATGGTACTATCGCTAGTACTGCTGAGCACATTGCTGTTTTCAGTGCCTTTACTGAAGGCATGCAGTTGTTTAGTTCTTTTATCATGTTGCTTAATTTTCCTCGCCAAGGCATGATGAAGGGTATGGGTCAAATTGTTACTTGGTCTATTGCCGATGAAACAATCCATGCTGAGTCTATGATTAAGTTGTTCCGTGAGTATATCAAAGAAAATCCTGAGATCTGGAATGACGAATTAAAGGGTAAGATATATACAATCGCTGAGAAAATGGTAGAGTTAGAAGACAAGTTTATTGATCTTTGCTATCAAGGTGCAGACATGCGTGAACTATCTGCAGAAGATGTTAAGAAATATATTCGTTACATTGCAGATCGTCGTCTAATCTCTCTTGGCATGAAAGGTATCTTTAAAGTTAAAAAGAATCCACTTCCATGGGTCGAAGAAATGATCAATGCACCAGTACACGGAAACTTCTTTGAGAATCGTGTTACTGATTATGCTAAAGGTGCATTGTCTGGCACATGGGGTGATGTATGGGGTAAAGCAGCGTGATAGAGTTAATCTATCTGTTGGCTATGACTCACATTACCATTGTGTGCGTCACTTTATATCTTCATAGAGGACAGACACACAGAGGAATAACTTTTCATCCAGTTGTTGCACACTTCATGCGTTTCTGGTTATGGCTTACTACTGGTATGGTAACTAAACAGTGGGTAGCTATTCATCGTAAACACCATCAGAATTCTGATAAAGAAGGTGATCCGCACACACCTCATGTGTATGGTATTTGGAGAGTGGTCTTCGGTGGTGCTTTACTTTACCATGATGCCAGTAAAAATAAAGAGATGATTGCTCAATACGGAGTTGGAACTCCAGATGATTGGATGGAAAATAACATTTACTCTAAACATAGCAGAGCAGGTATTATGCTAATGTTAGCCATCAATATTATTTTGTTTGGTTGGATTGGTCTGCTTCTATGGGGTATTCAGATGATTTGGATTCCATTCTGGGCAGCAGGTATTGTCAATGGTGTTGGTCATTGGTTTGGTTATCGTAACACGGACACCAAAGATCGTTCAAAGAACATATCAATGTTCGGAATCATTATTGGTGGTGAAGAACTACACAATAATCACCACGCTGAACCAGCAAACCCTAAATTAAGTAGAAAATGGTTTGAATTTGATATTGGATGGATGTGGTTTAAGATACTACAAAAACTAAAACTAGCCGAGACTAAACAATGACAACTAAGATTTTTGAATGTAATGAATGTCAGGCAAGAGGTAAGATTATACTCAAGTCAGAAGAACGATTGGAAGACATCGTTTACTGCCCTATTTGCTCTGCTGACATTTACGAAGAAGACGACTACGAAGAGGAAGAATAAATAGTAGTTTATACTACTGATTATTCTAATGTGGCTTTATAATAACGAAATTATTGAGGAACTACCTGATGATTGTGTTGGCTTTGTTTATTTAATTACGAACAAAGCCAGTAGTCGTATGTATGTGGGTAAGAAGTTATCCAAATTTGCCAAAACTACATACAAAATAGTAAAGCAGAAAAACGGAATTAAAAAACGAAAGAAGATTCGTAGCAAAATAGACTCTGATTGGATGGAGTACTATGGTTCGAGTATAGAACTAAATAAAGATGTAGAGTCTCTCGGAAAGGACAACTTCCTTCGTGAGATTCTTTTCTTTTGTAAATCCAAAGCTGAATGTTCTTACATAGAAGCACGAGAACAGTTTGCACGAAAGGTGTTAGAGTCAGACGACTACTACAATGGACAGATTTCTGTCCGAGTCCATGGCTCTCATATTAAAAACAAACTATGACATACTTACTCTTTACAGTTGCACTATCGTTGTCGGCTCTCGCTGCATATTACGCAGTGATGGGGCTCATCGCAATTTTTGCTGCAGCTGTTGTACCGATTGCTCTTATGGGTTCTTTGCTTGAAGCATCGAAACTTGTAGTTGCATCTTGGCTCTATCGAAATTGGAAAGAAATTCCAAAATTGATGAAGTCATACTTTGTAGTTGCCTTGATTGTGTTAATGATGTTAACATCTATGGGCATTTTCGGATTCTTATCAAAGGCACATTTAGATCAAGCAATACCTTCGGGAGATGTTCAATCTAAGTTGTCATTACTTGATGAGAAGATTAAAACAGAAAAGGAAAATATCAATGCAAGTCGTAAAGAACTTACTCAACTCGATGCTCAAGTGGATCAAACCATCGCAAGAACAGACGATGCCAAAGGAACAGACAGAGCCATCTCCATCCGTAGAGGTCAGCAAAAAGATAGAACCAGAATCCTCAACGAAATCGGTACAGCGCAAGCCAAGATCGCCAAGTACAACGAAGAGCGTGCGCCAATCGCCAGCGAAGTCCGTAAAGTCGAAGCAGAAGTAGGACCAATCAAGTACATTGCTGCATTGATATATGGTGACGAAAGTTCAAATGATACGAATATGCTTGAGAAAGCAGTTCGTATCGTCACCATACTCATTGTTATTGTATTTGATCCATTGGCAGTACTATTACTAATTGCCGCAAACTGGAATCTTAAACATACTGGTACAAGAAGATGGAATGAATTCTTTGAGAAACCACCTACAGTAGACTTTCCAGAAAAGACTAAAGAAGTTGAAGCCGATATGCCTATCGAAGAAGCAACTACAACTCCTGTTTTTGATCATATGACACAACATTTGTCAAAAGAAACACCTGACAAATGGGATGAGTCAGAAATTATTGAAGAACACGAAACAACTGTTGTTCCAGAAGAAATCAAAAAAGAAGTAAACGAGTTATTAGAATCTGAGATTCCAGAAATCGAAATTGATGAGCCAACAAAAGATTGGGAACCAGAATTATATAAAAGAGTTGAGAAGAAAATTGAGTATGATTCAGCTGGTAGAAGAATCACACCATCAGTAGAAGAAGAATTAAACCCTCCAACGAAAACACAATCATTCTTGAATAAAGTCCAGAGTGTGTTTTCTTCACCTAGTACAAAGTCAGCCATTGAAAAAGATGTTGAGAAGTTGCAAGACAAAAATCCTAAATAGTAGATAATACTAATAAGGAACTACAAGTTCCATGGTTTTAGGAGAATATAGTGGATCCCCTAACTCTCTTTGCATTAGCCAATGGAGCAGTTTCTGCGATCAAAGCTGGATGTAAATTATACAAAGATATCAAAGGTGCAGCTGGAGATGTAAGGGATGTGCTCAAAGATTTGGATGCACAGTTCCATGGTATGTATGAAGAAAAGGGAAAGACACCACCACCTGCAGCAGTCAAACAACTTAATGAAGAAAAAGCCAGAATAAAAGAATTAAACAAGAAAGACTCAGGCGATGTTTATTTTGAGTTAGGTCAACATCTTGGTGCTTTCTTTGATAATCAAGCAAAATGTATAGCAGTATTTGAAGCAGAAGAACGTAGGTCTTATCAAGTATACAGTGGTGAATCTTCTGTAGGTGCTCGTGCCCTGCAAAGAATATTGATGAAAAAGAAACTTGAGCAGATGGAAGTTGAACTGCGTGAAGTAATGGTATATCAAAGTCCACCTGAGTTGGGTGCACTTTGGACAGAAGTATTAGAAACTTCTAAAATATTAAATGCAAGACAATCAGTTGCGCTAAAGAAACAGATTGAACTACAACATAAACATGATATTGAGCATGCTAAATTTATAAACAAAGTTCATGTTGCGTTAAGATGGTTTGGTAGTTTTATAGCAATTATTGGTGTTACATTTATTATTTTATGGTTCGTAGTGCAAGATAGAATAGAAAAATATCCACAACTAGGAACTGATTGGGTTCCTAAAACGGACAAACAAAGAAGACAAGAAGCCATGCCCAAACACTACGTAGGAAGATAGCAGAGCAGTAAGTCTAATAATAAAAATAAAAGGAAGACTGAAATGGAATTAGAACAAATCAAAGACAAGTTAAGTGCTGGCGAAGCCAAAGGTGCGCTGATTGAAAAGGTAACATTTGCAGTATTGCCCATCATGTTTGCCTGTGTGGTGTACTTGATGAATGCGCTGAGTCATGTTAATACACAGTTGACCATTCTTGAAAGCAAGATGCAGTTGGTGGTGACATCGGACAACAAACAAGCACCAAACATGGGTGCTGAACTGGCTCGTGAAAAACTGCGCCAAGACTTTATGCAAGCCAACACAGAAGCACTATCAAGAAGCGGTGCCAACAAAGCAGTACTGGACACATTAGTATGGCGTGTGCAAGAGTTGGAAAAGTACAAAGAGAAACAAAGTAACAATGGTGGGAAGAAGTAAGTAAATGCTCGATGGAGTTAAGACTGCTTCAACTACGCTAAAAGAAGCGCAGAAAATAGGTAAAGAACTTGGTTCTGTTGTTTCCGATCAACAAGCTGATATGGAAGCAACAATACAGAAAGAGCACAAGGCTCGTGTTACAGCAAAGTTATCTGAAGCTGCTCGCAAAGCATCACTAGAAGTTAAAGCAGTTGAGAAATTTGAATCTAAGTATAAACATGAACAAGAACTTGCTAAATTAAAAGCTGACACGATTCGTAAGTACGGGAAAGATGCTTGGGTTAAAGTTGAAGCAGAAAAGGCTCTTATTGAAAAAGAGCGACAAGCAGAATTAACTGCTATGGATATTGATCGACATAAACAACTTGATGTTCTTTGTTGGTGTATGACTGTAGCAGCATTAATAACCTATTTTTTAAAATTGTATAAAATATGAGACTAGCGCAATTCGTTTTAATTATAACTCTTGTAGTTACTACATTTTTAATATGGTTAGAACACCAAGTTAAGATGATACACTAAAGAATAATATGAAAACAATAGGATTATTACTGCTTAGTTTTTCAATGTACGCAAATGCTCAAGCATTTAAATATAACTATGAAATCACATGTGGTCCAGTCATGCCAATAATACAATTTCTTTCTGAGACTCAACAAGAAAAATTAACATGGACAGGTTTAGATATATCAGATGGTTCAGTATATTCTTTGTGGGAAGACAAAGAAGGTAATTGGACACTACTTAAGAAAAATTCACAAATTGCTTGTATCATAGGTTCTGGCACAAAAACAAAGGTTATATGAAAAAACTCTTACTATTACTACTATGTTCTTTAAATTTTAGTTTATTAGCGAATCCGATTGATGCATCTTGCCCTCAACACGTAGTTTGGGGTGCTCCACAGGTAGCAGTTGAGGGTAATAACCAGTACCTATGTCGTACTGGTTATGCCGTTAATTACAACTACCAGACCAAAGTTGCGTATTTCGTAGCTGAAGTTATCAAACCAGAATTGCTAGTGACTAAGGCAGTTTCTCGTAAAGATGACTTCCGTGAAGATCAAGAGATACCAGCACAATTCCGTGTAACATTAAAAGAGTATGTAGGTTCAGGACTGGATCGTGGTCACATGGCACCTGCAGCAAACTTTACTTATGATGCAAATGTTATGAGTGAGAGTTTTTTGCTCTCAAACATGATGCCACAAAGTCCAGGAAACAATCGTGGGATTTGGAAGTATCTAGAAGAGAATACTCGCTATTGGGCATCCAAGTATGGTCACTTAAATGTAATTACAGGTACGATTTTTGATGTCAATTCTCAAACAATGGGTAATGGTACAAAAGTTCCATCATTCATTTATAAGATTGTTATTGATCCAAGACGCAATGCAGCAATTGCGTTTGTGTTTCCGAATGCTAAGTTAGATCCAAAAGAAATAGAAAACTATGTTGTACCTATTTCAGACATAGAAAAATATACTGGAATAAACTTCTCTCCTATGATTCCAGCAAACTTAAAATCATTAGAAACAACTAAAGGTAACTATAAGGATTGGTAAGATGGCACTCATAGATTCAGTATTAAACATGGTCAGCAGGACACCAAAAGATCCTGACGCACCAAAGCCACCAGCTGGTTCTCGTTCAGAGCGTGAAGCAAAGATCAAAGACAAAGCAGGTATGGTCATCAATGTGTTTGCATTGCTATTGGCAGTGAATGCATATTTCGGTGGAACATACTCAAGCACTATTCTTGGTAACACTATCAAGGCAGGTAGCGAGTGGAGTTTCTATCAAGCGAAGAGCATCAAGAAAACTGCAGCAGAGTATGCATTACATGATGCAGTTAAATCTGGTGATACAAAGTATGCAGAAGAATTGAAAAAGAAAATTGATCGTTATGAAAACGAACCAAAAGACGGCATGAAGGATATTCGTGCTCGTGCTGAGAAGTTAGAAGCAGACAGAGACGCTGCAAAACTTCGTAGTCCATGGATGAGTTATGCTTCAACTGCATACCAGTTAGCAATCGTATTACTATCAGCATCTATCCTTGCTGTTAGCATGCCGTTGTTTTGGGGTAGTTTTGGTGTATGCGCCATTGGTATTGTATTAATGTCACAGGGCTTATTGCTCTGGTTCTAGGAGAAAAAGATGGCAGAAGTTAAAAAAGACGAAGACTGGATGCAAAAGAAATGGCGTCCAGCCATGGGTTGGATGTACATGTTAGTCTGTATGATGGACATGGTTGTGTTCCCAGTTTTGTGGTCTATACTACAAGCAGTTACTCATACTCCAATCACTCAGTGGAATCCATTAACACTGCAAGGTGCTGGTTTATTTCACTTAGCAATGGGTGCAGTATTAGGTATCGCAGCATTTGGTAGAACTCAAGAGAAAATTGCAGGAAGCGCAACAAATGCACCAACACCAGCCTTACCAGCAAGCGTGCCAACAGCACCTAGCATGCCTGCACCAGTACCAATGGCTCCAAGACCAGTACCAATGGCACCACCTCCAGCACCATCAATGGACTTATTGCCAGACGATCCACCGACACGCAACACTCGTAACGACTGATGAACTATCGCACGATATTCATAAGTGATGTTCACTTAGGTACTCGTGATTGTCAAGCAGATAAGTTAAATAACTTTTTGAAACATAACACCTGCGAGACTTTATATCTCGTGGGTGATATAATTGATGCTTGGAAGATCCAACAGAACAAGTGGCGATGGAAACAAAGCCACACTAATGTTGTCCGCAGAATACTTGGTCATGCCAAGAGAGGAACGAGAGTTGTTTATGTTGCAGGTAATCATGATGAATTCTTAAGACCGATGATCCCATATGGATTCTCTTTCGGTCTGATTGAAATAAAAAATCAAACAGAACATATCGGTGTAGATGGTAAACACTATCTTATAACTCATGGTGATTTATTTGATGGTATTACAAGACTGGCTCCATGGCTTGCATTTCTTGGTGATAAACTCTATGACTTAGTTCTTGATTGGAACTCTCGTTTCAACTGGATTCGTCACAAACTAGGGTTTGGATACTGGTCACTGTCTAAATACCTAAAGCATAAAGTAAAGAAAGCATCTGACTTTATGTTTCAATTTGAACGTAATCTTGCAGGCTATTGCAAGAAACGAGGTTACGATGGAGTCATCTGTGGGCATATTCATCACGCTGAAATAAAAGATATTGATGGTATAATCTACATGAATGATGGAGATTGGGTTGAATCCTGCACTGCTTTGGTCGAGCATCATAACGGTAAGTGGGAAATTATTACATGGACTAAAGAGAATGACAAAGAAGATACTGATAGTAACAGACAACCTACCTGATCAAATCAATGGTGTCGTTACCACTTACAAAAATATTGAAGCATGTGCGATTCGGGATGGTTATACTGTTGATTATCTTGATCCCAGCAGGTTCCGCTATTTTGATTGCCCTCCCTACAACGAAGTCAAGATTACCATTCCGTGGCAGGTGGGCAAGAAGATTGAGGAGATCAATCCAGATTATATCCACATCGCCACCGAAGGTACTTTGGGTTTGTGGGCTAGAGCATATCTTTCAAAATGTGGTATTAGCCACAATACTGCTTATCATACTAAGTTTCCTGAGGGACTTAAAACCCTATTTGGCATTCCTGAGTGGATAACATGGAGATTTGTTCGCTGGTTTCATAAACATAGTGGTAAGGTATTAACAACCACTGAGACAATGGTGAAAGATCTTAAAGCACATGGGTTTGGTGGAGAAGTTATTCCATGGACTCGTGGTGTTGATAGAGAAATATTTAATCCATCGCACAGAAACGACAATATCAATGGTAAATATTTGCTCTGTGTTTCTCGTGTTAGCAAAGAAAAGAATCTTGAAGAATTTTTTAAATTAGATTATCCTGGATACTACAAAGTTATGGTTGGTGATGGACCAATGCTTGAAACATACAAGAAACAGTATCCTGAGGTAATCTTTACTGGATTTAAGACTGGTGTTGATTTAGCCAAATGGTATGCAAATGCTGAAGTGTTTGTATTTCCTAGTCAATGGGAAACATTTGGTATTGTAATGATCGAAGCGATGGCTTGTGGTACTCCAGTTGCAGCATTCCCATGCGATGGACCATTAGATGTTATTGATCAAGCAGAAACTGGATTCATGAATGACAATCTTAGCGATGCAATTGATGGTTGTTTACAGTTAAATAGGGATAGAGTGTTAAGGGGTAGCCAGCGATGGAGTTGGGAAAATGCTTGGAAAATCTTCAAAAATAACCTAACTTAGGGATAACCCCACGATCTGTAGGGTTATTAACCCCCCTAAACCCCTGTAGATACAGGGGTTTTTTATTGCCAAAAAGTGCTTGTCTTTAATTGCATATTGCTGTATAATAGTTGTATGAAAATTGAAAAGGAACTGAAAATGAAGCAATTAAATGCCTACATCGCTAAGAAAAACCAATGGAATGCTATCTTCAAAAGCACTCGATATTGTTTAGACACTCATGCTGATCGTCAGCGTGTTGCAGATTGTATTGACTCTGATTTGAGTCCTGAGAATTTGACTTGCGATGGTGAACTTCCACGAAGTGTGGTTAACGCAAAATACAAAGAGTTGGTCTATGCTGCAAGTCAACTCAAGAAGTTGGATCCAGCAGTAAAATTTTATGAATTTGAGTAAGGATAGATTATGAAATATCGTGTAATTGTGAATGGTGTATCTTTTTATACATCAGGTGCAGCTATCAAGCGTGGTGTTGGTGATTCAGTTGGTGTGAATACAGTTGTTCGTCAGTTGTTTGAAAATATGTTTAATGCAATCGGTATTGCATCAACGATGACAGTGTATGACCACAAGATGAATCGTGTTTCTTATGATGTTCAAATTTCAAAGGTATAATTATGAGTAAAATGGCAGAATTAGCAATGGAAATTGATGACTTAATTGAACAAGGTATGTCTGCTAAGTTTATCGCAATTAAACTTAACATTCCAATTCAAATGGTACAAGACGCATTTGAACAGCGTGAGAATTTAGAAATTGAAAAACAGTACGAGTTCTTGTCTTATGCAGATGAAATGGCAAACGATGATGCTCAATATTATGGAGAAGCATAATGAATATGATTATTGAAGAAAAGAATACAGTTGAGTATAAAGGCGAGATATTTGATCGCACTCATGGTAGTCCTTTTGATCGTGGTGCTGCTGATAGTTACTATCATCGTCCACCAAATCCTCATTGGTATCCAGAAGGCACTTACAATGGTGATCGTGTAGAAGCAAAAGATATGCATGGGATTCAATTGCGTGCATATGCTATGGGTTATGAATTCAACGAACGATTCGGTGATAAAAAGAATTGGGATTAAAAACCCCATCGGTCTTACTGGAGGGATATCCGTGGCAGACCTTAAACAGCCAAAACAGCAGTCTATTTTTGCTGGTTACAGACTATAAAGAAAAACCAGCACTAATTTTTGAAAGGTGATTATGAATAAATTTGCAGTGAATAGAATGAAAACAGCACGACAGGAAGAAATCATGCTTATCTGTCAAGAAGAGTGTGCTGAAGTTGCGCAAGCAATAAGTAAGGTGTTCCGATTCGGAGTTGATGGTGAGCACTTGGGTGCTACGAATCGTGAACGACTCGAAGAAGAAATTGGTGATTTGCTTTGCATGATCGAGATGCTGACTGAAGAAGAAATCATCGATGCCAGTGCAGTTGCAAGAGCAGCACAAGCCAAGCGAGCAAAGTTAGCCAAGTGGTCGAACATTAAGGAAGTTGCATGATTCAGATTAATAACCTAACCGAGTATCAAGTTGAGATGTTAGACCATATGTGGTCTTTGGACTCAGTGGAAGAATACGAGGAATGGTATAATCTATTAGATGACGAAGACCAGCAACTTGCAGATAGTCTGCAACAAATGATTATTCTCGCAGAGATGGATAATCTGATGGACGACTGCAAAGATGCGAAAGAACTATTAAAGAAATTTGCCTTGTAAGAGAAAGACATGTATAATAAACGAATGAAACCTAGAAATCCTATTGCAAAGGATGTTCGTACTCCCAAATACCGCATGCGTGTAGTTGAGAGTAAGGTTCAGTACATTCGTCAACCTAAGCACAAGAAGGACATATATGAGTCTTAATTACGAAGCAGAATTTTATCGTGCAGGTCTACTAAAGACTGTAAAGATAAAAGAGCACAAGTACGATCTGGTAGAATTTACAATCACCAGTAAACTTACCGATGAAGAAACAGGTAAAGTTATCCTTGATAGTGGACATACAGCCTTCTTCAGCAACAAAGAGTTCAAGGAATTCTTTGGTCCAATTTTTAATGAGATGAAAGTGAGATTAGATAATGCAGACAGTATTCAGCAATGAAAAAGAGTTTGAAGATTTTAAAAACTGGACTTTAGGACTATTACACGATGAAAATCTCAAGTCAGGTGTGTGTGTTACTTTTACCAAGAAAGATGGAAGTGAACGCAAAATGCAGTGTACCCTCATCGAAAGCAAAATCCCAACAGACAAGCGTCCAAAGGGTACAAGCGAAAGTGAGAATACCAGCATTGTTGGATCCGCAGTTCGTGTCTTCGATACAGAAGTCGGAGAGTGGAGAAGTTTCCGTTGGGACTCAGTAACTAAAGTGGAGTTTGATTTATGAAAATTTTAATTTTATTGGCAATCGTTATTGCAGTGGCAATTATTATGCCAATTGCAACAATCTGGTCACTCAATGCATTATTCCCTGCATTGGCAATCCCATTGACATTTGATACATGGATGGCTACATTGATTCTAAGTGGAATCGTTAGTGGCAGTTCTGGATTTACATATAGAGGTAACAAATGAACTACGCATTGACACCCGAACAGAAGAAAGATTTACAAGGGGCTATTCAAGAGATTAGCAACTCAATGATTCGTACTGAAGCAGAACGAGATCTCATTCGAGAAATAGTTAAGGAACAATCTGATACATTGCAAATTCCTAAGAAAGTTATTTCAAAGATTGCAAAGACGTATCATAAACAGAATCTCGCACAGGAAGTTGCAGACCATGAGGACTTCGTGGAACTATACGAGAAAATCACTGCAAAATAGTGCTTGACATTAATTGCGAATTGCGGTATAATAGATATTATATTATGGAGGTTACAAACCTATGGCTGTGAATACTGCAAAACGACGTGCAAAGAATAATGCTATTCTGTTGTCACAAAAGAAGTTCGAACCAACAATCGACCAGATTGATTTTACAATCAGTCTGAGTCGTGCGTTGGGTTACTACTCAGTGCACACTGGGTCAAAAGAACAGAAAATGTTTACGATTGAGTTCTTCTCAAAGAAAGAACCCAAGATCGCTAAACAACTCAAGAAACTCCCCGATTTTCATTTCCAAACATTTGGATCACTATGTCGTCTCATGACTAATGAACAGACAGACTTAAAACAATTGTCTTCATACAGCCCATTCTTTACGAACAAGTTGAAACAATTGCTGGCTGATGCAACCAAATATGTCGAAGAAGTTGAGATTGTCAAAGCACCAACTAATGTGATCTCCATTCAAGAACGAATGGAAGACAAAGCCAGAGAACATGCTGGTGAGTTCGAGGGTGCGATTGATGAGTGGATCATTACACGTGGTAAGAGTAATTTCTCTGCCAAGAACTATCTGCTTGCCAATGAAGTTGGTGCACCCATCGCTAAACGAATCGGTGAATTGTTTGTAGGCACTGCACAAGAATTGCGTGAAGCACTTGATGGTGATGATGAACAACTCACAGAGGGTTACTCATACCTAACACGTAGAGAACTAAAGAAGTTTGTCGAGTTCGTAGAGACTATCATTGCAGACTGCCAACAACAAGTGCAGACTGCTAAAGCGAATCGTGCACCACGTAAACGCAAACCACAACCACCAAGTAAAGTGGTTGCCAAGATGAAGTACATGAAAGACTTTGCAGAGTTTAATCTCAAGTCAATCAAGCCAGAGACGATTGTTGGATCGTCTGAGGTATGGGTATACAATACCAAATATCGTAAGGTAACTGTTTACAAAGCCATCAACGATGTGCTGACAGTTAAGGGTACTACAATTATCGGATTCGATGTGAAAGAATCCAAGACGCTGATGTTGCGCAAACCAGATGTATTCTTTAAGGGACTAACACTTGGTAAGCGACCATTGAATAACGCAATGAAGACATTGACCACGAAGCCAACTGTGCCAAATGGTCGTGTCAATGAAGAATGTATTTTGCTGGGAGCATTTTAATATGATATTAGTTGATTATAGTCAGGTGGCACTTGCAGCCATCCTTACCTTCCAGCGTGAGTTGAAAGGAACTGAATCAGAAGTTAAGAATCTGATTCGTCACGTAACTTTGTCTACACTCAAATCATACAAGAAAAAGTATGGTAAAGAATATGGAGAGATGGTAATCTGTTGCGATGGTCGTAAATACTGGCGCAAGGAATTCTTCGAATATTACAAGGGTATGCGTAAAAGCAATCGTGAAAAGTCAGATCTCGATTGGAAGTTAATCTTTGATACACTATCAGAAATGCGCACTGATCTTGCCACATACTTTCCATATCGTGTTATTCACGTGGATCGTGCAGAAGCAGACGATATCATTGCTGTATTGACAGAGTGGGCGCAAGATAATCAGATGGTTCAACAAGGATTAGTTGAAGAACCACAAAAGATTCTTATCCTTTCTTCTGATAAAGACTTTAAACAACTACAATTGTATCCTAATGTGAAACAATGGTCTCCGATGCAGAAGAAATATATTACTGCTTCTCATAAAGAAATTATTGAACATAAGATTGAACATATCGTTAAGGGTGATACTGGTGATGGAGTTCCAAACATCCTAAGCAAAGACGATGTATTCATGAAAGGCGAGAGACAGAAACCAATGAGTGCCAAACGACTTCAAGAATTTTTCGAGAATGGATTCATTGCTTGTAAGAATGATGAGGAACGACGCAACTGGCAACGCAATGCGACTTTGGTCGACTTCCAATTTATTCCAGATGGAGTCAAGTCAGATGTTATCGGCACATACCTAAATATTATTCCGAACACTGATAAGATGAAAATCATGAACTATCTTATGGAAAATCGTTGCCGATTATTGCTTGACGAAATAGAGGACTTTTAAATGAAACAATACATAACAGAAATGCTCAAGGAGATCAATGACGATCCCAAGACAATTGAGAAACACAAAAATGAATTCTTGTTGAAGGTTTTATTTGCCCACGCATTTTTACCTACTCACAAGATGTTATTACCTGAAGGTGAACCACCATTCAAACCTGCTGATCAACCAATTGGAATGACTGATACAAATTTGTTCACTGAATGTAAGAAGATGTATGTATTCATGCGTGCAGATCTTAAACCACTTAAACGAGAAGCATTGTTTATTGGCTTACTGGAAGGAATTCATCCTACAGAAGCTGCAATTCTTATCGCTGTTAAAGATCAAAAGTTACATAAAATGTATCCAAAGATTACACATAAACTAGTGAGTGATGCAGGAATTATTCCACCACCTGTTAAAAAAGAGAAATCCAATGAAAATAGTAAAAGTTAAAAACACTGATACCAATTTAGAACTACCAGCAGAGGTTAGAGTTTATACACCCAATCAAGTTGTAGTTCTAATTAAAGAGTTTGAAACAGCAAAACTGTTTAGACAAGAGATGACATCAGAAGATGGTGTTAATTGGACTACAGATGATGGTGTATATACTTGCGAAATTGCAAAGGATATGTTTGAATACGATAAAGGAACTATTTTAGTAAGAGTTCCAAAGACGAAAGTTGTTGACTTGTAATAACTTCTGTAGTATAATTATATTATGAACGATTCAGTGAAAACAGTAGTAGATCATTTTGCAAAAAGAGTATTCGATATTCAATTTGCAGACATCCATGTCAATGCTAAAAAGAAAGCAGTTGATATCGATTGTAGGATCGTATCAGATTTTATTTCTTGCGAGAATGAGTTTTGCTCTCATGCCACTCCACATATACTTAGAAACTGTAAATGGTGGAGCGAGGGAGCAATCAAGAAGTTTGAATCACTTCAAGGTACTAAACGACAACGAAGAGAGTCATACGAAGATGGTAAACGAATGTTTAACATCGAACATCAATACCCACTCGGTATTATAAAAGACAAGGTAGTTAAAAAAACATTTAAGTCAGTGGAACAAGTTAAAGATTATTTTATTAGGTATAATAAAGTAGTCATTGTTACTGCTGAGGAAAATGCTAAGTTAAACGCAACCCACAAGACTGCAGCTACAATCCAAGAAGCACGTACCAGATACCAGCAGAATGGAATAGTTGTTCGTAGATTTGATATGAATGATATAAAATAGGAGATATATTATGCCAAATTGGTGTTATAACAGTGCAACATTGCACCACGATAATAAAGAAGTGATTGATGGTTTTGAAACAGAACTTCAAAAAGAGAAGGCTGAACCATTTAACTATTTGCGACCAAACCCTGCAGGTGAGTGGGATTATGCTTGGTCATGCGAGAACTGGGGATGTAAGTGGGATGTTTCCATCATGGATTGGGAACGAGAAGATGACAATACAATAGTCTTACACTTTGATTCACCATGGTCTCCTCCAGTCATTATGTATGAATTCTTAGAGACAGAGGGTTGGACTGTTCGTGCAATGTATCACGAACCTGGAATGGGATTTGCTGGTCGTTTCGAAGATGGCTTTGACGAATACTATGAGATGGATTGGACAGATCGTAATTCAATTGAGAATCTACCTGAAGACATTCTTGACTTCACCAATGCTCTTGATGATTTGGAACGCTATGAAGAAGAACAGTTCGAAGAAGAACTAACTGATTTAGAACGCACTGATTGGTTTGATGCCAGTGTCAATCCTGCATATATTGGTCGATACGAAGTAACTACTGTTGCATGGGATTTTCCTCAGTATTGTACTTGGGATGGTAAGTCATGGGCTCGCTGGGAAGGTGACGAATTAGAAGTCACTAAATGGAGAGGACTTGCAGAAGAATATTGGGATGCAGTCGCTGCATTAGATAAGATTATCGAGGACTCGAGAGTATAAAGTGAAGAAGTTTGCTATATTATGGTTGTTGATTTGTGCCAATGCTTACGCAGATGTTTCATTTGGAACTGGCGAATCAGAAGACTGTAACATAGCAAAAGCACTTGCTGTCAATGATGCTATTGAACGCTACGCTGAGAAAGAGTTTGAAGTAAAGAAACAACATATTTGCAGAGAACGAAACGCAGAAGGCATTGAATGCGAATATGTTAAGAAGACTGAGATTGAATCTGCTGGTACTTTAAAGAAAGTATTAAGCGAGAAGGTAAAACAGAAGAAAGATATTTGTGTTGTTGAGGTTAAGATTGAACTTGACCCGAGCAGACCACTGGCAGGAGACATTGAGAATGCCAGTAACTTTGCATATAATGGACAGAAATATCCATTTGATGTAATAACTAGAGAGCCAATGTATGTTTACTTGTTTAGTGTATACGATGACAAGATGCATATGATGTATCCCTATGATGGAATTAAGAGTAATCTCTTACATGGTAAGTTGACTTTACCGAATGGTATCTGGTGGCAAGCAGACATAATGTCCAATGCTATCGAAAGTAAAGATACACTGATGGCAGTCTTCACCAAAGTTAAGATTACTTTTGGTAGTAGTATGACGAGGGATGAGATCTATCGTCAGATTGCGTCAGTGCCTATTAATGCTAGGCGAGTGGTTTACCACAATTTTGTTATTAAACGGAGAACTTGAAATGAAATATATTATGACTTGTGTAGTGGCATCTATGGTAGCCTTATCTGGATGTTCAACTTTTAAGGGAGATCCCAACAAAACAGTTGAGATCCCTGCCAATAAACTCGATAATATTCCTCAATGGTATCTTGCAAAAGATCCAGATGACACGAAGTTTATCGTAGTTACTGCGACTGATGTATCGAAAGATATGCAGTTTGCCATCGACAAAGCAACATTGAATGCTAAGATTCAACTTGCCGCACGATTGAAAACAGATGTTGATTCTGTTACTCGTGAGTCTACACTTGAGACTGCTGGATCTGGTTCTGCTGTTGAACGAGAGATTGATCGTGTATCCAAGGTTCGTGTGAAGCAAGCCATTGGTATGTTCAAACGAGAGAACATTGCTGTATTCAAAGAGGGTGATGTATATCGTGCATACGTGCAGTTTAAGATTGCAACAGAAGATGCGCAACGATTGACTATGCCAGCAGGTAAGAACAAGAATCGTGAAGACAAATTCAAAGAGTTGGAAGATGAACCAAAGGTATCTGCAGTTCAACCAAATACATTCCAACTCCTACCTGTAGAGAACGAAGAATACAAGAAGCGTCGTGAAGAAGCGATGAAGAAACCTGGAGCAGTAATTGGTCAGGCAGTTGTTCGATGAAACAGAAGTGGGTAGAAGCATTCATGGATACAGCCGAGCGTTTTGCTCAGCTGTCCAGTGCAGTTAGATTGCAGGTCGGTGCGGTTGTCGTAAAAGATAATCGTATCATCTCAATTGGATATAATGGAATGCCATCTGGGTGGACAAACGAATGTGAGAACATCGTGCAGCATTCAGATGACACGATAACAACAGTAACAAAAGATGAGGTAATACATGCTGAAGCAAATGCAATACTCAAATTGGCTCGTGATGGTGAATCAGGCAATGGCTCCAGTTTATTCTGTACTCATGCTCCTTGCATTCATTGCGCTAAGTTAATACATGGTGCAGGAATAGAACATGTTTACTTTCGGGAATCATATCGAGATGAACTTGGTATTGATTTTTTAGAGAAATGTAAAATAAGAGTTGAAAAAGTTGACTTTAATTCAATAATGAACTAAGATAGTGACTAAATAGATTACTGTCTGAAAAACCTTACAAGTTGTAGGGTTATCCAGATAGTGCTTGACAAATAACCAAAGGTGTAGTAGAATTCAATCATGAACTTAAGAAATATATCCTCGCAGAAACATCTCCCGCTATTAAGTGGCTGGACATGCTCACGCACATCATTTGGATATAATGCGATTGAGGATTCTGGGGGTTTGGCAAGTACATAACTGACACACGCAGTTTACTTACCAAACCCTCTGAGATGAAAATCCAGAGGGTTTTTTGTTTTATAGCCATCGTGCTAAAATGTTCTTTTACAATTCAGGATTCTGTTGGGGGTTGGTGTAGTGGTAGCACACTTGACTTTGACTCAAGTAGTACAAGTTCGATTCTTGTACCCCCTGCCAAACAGAAACACATTGATCATCTAATTGGTCAGGATGGTGTTCATAAGGCACTAAATGTAGGTTCGACTCCTACTCAGTGTGTTTTTGTTTGGTAAAAATATGGGAGTGAAACTTTAAGGTGAAGTAACTGGCTTTTAACCAGTAAAATTCGGATCGTTCCCGAACACTCCTACCAATTATGGTGTTTATAGTGTAGTGGTCTGCACATCTCGCTGTGACCGAGATAGTATGAGTTCGATCCTCATTAAACACCCCATGCTGCTTTAGCTGATGTGGTCATAGCGGTGGTTTGAAGAACCATTGAAAGTAGTTCGATTCTACTAGGCAGCACCAAAAAATTAGTCCCGATTAGCTCAGAGGTAGAGCAATCGCTTGATAAGCGATAGGCGAGTGGATCGTTACCACTATCGGGAACCAAGTTATGGAGAGTTGGTCGAGTCTGGTTTATGGCAACAGTCTTGAAAACTGTCGAACAGAAATGTTCCGTGAGTTCGAATCTCACACTCTCCGCCAATATGCCTCGTTATTTCAGTGGTAGAATGTCTCTTTTACACGGAGAAGGTCGGCAGTTCGAATCTGTCACGAGGTACCAATACCCGATTGGTGAAATGAATATCACGCTGTGCTACGAACGCAGAAGTGGAGGTTTGATTCCTTCATTGGGTGCCAAAGTTTGGAAGATGGGCAGGACGGTAATGCAGCAGATTGCTAATCTGTCATCGTAGTGATACGGTGAGTGAGTTCGACTCTCACATCTTCCGCCAAATGTTGGGCTGATAGCTTAATGGTAAAGCAATCGACTCATAATCGATTGAGTCTGAGTTCAATTCTCAGTCAGCCCACCAATGCCTCGATGGACAAATTGGAAAAGTCGTCTCTCTCAAAAGGAGAAATTCTGTGAGTTCGAATCTCACTCGAGGTACCAACTGTTGACTTGCAAGATTGTTTGATGTATAATAGAGTAACTGCGAGTATGATGAAATTGGTAAACATAGAAGACTTAAAATCTTCCGCTTCGGCTTCCCAGTTCGAGTCTGGGTACTCGCACCAATACGGCTATAGTATAATGGAGAATACAGTAGGCTTCTACCCTACGAATGTGGGTTCGATTCCTGCTAGCCGTGCCAGAATTATGTGAGTGGAGCCAGTTGGACAGGCACTGGATTGCAAACCCATGGAAGTAGGTTCGATTCCTATCACTCACTCCAGATAGTTGTTGACTTGCAAGATTATTTGAGGTATAATAGTTGTTCTTCGAAAGTCCACTCTAAGTCTGCGGTAAATACGTAGCATGTGGCAGGGATGGCTTGATTGTTGCAACTCGCCTACAATCTCCCATGCAAGCAAGTTTGGTAGTTCTTGTAAAAAACTACCACTGTGCTCGATTCGTCTATCGGTTAGGACACTGCCCTTTCACGGCAGGAAGGAGGGGTTCGATTCCCCCATCGAGTACCAGATTTAATTACATTGGTTATCAACCCAGTAGGTGACTTATGCAGAGATATATTCCTAGTGACGGCTAGGCTCTGGTAAGTTACACGAAAGATGGAAACGAAGTCGAAAGATGGATACGGTGGTCACGCTGGAACAAGTTGGGCACGTAATGTGGTTGACAGACAAGTCCATGGACGGCATGGTAGGGCAGGTTCAAAACTGTTTATTCTGTCAAACACCCAGTGTAATTAAATGTGGTATTAGTTTAGTGTTATCAAGGTATCGTCATAGGACGCTATGACTACTCGACAGTTAGGGTGCGACTGAAACTGTCTGATATAACTGCCACTCGCTTGTCAGTGTTAGCTACATTGTTGACAAATCGGCACGATAACACTAAACTAATATCATTGGAGCAATTGATGCTATGGCGTGTGCATCCTCAGACTGTAAATCTGATCCCTCTGGGTAAACAATCTTGGTTCGACTCCAAGTTGCTCCACCAGTTTTTAGGCTCGTTAGTATAATGGTCATTACAGCGGATTGTCTATCCGCTTATGGGAGTTCGATTCTCCCACGAGTCGCCAAGTTTGCGGAGTATGGAAGTGGTCTATCCGTCTGGTCTCATAAGCCATGAAATCGTTGGTTCGAATCCAACCTCCGCTACCAAGCCATGCAGCGTCACAACTGCTACTCTGACCCAGAGGAAATGAAACTGAGTTGTCCTCAGTAGGGTGGTTCTTTTCTATTAAATTAGAAGGCATCGAAACTGTTATAGAAGACAGATAAGATGGGGTCGACCAAACCAGCGTTAGCAACACGAGAGTTCTGTCCGTGGCGAGTGGGTGGAGGGCATGCTTGATGGAGAAACTGGTGCGATGTACACAAACCAGAAATAAACTGATGTGCTATAATTACCACGACGGATAGAAAGCATTTTGCCCCGATGACGGAATTGGTATACGTGTTGGTCTTAGAAGCCAAATTTTGCGAGTTCGAGTCTCGCTTGGGGCACCAAATTTCGGTGATGTAGCACAACGGTAGTGCAACTCCTTCATACGGAGTAGGTTAGTGGCTCGATTCCACTCATCACCACCAAATATAGCGGAATATAGCGCAGTCTGGTAGCGCATCTGGTTTGGGACCAGAGGGTCGTAGGTTCGAATCCTACTATTCCGACCAAGATAAGTAGAAGTATGAAGCACATGGCATTATATTTGCACCATCCCGAATGTTCGAAGGACTGTGCGTATGCCATGGTTAATGCTCTTTCTTCAGATTACCAAATACGGATATTTGAAGAAAGCGAGTTAGACGATGATAGTTTCTTTGACAATATTGACATTATTGCTTTTCCTGGTGGTATTGGCGATAGCGACAGTTATCCTAATTTCTTCACTAGAACAAGAGCGAATCGAATCGCCAGATTCTTGGATGGTGGTGGTCACTATCTTGGCATCTGCATGGGTGCTTATTGGGCTGGAAGTCGTTATTTCGATATACTTACTGATGTTGGTCCAGTTCAGTACATAAAGAGACCGAATGCCACTGTTCGCAGAAGTTATGGAACAGTTGCTGATGTAGAGTGGAATGGTACAAAAGAGCAGATGTATTTTTATGATGGTTGTGCGCTGATTGGAGACGAGACAAAGTTTAAAACAATCGCACGATATGCCAATGGTGATCCAATGGCAATCATACAAGGAAGAATAGGATTAATAGGTTGCCACCCAGAAGCACCACTGTATTGGTATGAGAAACCATGGCAATACATAAACAAACACTGGAACGATGGAAGACATCACACACTGTTGTTAGATTTTGTAAATAAATTATGCCCTATTAGTTAAATGGTAGAACACCTGTTTTGTAATCAGGTAATGGCAGTTCGATTCTGTCATGGGGCACCAAACAATAATGGAGAATGTCGTGTCATCAAGAGAAACAATAGAGAAAGCATATGGAAGCATTCCCAAAGAAGTAGGAATGTATCATGATTGGGGTATCCCAACATGGAGAGGTTTTAAGTATTACTGGTATAAAATTACCAGAAAAGTAACAAGATAAGTTTATTCCGCAGTAGCTCAGTTGGTAGAGTAGATGACTGTTAATCATTTGGTCGATGGTTCGAGCCCATCCTGTGGAGCCAAGTATCGGGGGATTAGTATAATGGGATTACGGCAGCTTTGCAAGCTGTTTATGGGAGTTCGATCCTCCCATCCTCCACCAAGAATCGCTCTCACATATGGCGTATAATAAGATAAGTAATATGTGACCTTGCTCTGTTAGTTAAATGGTATAACAGTTGATTAGTAATCATCAATTGGGAGTTCGATTCTCTCACGGAGCACCAATATCTCTCTAGTGTAATGGCAGCACGAAAATCTCCAAAATTTTTAGTCGGGGTTCAAGTCCCTGGAGGGATGCCAATGCGGGATTAGTTTAATGGTAAAACTACAGATTTCCAATCTGTTGTTATCAGTTCGATTCTGATATTCCGCTCCATTTAAGATAGAGGTAGTTATGCGTAAAGATATCAACATCGATGAAGTGAAACAATTCATCGAGGCACAGAGTCCTGAATCTAAGATTTATATCGGTGGCGACTCTGAACGATTTAATATCGGTGATGATTTCTACGCTGATTATATCTTAGTGATTGTTGTTCATATCAATGGTAATAATGGTTGTAAAATCTTCGGTGAAGTATCTCGTGAAAGAGACTATGACCAGAAGAAAAGCAAACCACGTATGCGATTGATGAATGAAGTATATAAAATTGCAGAGTTGTATCTAAAGTTGCATGAAGTTCTGGAAGACAGAGATGTGGAAGTTCACCTTGACATTAATCCAGACGAAATGCATGGATCATCTTGCGTAATCAACGAAGCAGTTGGTTACATTAAGGGTATGTGCAATATTGTACCATTTGTAAAACCAAATGCATTTGCAGCATCATACGCTGCAGACAGATACAAGTCTTACATGCGTGCAGCATAATTTGACATGCAGGGAATATTATTGTATAATAAGTAGTAAGAGTGCGGGATTAATTCAGTGGTAGAATGTTTCGTTGCCAACGAAAATGTCATCGGTTCAAATCCGATATCCCGCTCCAACAACATGGAGATATTATGACAGAAGAAACTACACCAGTACCACTAACCTTTAAAGAGCAGTGGGAACAAAAGAAACTACTGAAGCGAGCCAAGAAAAAAGCAAAGCATAATTTGCAAAGCCAAGGATTGGGTCGCAAAGAAGCAAGTAAAGCAGTCAACAAAGCAGTCAATCGAATCGCTTCCAATAAGCCCATGCAACGTGCTGCTGGACGTGGCGGATAAAATACAATCCCACATAGTGGGATTTTTCACATTAGGAATTTATTATGTTTGAATGTATCATAGCAGGAGATTCAATTGGAGTAGGAATTGCCAATGTACGTAAAGAGTGCGTGGCATATGTACAAGGTGGAATTAACTCGCACCAGTGGTTGAATAAAAATATTCAAAACACACCACTAATTGCTAATCATGTAATCATCTCACTTGGTTCAAACGACCACAAATACGTTAAGACTGAGGAAGAACTCAGAGTCATTCGTAAACTAACCAAAGCCGACAGAGTGTATTGGATTATGCCAAGCGATAAGTTTCCAGCAGCACAATCAGCAGTGTGGCATGTGGCAAACGAGAATAACGATATGATTCTTGGAACGAAACGAATGCAAACCGATGGTGTCCACCCATCGTGGGCAGGATATAAAGAACTAGCGGAGAAGGCAAGATGAACATTAAAGACTATCAGATGGAGCCAAAGAAGCCACTATCATTCGAGGAGTGGAAGGGTAATATTGCTCCACAATATCAAGGAGAGAAACTCAAGGCATATGATAGACTGCATAATGTAGACTACGAGAAAGAATTCAATGCCATGCTTAAATCAGAGTATGCAGAATACCTATCAAATCTAAATGGAGACTGGTTGCTAAAATGATACTGGTAGCCACATGGATCACTGTTGGATTCTTTTCAGCCATCGGATGGTATGGAGCGAATCATCTCGTCATTGAACCATACCTGCCACCACCGAGACAGATAGAGAAAAAGAAAGATGATTGAAATAATTATAGCACTGGCAATAGGAATTGCACTGGGTTTCGCATTAAACAATAAGAAACCACCAGAGCAGGAACAACCACCAGACTATGCCTATTACAAAAACCTATCCGAATCACTAATGCAAGATGTGAGACGACTAAGAGAAGAACTAAGGAAGAAAGATGACAACCTTCACTAGCGAGGACAGAGAAAACTCTGAGCCAATACTGAATAGCTGTAGGGATACAGGAATGTCCACGTATACCTATTTCTGGACTGTCAATAAGAAAGTCATTAGTCCATACTTTAATACTGACTCCGAAGCCAATAGCTGGATGGAGATCGAGAAATACAAGATTGAAGCACAATCGCTTTGGTCTGATTCATGCACAACCCAAAGGAAACTATGAAAACTGTACAACAAATGGAAACTGAAGCCATCCTATCAATGATGGAATCGATGAAGACTCTGGAACAACAACTAGCCGATGCCAAGAAAAGAATCGATGATCTAGAAAAGATAATCTCCAATCAGAGAGCAATGATAAAGGAACTGCAATGAAGGTAAATAAACTAATTCGTAAGATGTATAAAGCAATCATACTATCCAAGAAGAAACAAGAGAAGAAACTATACCTAAAGATCCTCAAGAAATCCCTAAAACATAAGCATACGGAAGCCGTGCAGTGACACAAGAAGTAATCCTACATAAAGACGACCTCAATGCAATCATCGAGTTCGCCTCAAAGTACCCCGAATCCGACTATATTACAGTCTCCTGCGATTCTTCCTCGGGGATCGGAATTTTAGTCTCAGCATCACTACGAGCAATAATCAACGAAGATGCAGTAATCATAACAAAGCAAATCGTGGACGAATCATCATGGTAGAAAACGAAGATAAACTATGCACTCTGGAAGAAGCTGAAGAATTCGATAAGAAACGAAACTACAGCTATACCGTGCCTTGGAATGGAGTTGCTCCATCAGTAAATGCTCAGTGGAAAGTAGAGATAAAAGATCCATGGGATGAATGGAAAGCCAATAAGGATATCGTGTGAATATGGTAGACGATAGTTCTGTCTGGTCCACTATTGATGGTGTAGATCTGTGGATATACGATAAACTAATACTTGCAAAACGATTAGGCTATGATTGTGGACCAGCTGGAATAGCACCAACAAAGACTAACGAGTACATTGTAAGACCAATCTCTAACTATCGTATGATGGGTCGTGGTAGTAGTATACTGACAATTCCTGCCAATGCCGATATTATTCCAGATGGTTACTTTTGGTGTGAGGTATTTAACGGTAGACACATAACAATAGACTATAATTACGGAGTACAAACTCTTGCTGTGGAAGGATTTAAAGACAGTACCAGAACAGATCGATTTAGCTCTTGGAAGCGAATCGAATATTCTTACGAACTACCACCATTATTACAACCCATAGCCCTAAAGTACGAGTGGCTTAATATAGAGATAATTGACGATAAAATCATTGAAGTACACCTAAGATACAACGATGACTTTGCTAATCATACATCACAAGAGATAATACCCATATGGCGAGAGAACTACTATCATAGTCCATGTGGAGATAGAATAGGATTTTTACTAAAATGAACCAAGAAGAATACATTAAGTTTCTGGAAGAGAGACTAAAGCACTCCGATGAACAACTAACGAAAGCCATGGAGATGCTGGCTAAACTAATGAGTAAGATGAAGGATGCTATTTAGTCGTGTGTGGTGGACGTATATTCGGAAAATACAGGGTTTGCATGAATACAAAGGCGAGTGATGGCATACAAAGAAAAAGTTTGTCCTAAGTGTAACACCGTGCACAACAAGCGTGGTGAGTTCTGCTCTCGTAGCTGTGGTAACTCTCGTCCACTAACAAAGGAACAGAAGCAGAAGATTGGTGCTGCTAAGTCTGCATGGCTTACTGGTGGTAGTGAAGAAGCAGAAGTGGCTGTGCATAACTTTGTCTCTGGTGGAAACAATAAGACTGCTGAACCCATTGCTCCTATTGTTTCGAGAGATGCTGGCTATAGACGTTTCGTAGAAGATGGCGATCTATGGGAGGAAGTTTAGTTACAGGGAATATTGCCAGTTATTACCACGCTATGTGAGTGTATGTGGGAGGGCTATGTGGAGACGTATGTGACACTCTTGTGCGCAACGAGTGTAAGACGAGTGCGTGTGCTCTCGAGTGCGTGTGATGCAATATTGCAATTCTTATTTGATTTTAATTTGACTTTGGGGTATACTTACGGTGTTAGGGTTGATAAAGAGTAGGTAATGCATTAGTCGTGTAACTCCTATGTAGCGTGTATATGGGCTCGGTGACCGACCAGTAATATAGTTTGGAGTGATTTGAAAAGACCAGCAATCGTTTTTGATTCTGGTCTTTTTTGCATTTCTAGTTCTGAAATTGTAGTAAGTAAGTGCTAACTTACTTTTTGGTTAGTAAGCACTTACTTCGATCGAGAGAATTTGGTAAGTAAGTGCTTACTTCGCCAGCATGCGTCCGTCTCGTCGGCTATAAACCAGACGAGCAGGGTCCACGTCCACCCCAGTAACTTTCGAATAACTCAATTATTCCTCAAGAGAGAATTAACGACAACCACTAATTAATAACCCTCAACTTTGGTAGGGATCAAATTAGTTGTTGCCTTTAATTGCAAATTCAGTAATAATAAGCCATAAATTTGAAAAAAGGACTTAAAATGATTTCTCGTGATTTTCTCTCTTCTTTGAACTTCCGTGTTATGGACGAAACCGATAAAATGGGTTTCGCTGGGGTTCAATCGCCTGTTCCACTGATTGTTGAAATCAATGATCTTTTGATTATCATTGATGGTGATCGTTGTGAAGTTTACGGTGAAAATTCGGATTTTGGACCAGCAGAAATTTGCGAATCCATCAGCGAATTACCCTACTAAGAGTGGGGTTATTGCTTGCCGTTAATTCGGTTTGGATGTAAGATTACAGTATTGAAATTAAGGAAACAAAATGAGTAAAACCGATAAAATTAAAGACTACGCATCCAAAGCCCAGTATTACTTGGAACTGGCTGACAAGTATCAGCAAATGGCTTTCGGCGAATTCGCTGACGCACAGTGCTACGACCTGCATAACGGGATTGAAGAAATGATGGACGAAATTGACGATCTGCTTATGGAAGTCTGTATCCCTCTTGAAATGAATACGATTGATATCGGCTCGGGTTTGTACGACGCACGAGAAGGAAACGAGGATTCTTTCTCAAATCTGGATAAGTAACCCTACGGATTGTAGGGTTATCCAGAAAGTTGTTGTCGTTAATTCGTAGTTGCTGTAAGATTATGGTATTGAAATTGATTATGAAAGGTTTTTTATGAATGTATCCGCTGTTTCCTTCGACGCCAAATCTGGCAACTACATGGCTAAAGTCGGTTCTAAGACTATCAAGTCTTACTCCAAAGCATACGTGGAGCGCAAACTCCGCAACATGGTTGGTGATGTAGAAGTTGCCATGGCTGCAGCTGTTGAGAAGTCTAACAAGTATGACATCAATACACGATTCGGTTTCGTGGAAAAGCTGGTTACCATGGTTGCCACTGGTGTTCAACCCTCTGCCGTGATTACTGGTGAAGGTGGACTCGGCAAAACATTCACTGTAACCAAAACCTTGGCTGCACATGGCTACAAAGATATTTCAGAATTAGCTGAATTCCAAGTGGGCTCTGTCATCAATACTGCAAAGTGTTTTATGATGGTCAAGGGTTATTCCACTGCAAAGGGTTTGTATCGCACTCTGTTCGAGAATCAAAAATCCGTGATTGTGTTTGATGATTGCGACGCTGTTCTGAAAGATCCAGTTGCATTAAACTTGCTTAAGGGAGCATTGGACTCTTACGGCAAACGCATTATTTCTTGGAATGCAGACATGAAGGATGATGATCTGCCACGCAGTTTTAATTTCGAAGGACGTGTTATTTTCATTAGCAACATGGATCAAGATCGTATCGACCAAGCCATTCGTTCACGTAGTATGATGATTGACCTGAGCATGACTTTCGACCAGAAGATCGACCGCATGGAATACATTGCAAAGAGTGATGAGTTTCTCCCAGAGTACGATGCAAAGATCAAGTCTGATGCACTGGCTCTTATCCGTGAAGTCGGTAAAGAAGCCAAAGAGATTAGTCTCCGTACTCTTATTGCTGTGTCCAAGGTACGTGCTTCCAACAAAGAGTGGAAAGACCTTGCTACATACATGTTGACTGCTTAAGGAGAGCATATGTTGAAATGGATATTGTTGATAGTAATAGTAGTAGCATTCCCTATAGAGGTAGAACATCTATTGGCAGATGTTGCAACAATCGCCAAGGATACAATAACATTAGTAATACAAGGATTTAAGCAATGAAGAAGAAAACACTAAACGAACTGTTACGTAAGAGATTAGGTATCAAGCCCACATTAGGGTATTTACTAAGAAAGAGATTATCTAAATGATTAGATTCATAGTAGGACTATTCGTAGTATTCGGAGCAGCAGGTGGGATGGACAATGCAACCGATGGTGAACTATTGCCATTATTGGGATTAGCCATAGTAGGACTAGTACTGATGTACTTCGGCTCTGAGAAACTGAAACAGATGTAAATCTGTATTCGGCTTAGGGGACATATCTGTATTTGAAGGGACTCCTCCTCAGCCACACAATCGGGGGTTTAGCCACCATCATAATTACATCCTTGTCTTGCAATCATTCTTAGGGTATAATCATATCTGTAGAGGGTTGCATCGATCGAGTTCAGATTGTCTGCAAAAATTCCCCGAGAAAATTTTCACTGTAAAAGGTTGCATATGAATGAAGTTTATATTCTTGAGATGTATAATCCAGACGAGGAATATCCAGGATCACAGTCACCGATTCTTGGTGTTTTCATTAGTAAAGAAAATGCAGAGATATATCGTAATGAATACATTCGAGATCGTTATAGCATCGATGAAGAGGATTGTTCGGATCAAGATCTGATTAACGACATCTATCCTGTTGAGTTTTTCATTAACAGATTTAGAGTGATGTCATGACCACTGTAATCGCAATGGCTATAATTATTATTATGGAGTTAGCAAGAAAATGATTGTATATGATAATGATGGTAAGAACATAGTCATCTCCACGACTCCTAGAGTTGAGTTTGATGATAATGTTCCAATATGGTTTATTAATGAGTTTCTTCGTAGAATGGCCAAGGGACAGATTAAGGTTAAGGATTCTACTGGTAAAGAATTAAAGGTGTATTATGGTGAATGTTAAACAAGGAAATATTGCACGTCCTCCTCAGTGGTGGAAACACCTAAGAGACTGGAAACGAGTGTTTTGGAAGTCTGAACGACAAGCACAAAAGCGAGGTATTAAAAATGAGTCTTGATGTTGATTTAATGGTTATAAAACCCACGAGTATCTTCTCTATGAATATCACTCATAATCTTGGCAAGATGGCTACACAAGTTTTCTTGTCTAATGGTGATACTCTTTATGATGTTTTATGGCGACCAGAAGAAGTTGGTTATTACACAGCTGAGGATATCTCTGCACTTTTACATGAAGGTATGGTTAAGTTAATTTCTTCTCCCGAAGAGTATAAGAGATATAATCCAGACAACGGATGGGGTGACTACGATGGTCTTGTTGAATTTGTCAAACAATACTATCATGCTTGCCTAACGAATCCAGAAGCAGAGTTAAGAGTAAGTAGATGAAACTGGCTGATCAATTTTCTAAGTCCGTACCCCAGAAGTGGAACTATGGAGACAGAGTATTCGCAAAGTGGGAAGGTGTTCCTCTCGTGGGTATGGTCATTCGTCAGAATGAGTTTGGAGTGCTAATTCATGCAGACCTTCCCCTCGGAGAAAGTGAAGGAAGACAGGTAGTATATTGCAATCCCAAGACAGTTAAAAAATTGGTTGTCTTTAATGAATAATTGGAGTATAATAGTACTATGATAAAATTAGAAATCCCCTTTGAAGTTGCAGACGGCATTGTACTGGCATCGTTGAAGAATCACATTGGTTATCTTAGAGAAGAGATTCGTGCCCATGTTGAGGATGGTGCTTATCTTCATCCAGAGGATTACCATAACAGTATGGTGAATTTAATTCCAGCCATGCAACTGATTATTGATTACTATGGTGGCTAGAGTCTTATTGGTATTATTGTTATCAGGATGTTCCATGACAAAGATGGAAAACATCTATGTTGATAATTCTGCCACGAATAACTTTGTTGGTAATCCTTGCAAGTTTTATGTTAGACTTGCAGGTGAAGCCAAGTGCATGATCATGAAACATGATGCAAGGAATCCAGAAAATCCATATAACAATGAAAGAACAAAATGACAGAACAAAAATTGAATAAACTTGTATTAGAAATAGATAATGTTTTAAGTAAGATGATTGTGGAATATGAATATGATCCACTACATCTATCATCTATTATCCTTGCACGTCTTGTGAGGATGAATCAAGAGTTTGAAAGTCATGATGATTTTAATAAAATTATGAACTCAGCAATTTTGAAAAGACCTGCTGATAATGAAAGGACACTACAATGAAAATTGCAATATGTTCAGACGTCCATCTAGAATTCGGACAACTGGAATTAGAGAACACACAGAATGCTGAAGTCCTTATTTTATCTGGTGATATTTGTACTGCTGTTGACCTTAGGGTTACCGATAGTATTTTATCTTCTGCTAAAACTGATAGGTATCTTGAGTTTTTTACTGCTTGCTCTCGTAACTTTCCTCATGTGGTTTATGTTATGGGTAATCACGAACATTACCATGGTGACTATGCTACTTCTGCAAGCATTCTAAAAGATGCACTAAAGCATCTACCAAATATTCATGTTCTTGACAAAGAAGTATTCACTCTTGGAGATTATGTCTTTCTGGGTGGCACTCTTTGGACTGACATGAATGCCGAAGATGAAATGACTATGAATCATGTTTCTCGTCGTATGAATGATTTTCAGATCTGTAAAAATAGTCTTAGGACTGTAAACTTCAGAACACAGGAACCAACTCTTGACGAGAATGGTGATCACAAGAAAGATGCTGAAGGTAAGCCAATGTATCATGCAGTCTTCAAGACTCGTGAAGCATACCTGTCTCCGCAGGATGCTGTGGAAGACCACAAAGCAATGTTGAAGTTTATTGAGACTAATTACAATATGACTCCTCCATGGATGACTACCATTGTAGTTGGGCATCATGCTCCAAGCAAACTTTCTGAGCATCCACGTTATAAAAAAGATCAACTCATGAATGGTGCTTACAATTCCAAGTTAGATCAATTTATCATGGATCGTCCAGGAATTAAGTTGTGGACTCATGGTCATACTCATGAAGACTTTGACTACATGATTAAGGGTTGTCGTGTTGTTTGTAATCCTCGTGGTTATATCAACTACGAAGATCGTGCAGATCGTTTTGAATTGAAATTCGTAGAGGTTTAATATGAGTGATTACACTCCAGACAGATGGATGATTGTTAAAATTACTGGACCAGTTGCATATCCAGTCCATAAAGTTTTTGCTTGTTGGTATGGTGGTTATCTTGGTTCAGATTCTTGGAAACTAAACAGTGGTATCACAAGAGCATATGAAGATGGTCATTGCTTCATGTTTGACGGAAACAGTGGTTCTACCTATGTTTGTCATAAGGCACATTATGGTGCTAGCAGTTATGGTTTTGGTGTTCTTGAGAATATGGTAACCAAAGCACTTGATAATGGTGTTACAATTGAAGTATTACCTGAAGAAACTAACTGGTTGGAGATTAACTATGAATAAACCTACGACATGGACAATTACAGTTGAGGAAGCAGACGATGGTAGTGGAGATTTAGTTCTTCCACTCACCGATGAGATTATGGAATCTGCTGGTTGGCAGATTGGTGATACACTCGAGTGGATAGATAATAAGAATGGCACTTGGTCAATAAAGAAAATAGAAAATGAACCATCAACTAATACCACTGAATGATAAAGAAGAAGCAATTCTTACTTTAATGCAACGTGTCAACGAACTTGAGTACGAAAACTCAAATTTGAAAGATGAAATTAAACGACTACAATGGTCACTTATGGAGCAAGACTAATGAAATATACTTTAATAGCTGAAGATGAGTTTGGTGGTTCAACAACCACTCGTGAGTTTACTGCAGATTATTTACCAGAAGTTCTGTCAGAAATTGAATTGTTTCTAAAAGGAGCAGGTTTTGTATTTGATGGTAATCTCGACTTTGTCAATGATTTCGAAACTGAGCCAGAATGGGAACCCGAAGAAGAGTGGAATACTGAAGAATGGTCTACACCAGAGTTATATGACGAACAAGATTTACCAATGGGTAAGTCAAAATACTATTTCGACACCGAAAGGAACAAATAATGGGAATGCCACTTGATGTACTAATGTTTCAACAAGCATGTGATCAAAAACCATCACCTGAAAACGCTGCATTATACAGATCTCTCATGGAAGAAGAGTTCAAAGAGTTCGTTGATGCTCATTGGAATCATGATGATGTTGAAATGCTTGATGGTTGCATGGATTTAATCTGGGTAACACTTGGATTTTGTCACATGAAGGGTTACGATGTTCAAAAAGCATGGGATGCAGTGCTTCGAAGCAACATGGCAAAGGTTGATCCCACTACTCGCAAGGTTATTCGTCGTGAAGATGGTAAGATTTTGAAGCCAGAGGGCTGGACTCCACCTGATTTGAGCAAATTTACAAAAAAACACTTGCCTTAAATTGATTTTTGAGGTATAATTACATTATGATTACATTATACTTAGACATGGATGGTGTGCTTTGCAACTTTGACAAGGCATATCGTGCTATTGACCCTGATAAAGCAGACCGAAAGAAGTTTCGTGAGGCAGTTTTCATGCATAAAATCTTTGAAGACTTAGAATTTATGCATGATGCTCATGTTTTGCTTGATTATGTTGCTAAACTCAAGGATATCAACATTGAAATTCTTACTTCAATGGGCACTTATGACGAATTACAAGGTCATGAAGCAAAAACACAGAAGTTATACTGGTTACACAAGCATAACATTCCTTACAAAGCCAATTTTGTTCGAGCAAAACAAGAAAAAGCCAATTTTGCGCATGATAGATCAATTTTAGTTGATGATTCTACTGGTTGTATTAATCCGTTTAATGTTAAAGGTGGTCATGGTATTCTCCACACAAAATCTTCTGATTCTATTCAACAAATTCATGATGTGATTCGTGGAATCAACGGATTACATGCATTAAAATTTGGTTTTGACTCAATGGGATCTTATGCTTGATATTTTTGGACCAACTTTACAATGGATACGTGATGACTACTCTTCTAATCGACTTCGCTTTTTTGTTGAGCTCTGCGCTTGGGCTGTTAGTATTGGCTGTAGTATCACAATGGCAGTCACAGTCCCTAATCCTCCTCTTATTCTATTATACCCTGTCTGGATTAGTGGTTGTGCTATGTATGCTTGGGCTAGTTGGACTAGGAAATCATTTGGCATGCTTGCTAACTACATCTTGCTTACTTCCATAGATACATTTGGTTTAATAAGGATGCTTACTCAGTGAATATATTTTATCTTCACGAAGATACTAAAGAATGCGCAAAACAACATCTTGACAAACATGTCGTTAAGATGATTCTAGAATACGCACAACTTTTGTCTACTGCTCATCGTCTTCTTGACGGATATGAGTATGAAGGTAAGTCTATTTCTGGTCGCAAAGCAATGCGATGGAAATTAGATGATGAACGTGAAGATAATTTATATCTTGCGTCACATATGAAACATCCATCAGGCATCTGGTGTCGTGAAACTTCTCGCAACTATATGTGGTTGTACTCTTTGTGGCGAGATCTCATGAAAGAATATACTTTCCGCTATGGCAAACACCATGTTGCTGAAAGATTAATTCCTTTTCTTGATACTTTACCAACAAACATAAAATTTGATGGTATGACTCCAATGCCACAGTGTATGCCTGAAGATTATAAAGTTCCGACTGATTCTATACAAGCATATCACAATTATTACATTAATGACAAACAACCATTTGCTGTTTGGACAAATAGACCAATCCCAGAGTGGTATGTTTGTGAGTGGAAAGATAGAAATCACAAAGCAGTGTATCAAAAACAAAACGATAAAATAAAATTTAGAATGGTTCCCGCATAATGAGTTTAAATACATTTAATAATTACGGATTTATTGAACATATCTTTACTGATAAAGAATTACAACCAATTCGTGATGAAATTGATGAAATTCAAGCAGACTTTGACATGCATCAACCACAGCAATGGAATACTCGTCTCAGTGGCAACCTAAAAAGAGAATTTGCACTGCCAAAATCAATGAAACATGCAGAAACACTAATTTTACCACAAGTTGAAGAGTATGTTGAGTTTTTCAACTTTCTTAAAGACTCATTTCTCACAAGAGACGAAGTAGAGTTTAGTTTGAACTCACTTTGGGTGAATTTTCAAGCAAAAAATGAGTTTAACCCACTTCATAATCATGATGGGTTCATGTCTTTCGTTATCTACACGAAAGTTCCATTTAAAATGAGAGATGAGTTGGCTGCATCTCCAGGAATTAACTCAAATAACAATGTTCCAGGTCATTTCCAGTTTTCTTACACTGGAATTCTTGGTGGCATCAGTAATCACTATGTTCCTGTTGATGAAAGTTACGAAAACACCATGATGTTGTTCCCTTCCAAGTTAATGCACTGTGTTTATCCATTTTTTACCTCTGACGAATACAGAATTTCCGTTGCTGGCAATGTTTACTGTAATAGAAAGAATTCCGCCACTAAATAGAGTTGTGAGGAGACATTATGCCAACATATAGTTTTAGAAATAGAGAAACAGGCGAAATTCATGATGAGATCATGCGCATTGCTGCTCGTGATCAATATCTACTAGACAATCCCCATTTGGAATCTATTATTACAAGTGCACCTGCATTTGCTGGGGATCATATCACCATTAAAAAAGATACAGGTTTTAAGGAGGTGCTACAAAGAATCCATTCTCTAACTCCAGGAAGTCAATTAGATAAAACATCATCCCAAATTTAAGGAATTTCAATGGCTCGTGCATCAGCTGCTAAAAAAGTAATAGACATCAATAATAATGAAGAGCGTGAAACGAAACCAATTGCCAGTAATCAATTAAGAATCCGATTAGACAACTTAAAGACATTCCAACCATTAACAGACAATCAGAAGAAATTCTTTGACGCATACAAGCGTGGTGATTATTTTGTGGCACTTCATGGTGTCGCTGGAACAGGTAAAACATTCATTGCTCTTTATAAAGCAATCGAAGAAGTCCTTGATAAAGCAAATCCATTCAATAAGATTATTGTAGTTCGTTCTGCAGTTCAATCTCGTGAGATTGGTCATCTTCCAGGAGATGTAAATGAGAAAATGGAAATCTATCAACAACCATATCGTCAAATCTGCGAGACACTATTCGGTCGCAAAGACGCATGGGATAGATTAGAAGAACAGCACCACATTGAGTTTATCTCTACCTCATTTATTCGTGGTATGTCTTTTGATAATGCAATCATTATCGTGGACGAGATGCAAAACTTGACCTTTGAAGAAATCGACACAGTTATGACTCGTGTTGGTCATATGTCAAAGATTATCTGGTGTGGAGATTACCGTCAGACTGACCTAAATAAGAAAAAGAACGATATGTCTGGTATTCTAAAATTCTTTGATATTGCCATGCATATGGGTGCTTTCACTAAGATTGAATTCACTCCTGATGACATCGTTCGATCGTCTTTGGTTAAAGATTATATCCTTGCCAAACTAAAAATAGAAGACATGGAGAACAAATGATTACAGCAGAACAATTTGCACACTTATTTCCAAGAGCACAAGACCCAGCGTCTTGGGCAGAGTCAATGAACAACGTATTTCCTACATATGAGATTGATACACCACATCGTGTTGCAGCATTCCTTGCACAGTGTGGTCATGAGTCAGGTGGTTGGACAGTATTCGAAGAAAACCTAAACTATTCCGCACAAGGATTGAATGGTATCTTTAAGAAGTATTTTCCTACAATCGAATCAGCTACTCCGTATGCTCGCAAGCCAGAGTTGATTGCCAACAAGATTTATGCAAATCGTATGGGTAATGGTACACCAGAAAGTGGTGATGGATATAAGTATCGTGGTCGTGGACCAATTCAGCTGACTGGAAAAGATAACTACAGAGCATTTGCCAAGGATATGTTTGACGACTGGGAAAATCTATTTGAGAATCCAGACTGGGTTACATCGGATCGTGACTTTGCTCTTATGTCAGCAATTTGGTTCTGGAATAAAAACAAGTTGAATGTTCAGGCAGATGCTGGTGACATTAAACTAATGACTAAAAAGATTAATGGTGGTTACATCGGCTTGGAAGATCGTATCAAACACTACAATGAAGCAATACACTTACTTGTATAACTAGGAGAAATAAAATGTTAGACACTCTATTTTGGATAGCACTTGGTGCATTTGTTGGTTGGAATTTTCCACAACCTTTCTGGGCAAAAATTATTCAAGAAAAAATTCAATCGATGATTGCTAAAAAGTAATGGCTTATTCCGATAAAGTTATCGACCACTATGAGAATCCACGTAATGTGGGTTCTTTGGATAAAAACGATCCATCGGTTGGTACTGGAATGGTTGGTGCACCTGCGTGTGGTGACGTGATGAAGTTGCAGATTAAAGTTGAAGATGGAATTATTACCGATGCAAAATTCAAAACATATGGATGTGGATCTGCTATTGCAAGTTCCTCTCTTGTTACCGAATGGGTTAAAGGCAAGACATTGGAGCAAGCAGCAGTTATTAAAAATTCAGACATTGCTCAAGAACTCGCATTGCCCCCAGTCAAAATCCATTGTAGCATCCTTGCTGAAGATGCCATCAAAGCAGCAATAAACGACTATCAACTAAAGTGTGCGTGCGTATGATTACCGTAACAGAATCCGCAAAGAAACAACTCGATGAGATCCTAATGGATGATGTATCGATGAAATATGTAAGAGCATTCATCACTGGTGGTGGTTGCTCTGGTTTTAATTATGGGTTTACACTTGAAGCAGATAAAGAAGAAGATGACTTCGTTATTGACAATCTTGTAGTTGATGCCATGAGTATGCAGTATTTTGACAACGCTACTATAGATTTTACTAGTGATAAATTAAAAGGATCTCAATTTGTTATATCAAACCCAAACGCAAAATCAACCTGTGGATGTGGAAGCAGTTTCTCAGTCTAAAGTGAAAACATTTATACATCATGATTTCGGCAAACTTGAACGTGACACAAAACCCGATGGTACAAGGTTATATAAAACCCCATCGGGTAAATCCTATCCCTCCGTTACGACAGTTACAGGATTGCACTCAGCAAAGGGAATCCTGGAGTGGCGAAAAAGAGTCGGAGAAGCAGAAGCAAACCGAGTCTCCGCAAAAGCCAGTTCCAGAGGTACAAGAATCCATCAACACTGTGAAGACTTTCTCCTTGGAGAGCATGTTGAGCCAGATATGTTTGATGCAGAGATGTTCAACTCAATCCGACCACTCCTCGACCAAATCGACAACATCCACTGCTTGGAGACTCCACTATGGTCTGACCATTTACAAGTCGCAGGAACAGTTGACTGTATCGCAGAGTTCCAAGGTAAACTTTCGGTTATAGATTTTAAGACATCTAGTAAACCAAAAGATAGAGATGATATCCATAACTACTTTATGCAGACTGCAGCATATGCAGTAGCATTTGAAGAACGAACTGGTATTCCTATTGGAAGACTTGTAATTATTATGGCAGTTGATAGTGACGATCCAAGATGGTTTATCGAGAAACGAGACAATTGGATTGGTGGTTTTAAAAAACTGCGATTAGACTATAAGAATTTAAAAAACATTTGACTTGTAACTAAATACAAGGTATAATGTAGGTTATTGCTGTATGAAGCAAAGAGAAAAGTGTTCTGGACGGGAGTTCGATTCTCCCCACCTCCACCAGAAGTGCATGTGTTAGATGAAAGAAACCATTTTATGGGCTCTAATGGGTGTACTTCTGATGGGGGTGACTAGGTTTCGACAGGGCAACAAGTACACAAGTGGACAGCACGACACAGAGAGTCGTAAAAAGTAAAAAACCGTAAACGCAAACGACGCACAGTTCGCATTAGCAGCCTAAACACTGCTTAGGGTTTCGATAGGTTTCCTCGTAACAGAATAACCTATCACATTATTTTAAAAAGGGAATTACATGAAAAAAGTTATTTTAGTAACAGCATTAATGGCATCGATGGGTGCACAAGCAGTTGAACTAGGTATTAATGCAAGTCGTGATACTGCCAATACAGATCGTACTGGTTATGGTATTACAATTGGACAGAAGTATGACAAAGTAGGCATTACAGCTGGCTTTGATCAATACAAATCTGGAATTGATATGAACAAGTATAGTTTAGTTGCTTCTTATGATGTTACCAAAGTTGGTGCAGCAACCATTGCAGTTAAGGGTGGAGTTGCCTACTTAGATCAAAAGAATACAACTGATGGCTATGCAGCATTAGTTGGTGCAGGTGTTTCTTATCCACTAAGCAAACAAGTTGCTCTTACTGCTGATTATCGTTATCAAGCAGGACAATCTAAAGTTAGTTCTTTAGATGGTAGCACTATCATTGCTGGTTTGAAATATTCATTCTAATGAACATTTTGCCATTAAAGACGCAAGTATTGGTCGCTGAGAATAAAAAAGATGACACAACTGAGTCTGGCATTATTATTGAGGGTACTCGTGGTACTGGCATGACAGCCAAAGCCACAGTACTCGCAATTGGTCCAGATGTGACTGATGTTAAAATCGATGATGTTGTTTTGTTGGATTGGTCAAAGGCATCTCCAGTAAAAATTGGTGATGTGCAGAGAGCGATGATTAAAGAAGAATTTATCATCGCAGTGTTTGAATAAGTCGAAGCTGGATGCAAGACCCTCTATACCTATTGTATAGATCTGGATTGCTTAAGGATGACGAAGTGGTAGTTTAATTTAAGGAGATTTCTATGAAATCATTGATCGCAGTAGTATTGTTAGCATTTACAGCGTCTATCTTTGCAGCAGAGCCAGCAAAGAAAGAAGAAAAGAAAGTAGAAGCAAATTGCGTAACTAAAGATAAAAAAGGAAATTGTCCTCCTCCACCAAAAGGTGAAAAACCTACTCCTAAAAAAGTAGAGAAGAAGGATGACAAAAAAGCTGAACCAGCAAAGAAATAATTCCTAAATAATTATACAGTGGGTTGATGGAACCCAATAAAACCATCATTACACAAACACAACACAAAGGAGTATTTTATGTCAAATATGACACCATTCGAAATCCGTCTTGAACTACTAAAAATGGCAAAAGACATGTTAAACGATGATTATTATGGTAAGCGTGAGGTTATTAGCAATAGTTGGCATGCCAAACTAGAAATTGCTAAAATCAATGGTGGAGAGTTACCTGAACATCCAGGATTCCCAACTTATCCATCAGAAGCGGAAATCATTGCAAAGGCTCAGACCCTAAATGGTTTTGTTTCAAACATCCCACTAGATACAAAGACTATTAGCAAAAAGTCCACCTGATAGGGAATTGGATTGTAGGGTTCACACACTCTGCAATCCTTAACTGTTTTAAGGAGATCAATATGCATAAACGATTATACAGTTTAGCAGCAATATTTTTAATAAGCATAACATTATTACTATGCACAGGTTTTTCAAAAGAAAAGATTATCGGTGTAACATATACACAACTGACACCAGAAGCCAGAACGCAAGTTGACTGTTTGGCAGAAAACATTTATTATGAAGCAGGATTTGAACCACGAGACGGAAAGATCGCTGTTGCAATGGTAACATTGAACAGAGTGCAAGATCCACAATTTCCAAAAGATATTTGCTCTGTAGTGAAACAAAAGGTAAAATCAACCTGTCAGTTCACTTGGTTCTGTGAGCACAAAACAATACAGAACAATTCAGTATACATGCAAGCAAGAGATATTGCATTGCTGGTGTATGCTAACTATGAAAAGATGCACGACATGACAGAAGGTGCATTATTTTATCATGCGGATTATGTTAATCCACGATGGAAACTTGAACGAACTGCAGTAATCGGCAGACATATTTTTTATAAACAGAGAGATGGTATTTAATATGATGAACAAACTGAACATTCAACTTAAAGATAGCGGAGACGATTCAGCACACTCGTTTTATCTCCTTATGGAAGAAATATCATTACAGTCTGCAAAGACTTTAGTTGAATGGATCTTTGAAGCAAACTTTACTGAAGAACGACCAGATTTACTCAATCTGATTATCTGTTCTCCAGGTGGTGACTTGAACGCTGCATTTGCAGTTATCGATACTATGAGAGGTTCAGCAATCCCTATTCGCACAATTGGTTTAGGACAAATTGCTTCGGCAGGATTAATGATCTTTCTTGCTGGTGACAAAGGGCATCGTATTCTCACACCGAATACTTCTATACTCTCCCATCAATACACTTGGGGTGCTTTTGGTAAAGAACACGAATTATTCGCAACGGTAAAAGAGTTTGACTTAACGACTAAAAAAATGATCACTCATTATAAAAAGTCTACTGGTCTTGCTGAATCAAAAATCAGAGAGGTATTATTACCACCTCAAGATATTTGGCTCAGTCCTCTTGAAGCCAAAAAATTAGGACTATGCGATGAAGTTAAAGAACTTTCTTGATTATGTAAAATTTTCTGGAATCTGGATAGGGTTTGTTTTGAATCCTTACCACTGGGAATTTCGAGTAGAAAAAACTGGACCAACTGATACAGATCCAAACGGATATCTGGCATCTGTTTATTTTGGACCATTTTGGATTAGGGCTGTCTTAGATGATGGATCTTGGTAAATTAAAGGGGATAATTATGAATGATAATGTTTTTGTTAGTTGTGTTACTCTTGCAATTGTAACACTTATTTGCTCTATTACTTTCTATCAGTATAGTGAGTTGAAATCAGTTGAGAGAAATGTAGAATCAGCGATTGTAAAAGGAATTGATCCTGTTGCAGTTCGCTGTGCCTATGCAACCCAATCAGATATGGTTTGTGTAGCATACGGATCGTCTCATCAAGGGTTTTCTACCCCAAAATCCTCTAAGTAAGTAGTTACTTACTAAACCGATCCTCTAGGATACACGTGTTCTAGGGGGTTGTCTTTAATTCCGAATTAGCGTATAATATCTCTATTATCGTTGAAAAGGAAGTTAAAAATGGGTTTACTTACAGTTGGCAATCCAAAGTTGTTAAAGGGTCTGAAGAAGGGTTACTTATCTTCAGTGTTACACTTTGCACCTGCTGATTTATCAGGTAAAGAAGTGTGTCCTAAGCGAACAGCTGGATGTACACTTGCATGTTTGAACACTGCTGGTCGTGGTGGCATCTTCAAAAAAGGTGAATCCACTAATGTGATTCAGCAAGCACGAATTCGTAAGACCAAAGCATTCTTCGAAAATCGTCAAGCATTCCTCAATGAGTTGACTGTTGAGATTATCAAAACAAAAACCAAAGCAGAAAAACAAGGACTCATTCCAGTCTTTCGTTTGAATGGTACTTCAGATCTCGCATGGGAGAAATATGAAGTTGCAAATGGCAAGAACATTTTCCAAATGTTCCCAGAAGTGCAATTTTACGACTATACCAAAATCAACAATCGCAAAGTTGCACATATCCCTAACTATCACCTGACTTTCTCCAAAGCAGATGGCAACGATATGGATGTTCGTATTGCATTGTCAAATGGTATGAATGTTGCAGCTGTATTTCACAAAGTGCCAGAAACATATCTCGGGCGACCAGTTATCAATGGCGACGAGACTGATCTTCGTTTCTTAGATCCAAAGGGTGTTATTGTTGGATTGAAAGCAAAGGGTAAAGCAAAGAAAGATACTACTGGTTTCGTGGTGTAATCATGACATTAAATGAACTCGCTACGAAAGAAGTAATCTTTCGCACAAATAAAACAGTCGTTGCAACCAAAGCACTAATCTCGATGGTTGAACATAAACCAATCAGAGATTATCTTAAAAAATGCATGGGTATTCCTATTGATAAACTTGCAGAATATGTTGGTGCATATTTACTTGGTCATCAACTAGTAGATGCAGTTGGGTTTGATACTCGCAAAGGAAATAAAAAATTAGAAATAAAATGGTCATTTTTGAATCGTACTCCCAGTAAAAATGGTAATCCCACTGCAAGTGCGAATATGTCCAATCTAAAATCAAAGTCTTGTGATTTGATGGTTTTCGTTTGCGATGATGAATTGAAACCAACAGATCATAATTATATTCGTATATTTTTGTTTCCAGCAAAGATTTGGAAACCATGTTGGAAGAATGATAAACACAGCATGTCTTTCGGTAGTGATAGACATAAATGGTATGACAAATACCAGTTGACATTAAATGATATTTAAGGTATAATTATATTATGCAATTTTTACATACATCACTTGGAAAGTCCAAGAAAAAGAAACCGACTGCAAAACAACGAGAGTTGCAGTCGTCATGGGAAACCATGCTAAAGAAGTATGCCACAAAGACGATTACTCCTAAAAAGCAATCACTCAGTGATGTATACTCACTTGGTACACCTGCTTGTCGTGAGACACCTAAGATTCCAAGTCTTCCATTCACAGGTGCTCCTTGTGTTAAGAAACCAAACCCTGTTTATACAGGTACTAAGGTTAAAGGTATTGGCACGATGCATAAAAGTAATGCAGTTCCAATTTTTAGTGATGAAGAAGCAGTTGCTATTGCAACAATGAGGAGATAACAATGGCTGAATTTTGTGTTAAGTGTTCTGAAAAAGAAGCAGAGATAGAAATTCTCCGCAATCAACACTATAAAGAAATGCAATGCATGAAAGAAAAGATTGCTAAATTACAGGATGAAAACGATGCACTTATCATGGATGTTGCATTCTATGGTGGCAACATGATTAACTTGTCTTGCAATGACAAATAAGGTATAATATATTATGACGCTGAACGAGAAGTATAGTGACTTACAAGTCCAAAAGATGAAATTAGATAAATTCTTCTCTATGTTCCTTGAGAAGTTTGAAAGACAGATGGATCCTGATAGAACGGATACACCTGTTTGGAAACTCTATAAAAATAAACTCAAAGAATATGAAAAGGTAGATCATGAACTTAAAGCAACTCAGTACTGGATTAACAAGGAACGAAATGTTTAAAACTGCAAACGAATTCTCTCTTCACATAGAGCAGATGGTTCGTGATAGCAAAATGACATATATGGATGCTGTTCTTGAATATTGTAAAGAAAACTATCTAGAGCCAGAAGATGTATCGAAGTTGATTAACAAGTCTCTGAAAGATAAAATTGAAATGAATTTTCGTGATTTAAACTACTTACCAAAGCAAGCACAACTGGATGTGTAATGGATGGATTTAAGGCATATCGTTATTACCTAGCAATTAAACTTCACTTTACCACAGACAGATTTAATGTTTTTGAGAACAGAGGTAGTGTTCGTGGTACTCGTGAGGCATTTAATGCTCGTAATGATAGATACATATTTGAGAAGTTAGCGAACAAACGACCAGATGATAAAGATATCATACAGTTTTTTGTATCCAACTTTGCATATGGTAATGACCAAGCAATTTATGCTGGACAAGAAGCAGAAGACAATTATTTACAATGGCAGAAACGAAAACAATCGATGACTAAGATTTTCGTTGATGATTTGGCATCACTAATAACACACATTGAATTAAACAAGTTGAAACCCACTGCAATATTTCAATTTACAGAAAACGAATATCCTGTAGCATTAAAATTATTCGTTGGTGGTAAAATTGCAATAGAAACATTAAATATTATAGACGATATGACTGGAATGCTTGACGACTGGGTAACTCATCCATCTGTAAGATACATTTGGGAAGATGAGATGCGAAGAATTAAAAAGTTGACTGGATTCGTGAAATACGATAAAATAAAGATTGGCAAAATCTTCAGTCATTTTAAGGAAGAAATTGCAGAGTAATATGGGCAGGACATATCATAAGTCATCAAGAAGTTTTGATGACACAGAATTTGGTAATCGTTTAGGGAAACCTGCCAAACATTCAAACGGTAAAAAAACTGGTGGAATGAGAACGATAAATAGTTATGTTGAAGAAGATTATGATGACTCAGATGATGAGTTTGACATAGATGAAACTACAGATACTAAAAATACTTAACATACATTTAATACAAAGGAAATACGATGGATATTCAATCACTACGCAAAATGCGCAACTCAGACTTTGGTGCAATCTCTAATGCATTCGAAAAAGTCGCAAATCCCCAATCCGAAACAAAATCTTTTACCGATGATCGCTTTTGGCGATTAGAAGGTGACAAAGCAGGTAATGGCACAGCCACTATCCGTTTCTTGCCACGTGTAGAAGGTGATGAACTCCCATGGGTTCGTATCTTTTCTCATGGCTTTCAAGGACCAACTGGTAAGTGGTATATCGAAAACTCACTAACAACTCTTGGTGAGAACGATCCAGTGGGTGAGTTAAATACCCAACTTTGGAACTCTGGTTCTGAAGCAAACAAAGAAATCGCACGTAAACAAAAGCGTCGTCTTTCTTTTACTGCCAACATTCTTATTGTGTCTGATCCAAAGCACCCAGAGAATGAAGGTAAAGTATTCTTGTGGAAATTTGGCAAGAAAATCTTTGATAAGATCATGGACAAAGCACGTCCAACATTTGAAGATGAAAAACCAGTCAATGTGTTTGACTTCTGGGAAGGTGCAAACTTCAAACTCCGTATGCGTAAGAAAGATGGTTACGCAAACTATGATGAGTCTGCATTTATGGAGCCATCAGCAATTGGTTCTGATGATGAGATCGTTAAGATCGCTTCTGCTCAAGTCAAGTTGGCTGAGTTTACAGATCGTAAGAACTTTAAGTCTTATGATGAGTTGAAGAAGAAACTCAATGAGGTTTTATCTGGTGATTCTTTTGCTAGCAAGTCTGCTGCACAGATCGCTGAAGATGAAGATCGTCCAGTAGCATCTGCACCAAAGATCGCTTCTAAACCTGCGCCAGCACCTAAGGCGATAGAAGAAGACGATGATGATGTTATGTCTTATTTTGAGAAGATTGCTAAAGAAGATTAATCTTTAGGTTAGAAATGAAAATGGGATCTTTATGATCCCATTTTTTATGCGTATCTAGTTTGTATGTATCTAGATTGAGATGATTCTTGATTTCGAATCGGAGACTTAATAACTTGATTAGTACTAGAGTTATTAGTGACTGGAGCATTGACCACATTGGTCTTATTACCACCACCTCCGCCAGCAGTAGCACTGGCATCAGCATTTGCTCTAGATCCACCTTCAACTGCACCAGCTGGACGTAACGCTGCACCCATTGCTGCAATTTTGTCAATCGGAAGTTCAGAGATTGCCTTAATTGTTTTAGTATCAATTGACGAGAATTTACCCAGACCAGTTGCCAAAGCCATAACACCATCACCAGCTGCTTTGATATCTTGTCCACGTTCACCCATCATCATAATCTGTTCAACTGGAGATTTTCCAGGAGTGACTAGATTTAAGAATCCACCAACTAGATTACCGATACCAGCTGCAGCTGTTCCAGCACCGAACACTGCCATGCCTGCACCAATAGCTGCAAGACCAGCACCAACCATAAGAAGATTGTTACCATCTAGTTTGCCAAGTGTCTCTATTCCAGCAGTCATCTCGGCAAAACCTTTACCAACTGCCTGCATTGCTTCACCAATAACCCAAAGTGCAGCACCCATTGCACCTAAAGCAAGAGCACCAGTAAAGATTAATGGTGCAGCAGTACCAGCAATAGCACCGATAACTCCAAGACCAGCAACTGCAGCCATACCTTTAGCGATTGTTTCCCAGTCTAATTCAGCGAATGTTCCAAGCGCAGCACCGATACCCCATGTTGCCAAAGCAAGAATACCCAGTGCTGCAGCACCAGCAATAATGTTACCCTTAACTTTATCTAAAGCCAGTGCAGCAATGACTAATCCACCAAGAGCAACCATACCCTTACCGATAGATTCCCATTCAATATTACCAAAGTTTTCGAATGCTTTAGAAGCAACCCAAAGAGCACCAGCAATGGCAATTAAACCAATACCGAATTTCTTCATTCCTTCAAGTGCCTTACCAAACTTACCACCTCCACCAGAATCACCACCACTTTCTTCAGCAGGTTTTGCCTTTTGCGCAGGAGAATCGCCACGAGTATTCTGTTCAATCTTAATCAAAAGATCGTCCATCTTTTCTTCGTGTTTGGCTTGTTCTAGTTCTCGCTCTTCATTTGCACCTGAATCAGCAAATTGTTGAGTAGGAGATTCTTTCTTAACTACTGAATCTGTTAAACTAGAAGAATCTCGTTTAACCAATCCTGCTTTAAGATCACTCTTGGCATATTCATTGGATAAGTCGTCACGTTTACTTAGAAGTCGTTTACCTTCTTTGGTCTTTGAAAGATCGGCTTCAGACATCCCAGTATCTTTCTTAAACTGAGATAACTCTGACTCATTTCGTTTAATTTCTTTTGCTGTTTTATTTGCAGATTCAAATTTAGTTCCAAGAGTTTTGCGATCGTCTTCAGAACCAAGTTTACGTTGAGTTTGGATGAACTTCTCTTTAGCGATAGACTTATTGAAGATACCACCAACATTAAATGCCTTAAGAGCAGTAACTTTAAGAGCAGACATTGAACCAAAGTTATCCTTTAGTTTCTTACCCATATCTCTAAATTTATCACCCATCGTTTCAAAAGTCTGCATACCTTTTGCGATATTGGCGATTGCTTTGACTTCTTCCTTACGAAGTTGTAGATTCTCTTTTAGAGCATCGTTGGCTTCTTTGATCTTTAACTTTTCTTGATCTTTCAGTTTAATGGCTTCTAATTTTGCTTCATTAAACTGTTTGTCTTGTAGTTGAGCAATCAATGCTTCTTTAATATCTTTCATCATAGCCGACTGAGCAATTTGTTCAGCCAACTGTTGCTGGTTTGCGCCAGCCTGAGCCATAGAAGACTCTAATTGTTTGATGGCAGTTTCATTAGCCTTTGCCTGTTCTGAAAGTAACTTTGAAAAGGCAGCACTGTCCCATGCATTAACATTAGTTGTTGTGCTAACATTAACTACTGGTGGCTGATTTTTACTGTTTCGTTTTGCCATCTATTACATCCTCTTTTTGGATTCGATTCTTTTCTTTTCTTCTTCAAGATATTGGATTAACATGAAGACATATACTTCTCGTTCGAAAGGTATCATTTCTTCTAACTCAGCCAAAGAGTATTTGTGGTACTGCATCATCGCAAAATTCATTTTATAATAGTTCTCGAGCGATTCATGACTGAGCAATACTAAAAAAAACTTTGGAGTCCCTCCAATACCTTAATATGATGTCTGCTACATACAGGGCAATCATATTCAATGTGTTTTCTAACTTTCGGCATTGTCTCAAAGAATTGTTGAATTTTTAAGAACTGGTCTGAAGTTAAATTTTCAATAAACGCTAATAATTCTTGTTTAGTGCTTTCTTTAGCATAAAATAGTTCTTCACCATCATAAATGTAATCAATAGATAAAGCCATAATATCAAAGACTGTATCTAAGTCATTAGTATCAAAACCTTCTAACTTTTTAATAACATCAACTGTAGGATATTTCATCACTACACCAACATCATTAAATAACGCAATATTGTTTGTATGTCCCTCACCCTTTTCAACTGTTATTGTGGATAAATCAACACGAACAGTTGCTTTGGCTTTTTCATTCTGTTCACCATGATCTAAATCACAGGAGAATGTTAAATCAACATTTTCACCAACAGACTTACCACGGATCTGAGTAAACATATACTCTAGATCAAATGTTGCTAATTTCTCAACATCAATTTTATCTTGCACGCAAGTCTTAACGATTCCCTTTAGGGTTTCAATCATTGTTACTACATCTTCGGATTGCTGAGCAATCAAAAGTGCTTTTTCCTCTTTAACGAGGAATGGACGATATCTTACTGTCGCTCCACTTGACGGCACAACCATTGTATAGGTTGGCGTATTCATAATTGGCAAAGCCATAATTATTCTCCTTTAGACATATTCTTGATTAACTTATTCAATTCAGCAGTGCTACCTGTAAAGATAACATTGTTATTCGTCACTTCTTTTCTAGACCCTTCTTTCGGTGCATCTAGTTTTTGCTTCTGTTGATGTAGATCCAATAACTGTTGGTTTATATCAGCCAACTGTTTCATTAGATTTCCAACAACTTCAAATGCTCTTGGATGCTCAGACTGCATAGCCACATCAAGTGACTTCTGTAGTGCTTCCTGTCCTTGCTGTAATAAAATACGAAGATTGTTTCGAGATATTTCAAAGTCATCTTCAATCTTATTATTCGATGGGATTATGACTTCCCCTTGTTTTGTAATCACTTCATTTTTTGTCATTGGTTCTATATCAAACACCTCAGACAAACTATCATCAATTTTCATTATACAATCCTAACTGTATTTATTTCTTAAAATTTCAATAGACTTGGTAATCTAGTCACACCATAACTCAACACAGCACCAGTAACAAAGTTACCTGCTCCACCCAAAGTCTTATTCAGACTCTCTTGAAATCCAGTAAAGTTACTTGTAAATTTATCAATCAAACTTGTTGATATAACTTGTTCATTTGGAAGTTCAGATACTGGAGTTGCAGTCCAATTTTTATATTGCATTTGAACTGTTAACTTCATGATATCTTTGGAAGCATAATCCAACTGAATTGTTCCTATATTTTTAGGATAACATTCAGATAATTTTAATTGATATCTCTTTTTGTCATTAATATCTTGAACTTCAATATCAATTTGAGTTGTATAGTCGTTATAGTAACCATATGTTCTGGTGTTTGGATTAGAAATAACATTCATCCAGTCATCAAACATTTCTTTAACTTTCATTTCTGTATCAACATAAAAAGAAAGAGATAAACTATCATATAGTTTCTCATATGGAACTTCACGGAATTCACCGAAGACTCTATTCTGAACTGTTGAATAATTAGCACCTGGAAGTTGCGCTTGATCACAAAACAATAAAATATTTTGTGTTGAAGTATTACTCCATCCAGGAACTTTAGTAATGTTTACTGCATATCTGTTTGTTCTAGCGATACCACCAGTTTTAACCTGAGCAACAAAGTTTTGTATAGGTTTAGCCTTTGGATTATTTTCTCGTTTAGTATCTTTAGTGCCAAATGGTAAATTTAATGCCATTCTATGCCTTTCTAATTATTTTGGTCGATTCAGACCAAATTTCTTGTTTGTTTGCACCAACAAATCGTTCAACTGGAAGTAACATAGCAGTTGCCCAGTCTCCTGAAGAGATCTGTCTAAACTGAGATCTAACATGCCCCATCAGATATTGTTTTACGCATGGTTGTGCTGCAGCAAATCTAGATACTCCATCTATAACTTGCCACGAGTATTTTAATCTAGTGGTTTCGTCTAGTCTATTGTTACTCTTGAATGTCATTAGTCTATCAAGCAATACGATTCTTAATTTATACGGTAAGTAATGCATATTCAAACCAATAAAACCATCTTGTGTTGCAGAGAATGGAAATACTAAAGGAAACCTATCGTAGTAAGGTAATTCCTTTTTCATCTTTGGATCATATGCATACATATACAATCTTCCAGGCATTACTCTAGTGACCAATTGATCAGCATTTCCACTCAGAATTTTTCCTGGAGTGAGTTGTTGCTTATTCAGTTTGGTGACTTCTTTCTCGAACCAGCCCTTAGACTTATTAGCCACAGTGGCTAAGTCATATTTGTTGTGTTCGAATACGTCTTTGAATGTTGGTTTTGTAGCCATAATTACTATTTAGGTGATAATCCCAACTCGTGCTCGGTTATAATTTTGAACTCCCAATTCCTGTCTTTTGCGTATTCTGTTGCTGCAGACCACTTTGCTTGGTTCTTCATGAATGTTAGGGATTCCAATAAATATCTCTGGGTTCGTTTTCCAGGAAATATAGGTGGTTGACATTGCGCTGCAGGTTTGACTTCCACTAAGTAAGTCTTCCCTGTAGTTACCGTTATTTTGAAATCTACAAAGTAACGATGAATACGATTATCCGTGGGACACTTATAAGGTATAACTGTCTCTTCTGAATTCCACTTTAATACCCCAGGATTTTTATCACACCATCCAGCAAAACGAGTTTCCCAAGAGGATCTCATTATGATGTTTGTTGGATCACCTGTGTATTTTTCAGGAAATATTGGAACGAATCTTCTTTTATGGAACATAAATAACTAATAGGATAAATAACCACCATTTATTTAGGTTAAAGGTACAAAATGGCGATAGAATACGACCAACTGGGTAATGCGATTAGCGGATCATATGACGGGATTCCAACTCCTCCGTCGCCATCCGCAGCAATTCCATCAATCCCAAAACCAGGAAAAGCACCATATACTCCAAATGAATTCAAAAAGGATACACCATATAGTGTAGGTAACTATATGTATCCATCTGATTTAATGGCAGACGATGGGCGTTATGGTGGTAATTATGTAATTTTTTATATTAATGTAGTTGAAGATTCTAAGTTATTCAATGATACAAGCATAGAGACTGTTAATGATTTAACACCAAGAGATTCTGGTGACTTAGCTGCAATGAAACTAAATGATAAACAACTAATCACAGGAAACGCTGCAGTAAATACAATTACTGGTTTAGCTGGTGGTAGTATTGTTGGTAAAGGTGTTACAGGTGCTCTAAAAGGTGCAGCTGTTGCCAATATTCCTACTGTTGGTGTTGGAATCGCAGCAACACTTGCTCCAGAAGCCAAACGATCAAAGAAAAGATTAAAGACTGCTATCGCACTTCATATTCCAAATCAATTGTCTATTCGTTATGGCATGCAGTGGAATGAAGATGACACTGCTGCATTAGCAATGGCTGCAGTTGGTTCAGGTGAGATTATGAAAGCGATGGGAGATGGTGGTAGTATGAAAGATGTTACCGATGTTGGTACAGCTATTATCGCCAATATCGCATTATCCAAAGGACCAATGGCTGCAGCAAATTCTAAAGCACTTGGTCTAGCAGCAAATCCAAAGAAAGAACAAATCTTTAAGGGTGTTGATTTTAGAACATTTGCTTTTGATTACCAATTTTATCCAAGAAGTGCTGAAGAAGCACAAAATGTTTTAAGAATTATTGAACAGTTTAAGTATCACATGCACCCAGAATTTAAAGATACCAATAATTTTATTTACGTATATCCTTCTGAGTTTGATGTTTTTTATTACCAAGGTACTAAAGAAAACATGAATTTACATCGTCACACATCATGTGTATTAAGTGAGATGAATGTAAACTATACACCAAATGGATCATTCACTACTTTTGCAAATGGTATGCCAACGCAGATTAATGTAACATTATCCTTCAAAGAACTTGCCCTTCTATCCAAAGAGAAGATTAAGGATGGTCTATAATGTACTTCAAAGATTTTCCAAATTTTATTTACCAATTCAAAGTTGGAAATACAACCAAAACATCATTGGTAAAAGATATAACAAGAAACATTCGTTTCCGTAGAGATGTTCTTGCAAATATAACAGTATACGATGAGTATGATATTGTTGATGGAGAAACTCCAGAAATCATCGCTGAGAAAATATACGGCAATCCAGAGTATCATTGGATCATTATGTTAGCCAATGATCGTTATGATTATATTGAAGATTTTCCTCTTGCTGAGTATCAACTAGTCAAAGTCATTGCTTCAAAATATCCAGGAACTGAAAACAATATTCATCACTATGTTGATGCAAAAGGTTTTATTGTAAACTCTAATGCACCTGGAGCCGTATCGGTTTCAAATGAAAAAGATGAGAGAAATAAAAATGAAGCGAAACGAAGAATAAAAATTATTTCACAAAACATTATTAATACAATATTAAAAGATTATAAAGATCTCATATAATGCCATCTAGTAAGCCAATTAGATTTGCTGGCGACGTCAGCATTGATAAAGTTAGGATAGTCACCAGTAAGGGTGTTTATCAAGACATCACTGCGCAAGTAATTACTATCCAGATTTATGAGGACTTGTTCTCACCATTTATCACTGGAAGTTTGATTATTAAAGATTCACTGGACTTGGTTAATCTGTTACCATTTGCAGGTGAAGAACAAGTTGAATTAGAGATCTCAACTCCATCTCTTAAGCGTGGAAACATTAAAGGTAAATATTACATTTACAAATTGACAGATCGTGAATTGCTTGGTGACAGATCGGTAGTCTATCAACTACACTTTATTTCAACTGAGGCTGTTGTTGATTTAAACAAAAAGGTAAGTAAAGTATTCAGTGGTAAAATATCAGATATTGTCAGTACTTTTATTAAAAATAAAACTTACGGACTAGAATCTACTAAAGAGTTGGTCATTGAAACTACCTCAAATAATATTAAATACATTTCTAATTATTGGACTCCAGTACAAAACATTATGTATTGTGCCGAGCATTCTGCCAATAAGAATAAAATACCAAACTTTGTATTCTTTGAAAATAGAGATGGATTTTACTACACCAGTTTGGATACTTTATATACTTCAGATGTTTATCAAAGTTTTGTATACGACAGATATACTCGTGACGAACAAAAGAAAAGCGGAAGTGTTCGTAATGTTGAAGAAGATTACAGAAGAATAACTGGTATTAGTATTCCAGTTGGTTTTGATTACATCGATAGAATTCGTAGTGGTATGTTATCGTCTAAAATTATCTCGTATGATTTAACAAAGAAAACATATACTGCCAAGAATTATAATATGTTCCAGAACTTTGACAAACAAAAACATCTTAATGAGAATGCTATTAGTTCTGATAGTTCTATTTTTAGAGCCAACTCATTAATCATAAACACTCCAAGAAACTATGGTAATTTTAATGGATATGGAGATGTCACTGCCTTTAAGACTACACAACAGCGTGTGTCATTAATGAAGTTGGCAGAAGCAAATAAATTAGAGATAACTGTTCCTGGAAGATCAGACTATACAGTTGGTCAAAAAGTTAATGTTACTTTAAACAAAATTGAACCTATCACTAAAAAAGAACAAGACATCACAGATAAAATGTTCTCTGGTAATTATCTAATCTCAGCCATTAATCACTATGTGGATAGAAATAAACATGAATGTCATATTGAATTGGTCAAAGAAACTTTACAATATAATTTGAATGGAAAGAAATAATGAATTTGCACTATGGTATTGTAGAAAATAGACAAGATCCACTATCACTTGGTCGTTGTCAAGTGCGTGTAGTTGGATTGCATACGCATGATAAGTCTTTACTTCCAACTGCAGAACTCCCATGGGCGACTCCAGTTCAGCCTGTAACTTCTGCAGCAATGAATGGTATTGGTCATACTCCAATTGGACCAGTTGAAGGAACTACTGTTATTGTGGTATTTCCAGACCACGATAAACAACAACCAATTATTCTTGGAACACTTGGTGGAATTCCATCAACTCCACTACCAATCGATGCTGAAGATGGCGGATCAGTAGTAGATGAAAAAGTAGAGAGCATAACACTACGAACAATTCCTGGACCAGTTACTGGAAAAATACTAACCTTTGCTGATACTGAAGAAGGCAGAGTTGACTTAACTCGTTCACTAAAAGCCAATATGAAAGTTATTGGTTTTGGTCTTCCAGATGGAACAACAATCGTTAGTATTAATAATGGAACTCAGATTACAATTAGTAATTCTGTTGTTAATTATGCAGAAAATATTATTACATTCCAAGCAGCACCGACTAACTTAGAAGCAGTAAACAAAAGTAAAAATGCGAATGTGCTGACAGATAGTTCTGGTAATCCAGTTACTACTGGATTTGGTGGAGTAGTTACTACAACTCCAGACGCATCACCAAGTGTTGGTGCCACTCCATCATCGAGTGTGACTAATAATGCAATTCCAACAATACCACCAGCCAAGTCTGTAACAAATACAGCAAAAGCCACAGAAGGTATTAAAGCACTTATTGCTGCATGTGATAAAGTTGGACTTACTACCAAAGAACAGAAGTGTGCTTTGCTTGGTATTGCTGGTGGCGAAACAGGATGGATTCCTCAGTTAGAATCGTATAACTATACTCCTTCTCGTATGAAGGCAATCTATTCATTTGCCACAGAAGATGATATTTCAAAGTATTCAAACGCATCAAAGCGTGGTCTATCCAGAGCAGAGTTTTTCTCATGGGCATATGGACCAACAAAACGTGGTAAAGGTTTTCTTGGTAATCTAACAGATGACGATGGTGGAAAGTATTTTGGTCGTGGATTTATTCAGCTGACTGGTAAAGGTAACTATCAGAAATATCAAACTCTTGCAAATAACATGGGTTTGAATATTGATATTGTAAATAATCCAGATTCTCTTGATGACGACATTAATGTATCAGCATTGGTTGCTGCACTTTACATTAAAGATAGAGTATCGGCTAAAGTTAATGCTAATTCACACCCTGGATACTTCCAAGCAGCAAAGGCTGCAGTTGGAGTAAATTCACCAGATATTGCTGCACGTAAATTATCTTACTATGAATATTTCTATGGCGCAGTTGGTAATAGTGGTTCAGATAAAGATGCTGCAGCACCAATTCCAGAGCCACCAGCAGATGGTTCTAAACCAACTCCTGGACCATCTGAGGATAGTAAAGCAACTGGTTCTGATGCAATTGGGTTTAGAGATCCAAACAATAAGTATCCACTAAAAGAATATATCAACGAACCAGACACTAATCGTTTGGCACGAGGAATTATTCAAGGAACTGTTGTCAAGAAAAAAGATGCCGTAAGAAGATTAGATGTTCCTAAAGCCATTGATAATGGTTCATGGGATCAACCAGAGCCACCATACGGAGCAAAGTATCCGTACAATAAAGTATTTGAAACTGAATCTGGACATATCCAAGAATTTGATGATACTCCAGGACAAGAACGTATCCATATGTACCATCGTGCAGGGACATTCAGTGAAATTGATGCGAACGGCACACAGGTAAATTACATTGTTGGTGATAACTTTACTATCATGGAACGTAATGGATGTATTCATGTTGCTGGTGAGTGTAACATTACTGTTGACGGTAATACAAATATCTATGCACGAACAGATGCTAATATTCAAGTAGAACAAAATGCCACTATTAAAGTTGGTAACAATTTAGATATTGGTGTTGCCAACGATACAACTATGGCTATTGGTGGTGACTTTAAAGTTAAAGTTGCTGGTGATTATAGTATTGAGGCAGCAAATATCTATGAGAAGTCAGATGCAGTTTATAAAGTCGATGCAGCGTCTGATCTATCACTTAAAGCAGGTGCAGATTATTCTGCCGATGTTGGTGGTAGTCTTTCTATGCAATCTGCTGGTGGTTTAGATGTTCTCGGCAATACAGTAAATATTGAATCTACTGGAAGTATGAATATACTTGCTGGTGGAACTCTATCTGCAGATTATACTCAAGGACAGTTTGGTAATGGCGCAAGTGGTTCTTCCACTAATGCAGTTAGTGCGCTTGCTGCAGTTGAACTTACTCCACCTGTTGCTGGTAAACCACTCAATCCTATTGTTCCTTACTTTATTCCACCAGAACGTGCATTTGAAGAAAGAACTACTGCTGAAACTCCAGATGATTGGGATACACCAGAAGGTCGTGCAATCTCAAATAAAGAATCACGTGAGAATGGTGTTGCTGTTCCAGTAGTTCCAGTTGCTGAAGACTCCGCTGCACCAAGTGGTGGTGCTGCAGCTGCTGCACCTGTTGATTGTAAAGTAATTTACAATACAACAAACTTTACCAATGACTACAGACTATCCACCAACTTTACATTGGGTATGTTAATTGATGGTGGTGTGAATGGTAAACATAAACTTGTAGACCAGATGCTTCAGGATACTGCAAAGGGTCAACTAAGACAATATACTGTTCAAGAAGTTGTATGTAATCTTGCCATGGTTGCTCAGAATATTCTTGAACCATTACTTGAAATCCTTCCAGGAGGCATTGGTGGCTATAAAAAGACATGGAAGATTAACTCTGGCTATCGTCTAAAAGGTGTTGTTCCACAAGAATCTGCCACGTCAGACCATTGCAAAGGACAGGCTGTTGATATCGGTTTAGTGAATAGCACATACGATAAACTCTATAACTTTGTGGTCTCTGCAGAGAAGATTCTTCCATATGATCAGATTATTTTAGAGTATCGTTACCCTTCTTCACATTGGATGCATGTAAGTTATAAGATGGATGCTAGAAGAAAGATGGCATTTACGATGTTGAATGATAAGACTTATAAGAGAAACACAGCTGGTGTTCCACAAGGATTCTATCTTTTAGATACAATTCCACAACCAACTAGGACTGCATAATGGGTGGATTTGCTAAAGAGGGAGATTTGTCGCAAGGTATAGATGGACCAGCAACTGCTCTAACTTTTAGAAATCAAGCAGTTAAAACCTTTGTTCAGGGGATGAGAATAGCACTCGTGGGAGACCAGTATCAACCTCATACTGTTGGTAGAACGACTCATACTGGTGCTCAACGAGAAATTATAACTGGATCTGCTAAAACTTTCTTTGAGGGAAGAGCAGTTGCAAGATATGGAGATCAAATAGCAGATGGAGATCTAGTGGGTGGGAATGGCTTCAACACTTTTATAGAATAACCTAAATAAAGAATATGGCAAGAAATACAAGAATTTTCTCAGATTTAGATTTGAATTTCACTGCTCACCCAGTGACTAAGGACATTTCACGTAGATACGATGAAAATGCAATTAAAACTTCCCTTAAAAATCTAATTCTAACCAGAAATTTTGAGCGACCATTCCATAGTGAAATCGGCTCGCCAATCAACGCATTATTATTCGAACCACCATCACCGATGTTAAACATCACTCTCCAGAGAGCCATTGTTGATGTGGTCAATAACTTTGAACCAAGAGTAGACTTACTGGATGTTAGCGTTCTTAGCAGTCCAGATGAAAATTCATTGTATGTTACTATTACCTTTAAGATAGTAAATACACAACAACCTCTAACTCTAGATTTAACCTTAGAGAGAACTCGATAAATGGAAAATAAAAAAATAAGCGTCTCTGAATTAGATTTTGACCAGATCAAATCTAATCTAAAGACATTTTTACAGGGACAAAATGAGTTTTCGGACTACGATTTTGAAGGTTCAGGTATGTCCGTGTTGTTGGATGTTCTGGCTTACAATACTCACTATCATTCTCTTTATACAAACCTTGCTGTAAACGAAATGTTCTTGGACTCTGCTCGTAAGAGATCCAGCGTAGTTTCTTTGGCCAAGATGCTTGGTTATCTTCCAAGATCTTCTCGTGCACCAACAGCCACAGTAAACATCACAGTATCTGCTCCAACTGGTAGTCCATCTTCTTTAACATTAGCTGCAAATAGTGCATTTTCTTCTATTGTTGATGGTGTGACATATACATTTTATAATACCCAAGCAACTACAATTATTCCAAATACTTCTGGTGCTTATATCTTTCAAAATGTTTCTTTGGTTCAAGGGACTCCATTAACATATAATTATACAGTTGCTACTGGAAGTCGTTTTATTATTCCAAACGCAGATGTAGATATTTCTACACTTACAGTTCGTGTTCAAGAAACCTCAGGATCTACTGCATATACATCTTATGTGTTTGCCAATAATATCACTGAAGTTGGTCCAACCACTCGTGCTTTCTTTTTGAAAGAAATTGACGACCAGTTATTTGAAGTATACTTTGGTGATGGGATTGTAGGGTATAAACCTGCGACTGGTAATATTGTATTGTTTAATTACTTTGTCACAGATAAAACTTTAGCCAATGGCGCACGTGTCTTTACTTTTGATGGAACAGGTATCGGTGGTGGCACTGTTTCAGTCAACACAGTTACTGCTGCACAGGGTGGACAAGACATTGAAGATATCGATTCTATTCGTTTCAATGCTCCAAGAAATTACTCTGCTCAGAATCGTGCTGTTACAGCCGAAGATTATAAAGTTATTCTTCCACAACTATTTGCAAACATCGACTCAATTAATGTCTGGGGTGGTGAGGATAATAATCCTCCAGTTTATGGTAAAGCATTCATTGCTATCAAACCACTCTCAGGTGAAACTCTTTCTAATGCTACCAAAGAACAAATTACAACTACGATTCTTAAAGGTAGAAATGTAGTATCAATTATTCCAGAAGTCGTTGATGCTCAATATCTTTATATTATTCCAACTACAACTTTATACTATAATCCTCAACAAACAAATAGATCTGAAGAACAACTTAAAACATTAGTTCGTGATACTATTGTAAATTACAATCAAACAGATCTTAATCGCTTTGATGGAATGTTTAGATTCTCAAAACTATCTCGTTTGATTGATGCTTCTGAAGAATCTATTTTAAGTAACATTACTACACTCGTTCTAAAAAGATCATTCACTCCAACTTTTAATACTAGAACTTCTTATGTTATCACTATTGATAATCCAATTTATACAGAAGGTGTTCCAGAAGGTGCTGTGACATCTGATGCCTTTACTATTGAAGGATCAAGTGAAACATTCTATTTTGAAGATGATGGTGTTGGTGCTATTCGTTTGTATTACTTTGTTGGTGCAGGTACTAAGAGATACATAAACGCTAACTTAGGAACAGTAAACTATACTACTGGTGCAATAACACTAAACGATATTAATATTACATCTGCAACAAATAATGAAATTACCATTACGATTAAACCATCGTCAAACGATGTTGTTTCAGTTAGAAGTCAGTTGGCTTTAATTGCTGAAGAACAAATTGTTGTAAATGCTGTTGTTGATAAAGTTGCCTCAGGTGAGACCTCTGGCGGATCAAATTATATCTTCACCTCAAGTCGTAGCTAATAATGGCACTCGTAAAAACAAAAGTATCATCAGTCGTATCTAGACAAGTCCCCGAATTTATTCGTGAGGATAATGCACAGTTCATTTCATTCTTAGAAGCATACTATGAGTTTCTAGAACAAACTGAGAAACGAGATCTCGGAAGTACTCGAGATATTGATGATACTGTTGATAGTTTTATTCAGTATTTTAGAAATGAAGTATTGTTGCATGTTCCTATTTCTGTACTATCAGATAAACGCTATCTTGCCAAACAGATACATGAAGTTTATCGTTCCAAGGGTACAATAAAGTCTTACGAATTCTTATTCAGAATTTTATTCAATGAAACTCCACAGCTATATTTCCCTAAAGTTGACATGCTCCGTTTGTCAGATGGTAAATGGGATCAGGCTGTTGTTATTCGTTGTACTGAAACTACTGGAAACTCTTTCAATCTTATTGGTCAGACTATTAGTCAGGGTATAACTCGTGGTAGTGTAGAATCAGTTATTAAATTTCAAATCGGTTCTGATACTATTGCTGAATTGACACTCAATGAAAAGAGTATTGTTGGAACATTTAATACAACAGATTCAATTACAGGATTAGACAATACTACTAATACCAGTATCACACTAGATGTTTTATCAGTAATTACAAATTTTGAAATTAATAGAAATGGTTCATACTACAGAGTTGGCGATCCAATTGATTTAATTTCTGGATCTGGAACTGATGCTCAGATTGAAGTGACCAACATTGGTTACGGATCGATTGACAATATCATTATTGATTCTCCAGGATCTGGATATACCATTGGAACAGAATTAACATTTAATAATACCGATGCAGGAGATTCAGGTGATTCTCTTATAACGGCAAAAGCAATTATTACTGACATTGACGTAGATTCCATTCTTATGGAAAACGGATCTAAATTATTAAGTGAGCAAAGAGATCAATTTGACTTAGAAAATGTTACCACAGGTGGTATTAAAGCAGTTTCGCTTTTAACTGGTGGATTCTATTATAGAAAACTTCCTATTGTTTCTGCCACTGGTGGTACTGGTGCTAAACTAATTGCAACTGGTAATGGTATTGGTAGAGTTACCAGAGTTGGTATTACAAATCCAGGAGCACGATATGAGACTGCTCCAATTGCACTGTTTCCATATAATATCGTTGTCAAAGACATAACTGGCTCATTTACAGTTGGTGATTCTATTTCGGTTCTACCACAAACAATGTCTTTAGATACAGATGTTGATAGTGAGTTGCTTCTTGAGACTGGCGATAAAATTGTTTTAGAGAGCCAGCAAAACCCGAGCGGAACTATTTACTCGTATGATACTGATAGAAACTTAATAACATTATATCCCACTTCAGATAGAATCGTAACTAGATTAGAAAATGATACAGGTTATTTACTATCAGAAGATGGAAAAACATTTGTAAATGAATCTTCTGGTCAATTCGAAACATATCAGACAATAACAAATTCTGCTGGAGCGACAGCCAAAATTATTTCTGGATCTGGAAACCATGCTGAAGCCACAGGTGTTATCGGTGCTCTTAGCCGAACTCTTGGTAAGTTTATTAACGCTGATGGTAAAGTTTCTGAGTCTTCAAAGAAAATTCAAGACTCACTATTCTATCAAGAGTATTCTTATGTTATTAAAGTTGGTCAGTCTATTGACAAGTATCGTGACGCTGTTAAGAAACTACTACATCCAATTGGTCTTGCTCTATTCGGTGAGGTTACAGTTCAATCATTAGTTAGTTCTCCATCGAATATAACTCTACAAGTATCTGAACTGCTAAAAACTATTCGTCTATTCTTGGATATGAAGATGCGAGCAGTTGGTAATTACAGAAGAATGGGGTATGAAGATAATTCTGCCTTAGACAAAGAACAGATAACTCTGGTCATCACGGACTTTATTGCAAGCGTTCTTAGCCTTAAGACTACCACCTCTGAGTTCTTGCCAACGCTGGTATTCCCAAATCTTTCTCCTGCAGAAATTCATTTATTGGATCTTCGTGCAGAAGTCGGAGAGTCTTACAAAGTTATCTACCACAAGACATTTGGTCAAACGATACCGACTTATATTAGTTCGTTTGCCAATTTAGAATTAAGATCTAGTCCATGGGCTGGATCGACACAACTTGGACCAACTTTTGGATGGTTAGAAAGATGGAAATTTACAGTTCCACCATATGTGGCTGGAACTAAAGAATCTATAGGTGTTTATAGAGACGCATGGAGCCAGAACTATACTGGAACTGATAATTCTGGTTACTGGGATACATACGCAAACACTCAGATAAAAGACTTTGCTGATGTTATCATCTCGGATGTTATAAATAATCCTAATAGAAGAACAAACTATAACAAAGAAGCGTATATTAACATAATTAAAACTTGATCAATCAAGTCATAAATAACAAAGAATTCTAATGGTAGTTACTGAACTACCTTGTATTAATCTATAAAAGGAAAATAAAATGGCTGCAATTATAACTTCAAAATTCCGCATCCACAATGCGCAATCTTTCAAAGAAGGTTTCTCAGAAGCTGCTGCAACTAACATGTATCTTGGTATCGGACGTCCACAATCTTGGACAAGCGATAACTCTCCAGATACTCCAAAGGACACAGTTGCTGATGAATATTACTATTGGCAAGATATGCTCGCTGTCAAGCGTGTTCAATCATCAGACGTAGCACATGCTATCCCACGTCGTGACTGGACTTCTGGTCAATATTACGACATCTATCGTCATGACTACAATGGCACTACTGCTGGTGTAAACATCTCTTCTGGTGGTGGTACAACTCCAGCAAATCTATACGCTGCAAATTTCTTCGTTGTTACTGACGAATATAATGTCTACAAATGTTTAGACAATAGAAATACAGCAAATACAGTTATTGCTTCTACAACTAAGCCAACTGGTACTTCTACTTCAGCTATTACTACTGCTGATGGTTATGTCTGGAAATACATGTATACAATTTCTCCAGCTGATGTTATCAAGTTTGTTTCTACAGACTTTATTCCAGTTAAGACTTTGGCATCTAATCCAGGATCCACAGATTCTTATTACAATCAGTGGTTAGTTCAAGCAGCTGCAGTTGATGGTTCTATTAACAGTGTTTTAGTGACAGCTGCAGGTACTGGTTACCTATCAACTCCAACTGTTACTATCAATGGTGACGGTACTGGTGCGACTGCCACAGCAGTTAGAGATGCAGGTAGCAATACTATTACTGCAATTAACATTACCAATGCAGGTACAGGTTACACATACGCAACTGTTGCTATTTCTGGTGGTAGCGGTTCTTCTGCTACTGCAACTGCTTTCATTACACCAAAAGGTGGTCATGGTTACGACCCAGTTGAAGAACTCGGTGGCTACTATGTAATGATGAACGTGCGTTTAGAGTATGATGACGGATCTGGTGACTTCCCAATTGATAACGATTATCGTCGTATCATGTTAATTCGTGACCCATACAACTACGGAACAACAACTGTTTCTACTTCTACTACTTTGAAAGCAACTAAAGAGTTGACTTTCTCTAGCGGTACTGGTACATTCCAACAAGACGAAACTATCACTGGTGGAACATCTGGTGCAGTTGGTCGTATTGTTTCTGTCAGTGGCACAACAATTCGTTACATCCAACTACGCACTGATAATGCTACTGGTGCAACATTCTCGACTAGCGAAACTATTACAGGTGGGACATCTTCTGCGACAGGTACTGTTGCAACTAAGACTAATCCTGAAGTTCAACCATACAGCGGTGATGTGATCTACGTTGAAAATCGTCGCCCAATTAATCGTGCAAGCGACCAGATTGAAGATATTAAAATCATCGTAGAGATGTAAATAAATAATAAGTAAAGTTTAATAGAGAAACTATAATGACCATTAATTTTAATGTATCGCCATATTATGACGACTACTCTGAGGAAGATAAATACCTCAGAGTATTGTTTCGTCCAGGATATCCAGTACAAGCGAGAGAATTAACACAACTGCAGACCATTCTGCAGAATCAAACTTCACGCTTTGGTGACCACATCTTTAAACAAGGTGCAATGGTTCTTCCAGGACAAATTTCATATGATGATACTTTTAATTATGTTAAACTTCAACCAACTTATAATGGTGTTTCTGTTGACACTTATATTGAAGAGATTGTCGGTTATATTCTAGTTGGTAATACAACTGGTGTTAAAGGTAAGGTTGTTTATGCTGCACCTTCAACAACAACTGACTCTCCAACAATTTACATTAAATACATTGAGTCTGGTACAAATAATGTAACTAAGACCTTTGCTGCAAATGAAATTTTAACTACTGAAGACGCACCAACTGCTCGTGCATTTACAAGCGTGTTATCTGATGCTACTGGTGTCGGTTCTGGTGCTTCCATTGAACGTGGTGTTTACTACATCAATGGTTTCTTCATGTTAGTTACTCCACAAACTATTTTACTTGACAAATACGATAATGTTCCATCATATCGTGTTGGTCTAGAAATAACTGAAAGTATTGTTACACCTGAAGAAAATTCTGCGCTACAAGATAATGCACAGGGAACTTCTAACTTTGCAGCTCCAGGTGCGCATCGTTATCAAACAACTTTAACACTTGCAACAAGAACGATTGAGACTACTGAAGATAAAGACTTCATTGAGTTACTCCGTGTTGTTGATGGTAGTATTCAATATAAAGTTCGTACAACTGACTATTCTATTTTAGAACAAACTCTTGCTCGTCGTACTTACGATGAGTCTGGTAATTATGTTGTTCGTAACTTCACTATGGATGTTCGTGAACATAGAAATAATAATCGTGGTGCGTGGAAAGAAAATACATCTTATCTAATTGGTGATGTTGCATATTATAAAATTGGTGGAACCACTAACTATTATACTGCAACTACTGATGGTTCTTCTGGTTCTCAACCACCTATTCATTCTTCTGGTACAGCAACCGATGGTGTCGGTGGTGTTACATGGAGATATACTGCTGTAACAGATTTGCTTTATAATCGTGGTATTTTTGATCCAGCCACACAAGATGGCGATGCCACTAAATTGGCACTTGGTATGGAACCAGGAAAAGCATATGTTCAAGGATATGAAATCGAGAAAATCGGTACTCAATATCTAACTATTGACAAAGCACGTGACTTTACTCGTGTTGCTGATACTCAAATTCAAACTACTGTTGGTAATTATATTCTTGTTACCAATATTAATAGTGTTCCACGTTTTGATGTTTTCCAACAAGTTGATCTATACAGTCAAGTAACAGCATCTGCTGGTACTGCTGCAGGTTCTAAAATTGGAACTGCACGTATTCGTGGTATTGAACTCCATAGTCTTGGAGCGTCACGTGCTGCAGACGTATACAAATTACAACTATCCAGCGTATCATTGAATAGTGGTGTAAATTTCAATCGTCAAGTTAAACAGATTTACTACAATGCTGGTTCATCTACCACTAACTTTACTGCTGACATCTCTCCGATTCAAACAGTATTGACTGGTTCTGTGACTGCGTCATCTTCAACTACACTTACAGGTGCTGGTACTAGATTCACCACAGAACTACAAGTTGGTGATTACATTTATATCGGTTCTTCTTCTACTGTTCGTCGTGTTACTGCTATTTCAACTGATTTATCTTTAACAGTTAATGCCAATGTGACTGCAACTGCTGCTGCAATTTATCGTCTATCAACTGTATTATCTGAACCACAAAATTCTCCTTTAGTTTACCAACTACCATATTATGCTGTTCGTAAATTAAGAAGCGTGGATGATACTACTATTGGTACTTCTTATACTGTGATGCAGCGTTTTGTTCAAACATCTTCTACTTCATCTGGTGGAACTTGTACTCTTACAATTAACGCTGTTGGTTCTGCAGACACATTCGGCTCTGCAGCTGAGAATACTAACTACCTGTTGGTTAATAATGCCACTGGTGGTGTTGTTATTCCTAACTCAATTAACGTAGTTACTCCTTCACTTCGTCAAGTTATTTTTACCCTTGATGCTTCTGTTGCTTCAACTCAGTTTATTGTACATGCTGCAGTTCGTAAGACTTCTATTGATGCTAAAGAAAAAGCAAAAACTCTAACTTCTGCTGTAAAAACTATTACAGTAAAAACAACTGGTACTACACCAATTATTAAATTGGGTAAAGCGGATGGATATCGTGTAACCAGTGTTAAGATGGATACTGGAACATGGGGATCACCAACTGGTACTTACTCGATTGAAATTGGTAATCAATTTGATTTTGATGACGGACAACGTGACGACTACTATGATGTGGCATCTATTAGTTTGCGTCAAGGATATCCAGCACCAACTGCACCAATTCAAATCACTTTCCAATATTTTGAACATGGTACTGGTGACTACTTCTCAGTAGATTCATATACTGGTTCTGGTATTCGTTATGAAGATATTCCAATTTATTCTGGTACTGCTTTAAGAGATGCACTAGATTTCCGTCCACGTATTGATGATACTGGTGTAGATTTTAGTTCAGCTGGTTCTTCACCAACACAACTACCAAAACGTGGTGTGAACGTAGAAACAGATATGTCATACTATCTTGCTCGTAAAGATAAAATTGCAATTGACTTCAATGGTAATTTCTTCCAAGTTAAAGGTGTGCCAGCTGTTAATCCAGCAGAACCAGAAGATCCAGTTAATGGAATGGTTCTATACAAACTTTCTCTTGAGCCATACACATTTGGCACATCAACTAATAACGTAAGTGTAAGATCTATTGATAACAAACGCTACACAATGCGTGATATTGGTTCTCTTGAAAAGCGTATTGATACACTTGAATATTACACTTCTTTATCTTTACTAGAACAAGAAACTGTAAGTTTAACTATTCCAGACGACCAAGGATTAGATCGTTTCAAGAATGGTTTTATTGTTGACTCGTTCTCTGGATCTGGTGTTGGTGATGCTTCCAATACAGATTACAGCTGTGCTATTGACATGGAGAATAAAGAACTCCGTCCATTCTATCGTATGGACAATGTCAATTTAATCGAAAAGAATTCTACATCTGCTCAGCGTACTGCAAGTAACTACGCTTTGACTGGTGATGTTATCACATTGCCATACACCAATATTTCTTTTATTAAACAGAATGTTGCATCCCGTGTTGAGAACATTAATCCATTTGCGATCTTTACATTTATCGGTAACATTAATCTAAACCCATCTTCTGATGAGTGGTTTGAAGTTGAACGTCGTCCAGATATCGTGAATAACGTAGAAGGTAACTTCAATGCTGTTTACAGTGCACTAGAAAAGTCTGGTGTTCTTGGTACAGTTTGGAATGCATGGCAAACTCAATGGACTGGTGCTGCAAGAATTTCAACACGTACATATGTCGGTGACAAACGTGGCGCAGGTGTTGCTGGTGCTGAGTTTGGTGGCGACCAGATGAATGCCTTGTTTGGTAATGTTGAATCAGGATCTGGTTGGGCACATCGTGTTGTTACAACTCAAACTACTGCACGTGAAGTTGGTCTTGCAAGAACTGGTCTTAAAACTAGCGTTGTTGCTCAAATTGATAGACAACTGGTTGAAGATAAAGTTCTTTCAACTGCAGTTATCCCATTTATTCGTTCACGTGGTGTATTGATTCAAGCCAAAGGTTTTAAACCAAAGACTAAACTATATTCTTTCTTTGACAGCATTGGTGTTAATTCTTATATCCAACCAGCCACTAGAATTCCATTCGATGCGATTTCTGGTTTTGGTTCTGAATTTGATAGATACTCAAACGTGGGTTCTAACTCAACTGAAACTGCTCGTCGTATTTCTGGTGATCCGACTAAAGATACACAACCAGCATTAAATCGTGGTGATGTTATTACTGGTTTAACTTCTGGTGCTACTGCAGTTTGTGTTGGATACGAAATTACTTCTACTGGAACTAAAGCGATTTATGTTCTAAACATCAAGGGAACATTCCAGTCTGGTGAAATTATGACTGGTTCTATCTCTGGTGCTCGTGGAACAATCAATTCTTCTGTAACTGTTAAAGTACAAGGTGATGATGTAATCTCTAACTTTAATGGTGACGTATATGGATTATTCACTATTCCAAATACAGATGCATTAAGATTCCGTACAGGTATCAAAGAACTCCGTATCACTGATAGTTCTGCAAATGCTGGTGATTACACTTCAGCTGGTAGCGTTCAGTATCGTGCACAGGGTATTCTTGAAACGAAACAGGCGACATTTAATGCTGTTCGTAATGCAACGATTGCACAAGAAGTTGTTAATGCAACTACCACTATCACAGAAACATCAGAGCGTGTTGTTGGTGATACTGGTTGGTATGACCCATTGGCACAAACATTCTTGGTACAACAAAAGGGTGGAGCATTCTTAACAGGTATTGATATTTTCTTTGCTACTAAAGATGATAATATTCCTGTGAATATTGAGATCCGTGAAGTTGTCAACGGCTATCCAGGTAAAAAAGTTCTTCCATTCTCTAAGATGGCTTTGAACCCAGATAAAGTTTATCTGTCAGACAATAGCGTTACTGTTGAGGGTGCAACTTATCGTGCTCCAGATACACCTACTCGTTTCACATTCCCATCTCCAGTTTTTGTCAATGATGCGACTGAATATTGTATCGTATTGTCTTCTGATTCTAACAACTATCGTTGCTGGATTTCTCAGTTGGGCGATAAACAAGCAGGCACAGATCGCTTTATTTCTGAGCAACCATACGCTGGTGTATTCTTCAAGTCACAAAACGCTTCTACTTGGACTGCGGATCAAACACAAGACTTGATGTTTACGATTTACCGTGCACAGTTCTCAACTAATGTTATCGGTCAAGTAGATTTCGTTAATGATAGTTTGCCAAATAATGTACTGCAGAACGATCCATTCCAAGTAACTTCTGGTTCAAACAAAGTTCGTGTTTATCATCCTGACCATGATATGTTCCCTGGATCTAAGGTTCGTATTCAAAATGTTGCAACTGGAACATACAATAATATTCCAAGCAGCCAGTTAAACGGCACACAAACCATTTCTGATATTGATTTAGATTCTTACACATTCACTGTTACCAATAATGCGAATGCTACTGGTTTCGTTGGTGGTGTTGGAGTTGAAGCGACTGATAACGTGCAGTTTGATGTTGTTCAACCAATCGTTCAAGTTCAATCATTCTCACAGACTAATGTTGATTATAGCATTAAGTCTACAACTGGTCGTTCTGTTGATGGTATTGAAGTACCATATATCAAACAGACTTCTGGGGATGCAGTAATGATTAATCAATCAAATGTATATGATTCTCCAAGAGTTATTGGTTCTGACGTAAATGAATCAAATTTCTTAAGTGGTGATAAATCTTTAACATTCTCTGCACAGATCTCCACTACAAATGATTCAGTATCTCCTGTGATTGATACTCACAGAACTTCATTGATCTGTATCCATAACAAAATTAATAATGCGACTCAGACAAATACTAATATTTCTCCAATAGATAATAGAACAGCGACTTCTGCAAAGACTACCATTGCCTTTACGACAACTGGTATCTCCACAGCAGATGCCACTACTAAGTTAGACTTACTAACTATCGGTGTTGGTCGTTACGTGACTATCTCTGGTGCTGCAGATGCTGGTAATAATGGAACATTCCTTGTAACTGGAACATCTGTTGATGGAGCCACTGTCACATTGAATAGTACATTTACTGCTCGTGCAGCTGGTTCTGGAACAGCAGGTACAATTACAGTGGTTTCACTGGATAAATTCTTTGATGAAATCGCACCTGTAAATGGTTCACAACATAGCAAATATGTAACACGTAGAATTAACCTTGCAAACCCATCTTCTTATCTAAAGATTCGTTTTGCGATTAATCTTCCTACAAATGCTTCTGTGGATGTTTACTACAAGTTAAACAATGTTGGTTCTAATATTGACTTCAATACAGTACCATATACATTGATTAGCCCAGATGCCGTGATTCCTAAGACTACCTTCCCAGAGTCATTCTATGATGTTCAGTATTCTGCGAAAAATCTGACTCAGTTTGATGCAATTACGGTGAAGATCGTATTCAGATCCACAGTTTCTGCTGAAGTGCCGAGACTTAAAGATCTCCGTGTAATCGCCTGTGCATAACATGGAATTTTTAAAGGTAAAGGGGATGGATGGTTTATTTCGAGATACATCAAACCAAGCTATCCTAAATAATAATAGTAAAGAATATGGGGCTTATGTTGCTCGAAGAGATGCAGCTAGGGTTCAAAAACAAGAACTAGAGAGACAAGGTAAAGAATTACAGGATGTTAAGTCTGAGATTTCTGAGATTAAACACATGCTTCAAATTCTTATAAATAAACAATAATGGCACTCCAAACTCCAGTTACTACCGTACCGCAAACTGACTCCTTTGACCAGTGGCGAGTTAAGACCAATTCGGTTATTACACAATCTAACCAGAATGTGGTGAATGTTGGCGATCTAGCCACGTTGGCTGGTGGAGAAACAACTATTGTGGACGCTGTAAATGGCGGACGAAACTTTTCAATTGCAATTTCAATCGCATTAGGATAAAAAACATGGCGAACACTTTTAAGAATGCACTAGCACGAAACGTCGGAACTTCCGCTGTTACTGTGTATACTGCACCATCTAGTAAAAACTCAATCTGCATCGAACTAGACGTTTGTAATACCACAAACGCTGGTGTTACTGTTGATGCTTATATTACTTCTAGTTCAGCAAACTACTACATCGTTAAGGGTGCTCCAGTTCCTGTTGGTGGTTCACTACAGATTATTGCTGGACAGAAAATCGTTCTGTCAAATACAGATGCTCTTAAAGTTGTTTCATCAACGGCTTCGTCATTAGACATTATAGCCAGCATTTTGGAAGATGTCTGATCATGCCGATTCAAAAAGGACCAGCTAATCTAGGTACAGGAAGTGTTGATAGCACTGAGTTATCCAACACACTAGATCTTTCTGCCAAAACAGTAACATACAGAACAATCGTTGCTGGTGATATTGCTTCTAATGCAATCACTCCAGCCAAGATGGCTAATAGTGGTGCCGAGTTTGGTATGCGTAACCGCATCATCAATGGTGCGATGGTGATTGACCAGCGTAATGCGGGGGCTAGTGTAACTCCAGTTAACGCACAAACCACATTAGATAGATGGCAAGGGGGATTAAGTCAAACAGGAAAATACACCATTCAACAATCTACAACCGCACCTACAGGTTTTAGAAATTCATTATTAATAACTTCAACTTCTGCGTATAGTTTGTTGGCGGGAGATAATTTTCAATTAAGTCAACCGATTGAAGGATACAATATCGCAGATTTCAACTGGGGTACTGCTTCTGCTTCTTCAGTTACTTTATCATTTTGGGTTCGTTGCAGTTTGACTGGCACATTTGGGGGTGCTATATACAATGGTTCGGCAAATAGATTTTATCCATTTAGTTATACCATTTCATCTGCTAACACATTTGAATACAAAACAATAACTATTACTGGAGATACTTCTGGAACATGGTCAACTGATAATTCTACTGGCATAAGAGTTATGTTTTGCTCTGCTGGTGCTGGTTCAACTTATTTAGGAACTGCTGGCGCATGGACAAGTAGTGTTATTTTGGGGGTTACTGGGCAAACAAACCTTGTGGCAACTAATGGCGCTACTTGGTATGTAACAGGCGTACAACTAGAAAAAGGCAGTACCGCAACATCGTTTGATTACAGACCTTTTGGGACTGAGTTGGATTTGTGTCAAAGATATTTTACAAAAAGTCAAAGTTGGGCAGCTGCCGTTACTGCTGGTGAAGGACAAGGTTTAATTGCGTGGAACGCAGTTACTACATCTGTAATAGCGGGGTGGGCTTCACATAAAGTATCAATGAGAACACAACCAACTATTACCATCTATAGACAAGACGGCACAATTAATGCAACTAATAGATTTACTGATGGCGTTAATACTACTGGAACAGCTACTTGTCCAGAACCAGGAATAGAAGGATTTAGATATGTGTCAAATGCATCTAGTGGATTTACTGCTGGAACATATTATCAATTTTACTATACAGCATCTGCGGAGTTATAAATGTATAAATTATTAAAATCAATAAGAGGTGATGTAACGGCAGTTTTTCGTTTATCTGATGGTGCATCTATTCCTTTTAATCCAGACAACACAGACTACCAAGAATACTTAAAGTGGCTTGCTGAAGGTAATACTCCAGAACCTGCTGACGAATAAATAAAGAATAACAGAAGAGTAAATCAATGGCATATATCGGATCACCACCAGCATATCAAGCATCTGGAGTTCGCCCACGTGATGAGTTCACGGCAGACGGCACACAGATTTGCTACCCATTATCACAATCTGTTCCAGGTTCTTTTGAATCAGGTGTAACGATTGTTCTTGATAACGTGCCACAACAACCAGTTGAAGCATTTACTGTTGTTGATACTACAACACTAACTTTTACTGCTGTTACTGGCACATTTACAAAGAACGAAACAGTTACTGGTGGAACCAGTTCTGCAACTGGTACTGTCTTAAAAGTCAATCTTGGAAGCATCGTTGTTCGTGGACTTACTGGTACATTTGCTAGTGGTGAGACGATTACTGGTGGTTCTTCTTCTGCAAGTGGAACTTCTGCTGTTGTTAGCACAAATACAGGTTCTGGCATTTTATTCTCAGAAATCCCAGCATCTGGTGCATTCCTTTATGTTGTGCATGAAGGTAATGCAACTTATAATCTAGTTCCAGCTGCAGCATCAGTTTCAGCTACTCAGTTGGCAGACAATCTAAGAAACTTTACTGTTGATACATTTACTGGTGATGGTTCTACAACTGCATTTAATCTTTCAGCAATTCCTGCATCTGGAAATGCGATTCTAGTTTCTGTTGATGGTATTTTCCAAACAGTTACTACAAACTATACACTGTCTTCAAATACAGTAACATTTACTGCTGCTCCAGATTCTGGCTCAGCAATTACAATTATTCATCTTGGATTTAGCACTGCATCTAGAACTGGTCTAGTTGATGGTTCAGTTACTCCAGCCAAGTTAAGTTCTGGTGCTCCACTATGGAATACTTCGAGCAATCTAGGTGTTGGTGTTACTCCAGTGACATTTAAAGGTACACTACAAGTTGGTACTATTGGTTATACTGATACTGGTATCCTTGCTGGATTTGCTTCAAGTGTTGCTGGATATAATCAGATTATTTTACAGAATACTAACTCTGGTTCTACATCATCCACAAACTTCAATGTGTCAAATAACAATGGCACAACAACTACTAACTATGGTGAGTTTGGTATTAACTCATCTGGATTTACTGGCACTGGCTCATTTAGTCAGGCTGGATATACTTACTTGGCATCAGCATCAACTGATCTAGCCATCGGTACTTACGGTTCAAATGCTATTCACTTTGTTGTAAATAGTGGTGCAACTGATGCAGCAATTATTGATACTGCTGGTCAAATTGGTATTGGTGCAACTCCAGCTACATGGGGTACGAGTAAAGCACTTCAAATTGGTTTAGCTGGTGCTTTTAGTGGTCAAACAGGTGCTAAAACTGCAGAAGTTACATCCAACGCTTACTTAAATAGTGGTTGGAAATATCTTACTAGTGGCGATAAGGCAACTTTATATTATCAATATGCTGGTGCTCATACTTTCAATGCTTCAGCAGCAACAGGTTCTGCTGGTAATGGTATTACATGGGATGCTGGTACAACAATAAATCCTTATGGTGTCGGTGTTGGTGGTGCAACACCATCTAGTGGTATCGGTATCGCATTCCCTGCAACTCAAGTCGCTTCTACTGATCCAAACACGCTAGATGATTATGAAGAAGGTACTTTTACAATGACATATAATGCAGGAACAATTTCTAGTCAAAGTGGTCAATACACAAAAGTTGGTAGATTAGTAACTGCTACTTTTCAAATTAATTGGACTGCCTCTGGAACATCTTTAGGGCAAATTGGTGGACTTCCATTTAATGTATCTACAATTAACTACGGTGGAACTCATTCAAGAGAATGGTATAATACTGGAAATTCCGTACAATGTGTAATGAGTACTGGTGCAGCAACTATGGATTTATTCTTTTACAATGGTGGTAGAGGAGTATCAAATGGATCTATATACGGTGTATCAGGAACAGTTGTTTATAATACGTAATTTAAATTAACTAACCCATATTAGGTTAGTCGGACTTTTTAACAACAGGAGAAATCAAAATGGCTTTAACAAAAGAACAAGTAATCGACAAAGTAGAAGTAGTGGAAAACGGTACTCTACAAGTTCGTGAAGTAACAAGAATTATGGAAGATGGTAAGCAATTATCTTCTTCTTATCATCGTTGGAGTTTTGCACCGAACAGTGATGTTTCTGCAATGCCTGCGAATGTACAAGCAATTGCTGCAGCTGCATGGACTGCTGAAGTTATCGCTGCATACGAAGCACAAGTAGCTGCAAATGCTACACCAAGCGTATAAATAGTTAGAACTAGAAACCACAGAGACCAAAGATGGCAATATCAAGAATAAATTCAAGAGCAATCCTAGACGGAAGCGTTGTTGCTGCTGAGGTAGCTGATGGTGCTATTACACCTGCTAAACTGCAGACTGGTGTTGATTTTACTGTCAATACGGTAAGAGTTGGTCTTGGTGCTGGTGCAGTTTCAAGTAATACTACATTAGGTGCATCTGCTCTAGATACAAACTCTAGCGGTGCTCAAAACGTAGCCATCGGATATACAGCACTACAGAAAAATACAACTGCCAGTGAAAATACTGCAGTTGGTCATGGTTCTTTAACAAATAATACAACTGGTGCAGAATCGGTTGCAATTGGTAGATTAGCATTATATACAAATACAACTGGTGGGCAAAATACTGCAGTTGGTAAACAAGCACTTGCTGGAAACACCACAGCATCTAATAACACAGCAGTGGGTTATCAAGCTGGTTACTCAAATACAACTGCTTCTGGAATTACTGCTGTTGGAAATCAAGCTGGTTATAGTGTTGCAGGCAGAGATAATACATTTATTGGCGTAAGTTCAGGTTTGTGGCAAACATCAGGGCTTGAAAATACTGCTGTTGGTAAAAATTCTTTTGTAGGAACCAACGGAAGCGCAACTGGTGGTGGTAATAGTGCATTTGGTGTAGGAACTTTAAGTGCTAATACTAGCGGTAGTTATGATGTTGCGCTAGGTAACTATTCTTTAACATCAAACACAAGCGGTGGATACAATACAGCAGTTGGTTATCAATCTTTACAAGCCAACACCACAGCCTCTCAAAACACAGCAGTAGGTTATCAAGCGGGGTATACAAGCGTACTTGGAACAAATAACACCTTTATTGGTTATGGTGCTGGTTATACATCTAATGCTGCTACAACTACTGGTTATAACACTGCTGTTGGTGCTTATGCAGGATACAGTTTAACCACAGGAACACGCAATACCTTTATTGGTTCATTTCAATCTGGCGGTACTGCTGGCTCTGGTTCTGCTGTAACTACTGGAGGTGCCAACACTATTATTGGTGCTTACACAGGAAATGGTAGTGGCTTAGATATTCGCACATCAAGTAACCGCATTGTAATATCAGATGGTGACGGCAGCCCAAGGCTCTATTATGACAACAACGGTGCTATTCAATCTACAAGTGCAGTAGGTAATGGTACTTTATATCCAGCTTATTTCTGTCGTGCTTGGGTAAACTTTACTGGATCAAGTGGTTCAATTAACGGAAGTGGAAACGTAAGTTCTGTTACTAGGAATGCAACAGGTGATTACACAATTAATTTAACAACAGCTATGCCAGATGCAACATACGCAATCACTGGCTGCTTAAAGCCAACAACAGGACAAGCTGGAAATAATGCTAGAGATGTTCACGTAAAATATGATGCTACTCCAACTACTTCTTCATTCAGAGTTAATACAGCTACCGCTAGTGCTGGATATGAAGACCCAGACAATGTTTATTTAGCAATTTTTAGATAAGAGACAGACATGGAAAAAGTAATTATTTATACAAACGAAAACGGAAATGTAAGCATAACTTTTCCTGCGCCAGAATTTTTAGAAACCCACATAATTGAAGATGTGTTGGCTAAAGACTGTCCTGATCATGCTATTATCGTTGATGATTCTACACTACCAACAGATCATGATTTTTTTAATGCTTGGAGACTAGTTGATGGTGTAGTTTCTGTTAATTTAGATGCTGCTAAAGAAATTAAAAAAGAAGAATTAAGATTTGCAAGAACTCCACTATTACAAATACAAGATGTAGCGTTCCAAAGAGCACTTGAGACTGGTGCTGATACTTCTTCAATCGTTGCTGAGAAACAAAGACTTAGAGATATTACAAAATTCGCAGATGCAGCTACTACACTAGAACAATTAAGAGCAATCTCCATAGACGAATAAATAAACAAAGAGGTTAAACATGGCACTCACAAGAATAGAAACTGATGGCATTAAAGACTTGGCAGTCACTACACCAAAGATTGCCAATGATGCCATCACAACAGCAAAAATTGCAACTGGTGCAGTTACCAGTTCAGACATTCTAGACGGCACAGTAGATTCAGTAGATGTAACCAGCAACGTGCTTGATGGTTCACTTGCTTACTCTCTAGTGTTCTCTTAATCAAGGAAAATTAAATGGCATCCGCATTCAAATCAGCTGCAACTACTCTGTCAACTACTAGTAGAACAGATCTTTATACTGCACCAGCGTCAACTACAAGTGTGGTGCACAATCTTACTATCGCCAATATCGATGGAACAAACAGCGCAACTATTACTATTGAAGTGTACAAAAGTGCTGCAACTACATACTACAAACTGGCATACCTAGTTCCAGTGCCAGCAGGTTCAACATTGATTTTTGATAAGCCAATCAATCTAGAAACTGGCGACAAGATCAGTTTGACTGCATCTGCGTCAAATGCTCTTTCTGGTTTTGTTTCAGTAATGCAGATCACTTAAGGATAAGACATGGCTCTTACTCAAGTTCAGAGTGGAATTTTAGCAGATAGTACCCAGACATACGGTATGAAAAACCGCATCATTAATGGTGCGATGGTGATTGACCAGCGTAATGCGGGGGCTAGTGTTACTCCAGCTTCTAATCCAACTTATACATTGGATAGATGGGTTTACACATATTCACAAAATTCTAAATTTAGCGTTCAACAAAACGCTGGTTCTGTAACTCCACCCGCAGGATTTACAAACTATATTGGGTTTACTTCTTTAGCGGCAACATCATTAGGCTCAACTGACTATTTTATTTTGCGTCAAATGGTGGAAGGCTTTAATACGGCAGACCTCGCTTTTGGAACAGCATCAGCCAAAACCATCACCCTCAGTTTTTGGGTGCGTAGTTCTTTAACTGGTACTTTTGGTGGTGCAATTTCCAATTCGGGTGAAAGCAGAAATTACCCTTTTACTTACACAATTTCTTCTGCAAACACTTGGGAACAAAAGTCAGTAACCATTGCTGGTGATACATCAGGAACTTGGTTGACTACCAATGGTATTGGCATTGAATTAAGCATAGGTCTTGGTGTTGGTTCTACTTATAGTGGAACTGCTGGTGCGTGGACAAGTTCGCTTTTTGTTTGTGCTACAGGTGCTACTAATGTGGCTGGCACAAACGGAGCAACCTTCTACATTACTGGTGTGCAACTAGAAAAAGGCAGTACCGCAACATCGTTTGATTACAGACCTTATGGGACTGAGTTGCAGTTATGTCAGAGGTATTTTGCTAAATTGAGTGCTGCTGGTGCAGCATATACAGCATTTGGTGTTGCTAGAGGAAACGGTGCATCAAGTGTTTATGCTTATCTTAAATACCCAACAACAATGCGTTCAGCCCCTACAACCGTGCAATCTAATACAGGAGTTAATTTTCCTAGTCAAGCCTCAATAACTGCGATAACTGCAACGTATGACGGTCTTGATTCGTCTGGGGTTGAAATGTCAACATCAGCAACTATTGGTGCTGGTATTTGTGCGTTATGGAATGCGAATAATAATGGTGCTGCATTTGTTACTTTAAGCGCAGAACTTTAGGAGACATGAATGTATAAACAATCTAAATCTTTTATGGAAAATATGAAGATAGTATCAGTAATTCGTTTGTCTGATGGCGCATCTATTCCTTTTGACCCTAACAACACAGACTACCAAGAATACCTAAAGTGGGTTGCAGAAGGTAATACACCACTCCCAGCAGAGGAATAAATAAGTATATGTACTTAGGCAATCAACCACTCTCAGCGTCTTACCTAACTGATTACTTCAGTGGTAACAACACGACTGTAGCATTCACTCTTTCAAGAGCACCAGTATCTGCTTCTTCTGTTATCATCACTATTTCTGGTGTTAAACAGGCAGCATCCACATACGGTGTTTCTGGAACAACTCTAACATTCTCTGCTGCACCTCCAACTGGCACAAACAATATTGAAGTGTTACATCTTGGTGTTCAGCCAGATACAGTTGTTCAACCATCATACAGAACAATCACAGAATTTACAGCGACTGCAGGACAGACTACTTTCTCTCCTGCTAGTTACACTGCTGGATACATTGATGTGTATCGCAATGGTGTTAAGTTAGGATCTGCAGACTTCACAGCAACAAATGGTACTAGCGTAGTATTGGCAAATGCCTGTGCAGCTGGTGACTATGTTCGCTTTGAAGGATTCTTGATCACAACATTTAATAATGCGATTGCCAATACCAATGGTGCTGTTGGTGATAGTTTAATTGCTTCAGTTTCTGCAAGTAAGTTGACAGGAACACAAACCATACCAAGAGGCACATTGCCTACGGGGTCTGTGTTGCAGGTGGTGCAAACTGTTAAAACAGATACTTTTTCAACAACATCAGGCTCTTTAACTGATATAACTGGAATGTCTGTAAGTATTACTCCCACAAGTGCAACAAGTAAAATTTTAGTGCAGTATTTTATTGGAGAAATTGGTCCTGGAAATGATGAAGCACTTGGTATTGCATTATTAAGAGGCTCTACTGTTATTGGTGCTGGAGCAACTGCGGGAAGCCGTACTTTAACTTCTACCGCTGCAGTTTATGCAAATGATAGAGGTGCTCCTCAAGCATTTTGTTTTTTAGATTCACCAGCAACTACATCTTCAACAACTTATAAATTACAAATTTATGTAAATGGCGGAAACACAGTTCATGTTAATAGGTCTTCAACAGACACAGACAGCACAACATATGCAAGAACAGCATCAACAATTACAGCTATGGAGATTGCGGCATGAACCACAAAGCAATTTATGCTCTTTACACAAATGTTGTCACTATTGATGACGGCACTGGCGCTTTTGATAAAGACGGCAACAAAGTAACTATTGATATGTTGGCAGTTAACGCATGGGTTGACCCCAAAGCATATGTAGCCAAGCGTGCGTCAGAATATCCTACCATCGGTGATCAATTAGATGCACTATGGAAAGGTGGCGATGCAGCTGCCGAAATGCTTGCAAAAGTACAAGCAGTAAAGAACAAGTATCCTAAGGGAACAGAATAATGACACAAGCAGTCACATTAGCGCAAATAGGTTCTAATAATGGAACCTTCCGCAATAAGATTATTAATGGTGCAATGGTTATCGATCAGCGCAATGCTGGTGGAAGTGTCACACCATCTGGTGACCAATATACTGTAGACAGATGGCAAATTGCAATCGGTAGTTCTGGTGCATGGGTATCTGTACAACAAAATTCTGGTAATGCTCCAGTCAACCAAGGTTTTGCTCAATGTCTAAAACTAACTTCTACTGGTGCCAATACACCTTCTAGTGGCTCAATTCATGTGTTACAACAAAGAATAGAAGGTAACAATATTGCAGATTTATGTTTTGGTACTGCCAATGCAAAAACAATTACATTATCATTCTGGGTTAATCAAAGCGTGACTGGTACATATGGTGGTGTTGTGACTAATAATGGTATAACTAGAGCGTATGGTTTTACTTATACTATCAATTCAGCAAATACTTGGGAATATAAAACAGCAACAATTCCTGGAGATACAACTGGCACTTGGGTAATTGATAATGGTATTGGAATGAGAGTTATATTTAACACAGGTAGTGGATCTGGACAATGCATTACAGCTGGAAGTTGGCAAACTGGTACTGGTGGTATATATGGTGTTTCTGGTGTACAAACGCTTTCTTCAACATCTGGTGCTACTATGTATCTTACTGGTGTCCAGTTAGAAGCTGGTACTGTACCAACATCATTTGAACTTCGTTCTTATAGTAAAGAACTATTGATGTGCCAAAGATACTACGAACTAACTGGTTTTGGTAATATTGCTATTTTTGAATCTGGTTCAACATATGTTATGAACTTAGTTTATAAAGTCACTAAACGAGCGCAACCATCAATTGGTCTGTATTGGACTTCAAATATTCGTGTTAGACAATTTGGTACTTCCGACAGAGATGCTTCATCTCCAGGTGTGGGTAGTACAGCAGGTAGCTCAAATGGTGGATATATTAAAATAAATGGATTTGGCTCGGTTGGGGCAACTAGTTCGGTAGCAGGTATTGGGTTTACTACTTCGTCAGAAAATGGCGATTTATTTTCCATTAGTGCGGAGTTATAAAAATGTATAAATTAACTAAAGAAAACGATTCTGTTGTAAAAGATAATATATTGAGTATTCCATTTGCTGAAGATAATACAGACTATCAAGAATATCTAAAATGGGTTGCTGAAGGTAACACTCCACAACCAGCAGACGAACCACAGGAATAACAAATGGCTTACTTAGGTCGTGTAAAACCAACTGAAACTACATCCAGTGTATTAAGATCTACATACACTGGTAATGGTTCAACCACAACATATGCTCTTCCTGGTCCAGTTGCCAATGAGACATCAATTATCGCAACTATCAATGGTGTGACTCAGCAAGACGCTGCATACTCTACTGATGGTTCAAATATTATCTTTGTTGCTGCACCTGCACTTGGTGATAGCATCGAAATCCGTACACTCTCTGCAGTTGCCATGAGTTATGCTCCAAGTGCTGGCTCTGTTGTTACTGGTATTATTGCTGATGGTGCAGTTACTACTGCAAAGATTAATGACGCTTCTGTGACTGGTGCAAAACTAGCCACTGGTGCAGCTGTTGCAAATATTGGTGCTAGAGCCATTACTGTTGGTCAAGTTCCTGCTGGATCTGTGATTCAAGTAGTTTCATCTCAGCCTATCAATCTTTCATCTACAACTGCAAACGCTGTTTTAACATCTTTAAGTATAACACCATCAAGTGCTTCATCAAGAATACTTCTTTTTGGTAGCGTTGAAGGTGAAAGAAATGGTGGTTCTGCTGGCAATTATATTTTTGGACAATTAAGAAAAAATACAACAAATATACGAGGATTTATGAACGCTGCTGGTTATCAACAAACAACAGGTGCTAGAAATTATAATTCATTTGCATATATCGATTCTCCTTCAACAACATCGGCTATAACATATGATTTATGGGTTGACCACACAACTTCAGGTGCAGCATCTGGCATAACTTGGGGTTGGTACTCAGCATCAATTCATGCATTGGAGATTGCATCGTGAAATCACAAATTAGAGGACATTTAATCGCTGAAGCAATAAGTTCTTTGCGCCCACTATCTTTGTATACGGTAGGTTCAGATGAAAGTATTAATTGGATTGATACAGTTCAAACTCAACCAACACAAGCAGAAATTGAAGCAGAAATTATCCGTCTTCAAGCTGAGTATAATACTAAACAATATCAAAGACTTCGTGCTGCAGAATACCCATCCTACGCAGACCAGTTTGATACAATTTTCCATGAAGGTATTGATGCATGGAAAGCACAGATTCAAGCAGTTAAAGACAAATATCCTAAGGTCTAAGAAATGCCATTAACACAAATTACTACCAGTAATATCGACACAACAAATTCGTTGTTCTTCCGCAATCGTATCATTAATGGTGCGATGATGATTGACCAAAGAAATGCTGGAGGTAGTGTTACAGTAGCTAGTTCTTCTGTATATACATTAGACAGATGGGCTACATTAAATGTGGCAAGTTCTAAATTTTCTGTGCAACAGAATGCTGGTTCTGTTACTCCACCACCTGGCTTTACTAATTATCTTGGTTTAACTTCATTAGCAGCTACAAGTCTTGCAGCTGGTGATTATTATCAAGTATTACAGACAATCGAAGGAACTAATATTTCTGATTTAGATTGGGGTAAATCCACTGCTAAATCAATTACTGTATCATTTTGGGTACGCTCAAGTCTTATAGGAAATCATGGAGGAGCACTTTTAAATGATGGTAATGCTCGTTCATATCCATTCTCATATACTATTAATTCTGCAAATACTTGGGAATATAAAACAATTACTATTGCTGGTGACACATCAGGTACTTGGTTAACAACTAATGGTATTGGTTTACAATTGCGTTTTTCTTTGGGTATTGGTTCTACATATACTACTACTGCGGGTGCATGGGTTTCTGGAGTTTATGGTGCTCCAACAGGATCAGTAAATATTGCTGGAACAAACGGAGCAACTTTCTATATTACTGGTGTACAGTTAGAAGTTGGTACTGCTGCGACTGCATTTGAGCGTCGTCCATATGGTACTGAGTTAGAATTGTGTCAGAGATATTATGGATATTACCCATCAGTAACATTCACAAACCCATCTACAGCTTTATACAATGGATTTATTTTACATTATAAAGTTACAATGAGAGGAACTCCTACGGTTGTGTGTTATAGTACAGCTACAGGAGCAGCAAATAAATTACGATATCAAGATGGTGCAGCTGATATCACCACTTATCAAGGTGGAACCAATGCTAATACAGTTTCAATAGCTGCAAATAATTCAAGCACTAATGGTGGGTCAAATATGTTCGTTACTGTTACATGCGATGCGGAGTTATAAAAATGTATAAACAAGTAAAATCACCTGCTGGAATTATCTTAGATTATGTTATCAGAGAAACTGGTGGATGGATTCCATTCGATCCAGATAATAGAGACTACCAAGAATATCTAAAATGGTTAGAAGCAGGTAATACTCCGCTTCCTGCAGACGAATAAATAACAGAGAACATCACAGAGAATAACCTATGTATATTGGAAGAGATCCCATCTATGGCGCCTACGAGTTACAAACGCTAACTCCAGACAGTAGCACAACTACATTCACTCTGACTTATGCCGTTGGTGCAGCTCCAGCCATCATGGTATTTTACGGTGGTGTATATCAAACTCCAGGTGTGGCATATGCTTTATCAGGTGGTGGTACAAGCATTGTTTTCTCTGAAGCACCAGTAACTGGCACAACATTAATCATTGTCTATCTCGGTCGTCAATTAACAGTTGCTCGTACTGCTGGACAAGAAACAACTACACAATCGTTTACTGGTGACGGAACAACTACCAGTTTTACACTAACAGATGCACCAGTTGTTTCTTCAGGTGTTCTAGTATTCATTGATGGTATTCAACAGAAACTTACAACACACTTTTCTGTTTCTGGCTCTAACATTATTTTCAACACTGCTCCTGATGCCAGTGCTGAAATTGATGTTTATACACTGGTCAAGGAAAAAGTTTCTATTGACACAGTTGGTGATGGTGTGCTTACTCGTGCAAAATTAGCGTCTTCAATTAATCGTAGCACAGTTGGTGTTTACTCGATTATCACTGGTGCAACAACTGCTACTGCTGGTTCTTATTACTTTGTAGATACTACCTCAGCTGCGATTACTCTAACATTACCAACAACTGCAGTATTAGGTGATACCATTCGTATTATAGATATGGCAGGAACATTTGCTACAAACAATTTAACAGTGTCTAGAAATGGTCACAAAATTCAAAGAATCGCAGACAACTTAACAGTTAACCTTGCTGGTTCTTCTTTTGATTTAATTTACTCGAACAGCACAAACGGCTGGCTCGTATTCTCACTGTAAGGTAAAAAATGGCGACAATATACAGCGCAATTAAGAACTATGGTGGAGCTGCAGGTGGTGGCTCTGACAAGGTATTCGTTGAGAATGATAAAACAATGAACAGTAGTTATACTATTACTACTGGTAAAAATGCCGAAGCAGTTGGTCCAATTACCGTTGCTTCAGGTGCAACTCTAACAGTTCCAAGCGGACAAAGATTGGTGATACTATGAGTGCGGTAGTTATTTCTGGCGATACAAGTGGTTCAGTAACCCTACAAGCACCTACGATTTCTGGTGCAACAACACTAACATTACCTGCAGTTTCTGGTACAGTACTACAATCTGGTACTACAGTTACTGAAGCACAAGGTGGTACTGGTACAACTACTGGTTACTACGGATTTAAGAACCGCATCATCAATGGTGCGATGGTAATTGACCAGCGTAATGCGGGGGCTAGTGTTACTGCCAACACAGGAAACCCTTTTACAGTCGATAGATGGGCGATTATTTCTTCTGTAAATAGTAAATTTACAGCACAGCAAAATGCTGGCTCTGTCACACCACCAGCAGGATTCACTAACTACTTAGGTATAACATCTTCTTCTGCTTATACAGTGGGGGCTTCTGAACAATACCTGATTAGGCAACAAATTGAAGCATATAACGTAAATGATTTGGCTTGGGGAACAGCCAATGCCAAAGCAGTAACTTTGTCGTTTAAAGTTTATTCTTCATTAACAGGCACTTTTGGCGGGACTCTTTTTAATTACAACGGTTCACGCAACTACCCTTTTTCATACACAATTTCATCTGCAAATACATGGACATCAATTAGTGTAACTATTGCTGGCGATACATCAGGAACTTGGGCTGGAACTAATGGCGCTGGAATTGGTGTCCAGTTTGGACTTGGTGTTGGTTCAACATTAAGTGGAACTGCTGGTTCTTGGTCAGGGACTTATTATGGTTCATGCACAGGTGCAACATCCGTAGTAGGAACAAACGGTGCAACCTTCTATGTGACTGGTGTGCAATTAGAGGTAGGCAGTACCGCAACATCGTTTGATTACAGACCTTATGGTACTGAGTTAGCACTATGTCAAAGATATTTTGTTAAAACATTTAACTCTTCTGTCGCCCCTGCTCAAACTATACCAGATCAAGTTGGTGCAATTTGTGGATCTGTTCGTGCATTCGGTGGAGCATCTGGAAGCAGTTGGGAACCTCAAGGTCAATGGTGTTACCCTGTTGAACTTAGAGCATCGCCTACAGTTACTTTATATGGAACATACGCTGGAAGCGGTCAATGGTCAAACAGCGGAAACACAACTTCATCAAATGCTCGTGTTCAAAATGCTGGAACTAGAAATGCAACAATTGACAATACTGGTAACACAGTTGCTTTTGGTTCTAACTCTCCTTTTATTCACGCTACTGCTTCAGCGGAGTTATAACCTATGTATAAATTAGTTAAAGATGTAAAATTTGTTCAGCGTTTATCAGATGGCGCTTTTATTCCAATGAGTCATGATAACTCAGACTATAAAGCATACCTAGAATGGCTCGCTGAAGGTAACACTCCAGAACCAGCAGAAGGAACAGAATAATGGCTAGTATAATTTCGGCTGGCACGGCTACCAATACTGCAGTAAGCATTACTGGTGACACTACTGGTGCACTTGCTCTTGCCACAAACAATGGTACTACTGCGTTAACGATTGATACCGCACAGAATGTGGGTATTGGTACTACTAGTCCTGCGGCAAGATTAGATGTTAGAACAACATCTTCAACGCAAGCCACCTTCACCAGAACAGGTCAATCTGCTGTTTGTTCAATTTTTCAAAGCACAGCAGACACGTATTTGTCGGCAACAAACTCAGGCGCATCTTTAATTCTTGCAACTCAAGACACAGAAAGAATGCGTATCACCTCTGCTGGATATGTTGGTATTGATCAGACAGCCCCAACCACCGTTTTTTGTGTAGGGGGTGGTATGGCTGGCGGTAGCGGTAATTGGGCTCACTTTAGAAATAATGTGGGTACATCAGCAAATCCCCCTGCTTCCGATCCATATGGTGTATATTTGGGATGCAATTATTCAGGCGGTAACAACGAAGGTAACATTGCATATAGAGGATCTTTAACATTTGGTGCATGGGATGGATCTTCATATAGACCTCACGCTCAATTTGTTAACGCAGCAAGTCTTGGGGCTTCGTCTGGCGGACAATTACAAATTAATAGAACTACCAATTCATATCAAGAATCCCTTAGCATAGGCACAAACAATACACAAGGTATTCATATAAATGAAACGAGCAATTCAAGCTCGATAAATCTTGTTTATTTCACAAGACAAGTTTCAGGTACACAAACAGAATCAGGAAGAATTTATTGGGGTGGTTCATCAATAGCCTACCTGACTTCTTCAGACTACAGATTGAAGAAAGATGTGTCACCAATGACGACTGGTCTTTCGACAGTTATGCAGTTGAATCCAGTAAATTTTGTATGGAAGCATAATAATAAGCCTGCCAATGGATTTTTGGCTCACGAGTTGCAAGAACATTGTCCAGACGCAGTATCTGGTGAGAAAGATGCTCTAAATGAGGATGGTTCTATTAAGGTTCAATCTGTGGACACATCATTCCTCGTAGCCACACTAACTGCTGCAATCCAAGAACTCAAAACTATAGTTGACGCACAAGCAGTAGAAATCGCTGCACTCAAAGCAAAGGTAGGAGCATAAGATGGCGATTATTTTAGACGGAACTCTTGGCATTACAACTCCAGGTGGTGATACATCTGCAGTATCCTACACAACTCCTATTGTTAAGAGTCCATCATCATTAACACTACAGACTAATGGTACAACTACTGCAGTAACGATTGATACTTCACAGAATGTGGGTATTGGTACTGCCAGCCCTGGAATTAAAGTAGATGTCAATGGTGGTATGAGAGTTCAGTCTTTGAGTAATCCATCATCTGGTGCAGGTATGGAACTTGGATATGATGGTACACAAGGTGTTATCCAGATTTATAGCAATAGAGCAACACAAACTGGTGTTCCTTTATTAATTGGTACTGGACAGATTAAATTCCCTGCTACTCAATCTGCTTCATCTGATGCAAATACGCTAGACGATTATGAAGAAGGTGCATGGACACCTACTTTTTCATCGGTTTCGGGTTCACTAACTTCATATACATCTGGTGGTTATTATATAAAAATAGGCGGTCTTGTAACAATTTATGGATGGGTGAGAATTACAACGGCTGGAACTGCATCTGGTGGTGGAAGAATACTTAATCTACCATTTTCTGCATCTAATATTACTGGTTATTATAGAAATCAAGGCGCATGTCAAGAAAGTCAAAATACTGGACTTGCTTATCAATTTTTTCCTGTTGATTCAGGTACTATTTACATATTATCGCCTACAAACGGAGCAATTACTTGGACAGCAGGATATACATATCCGTTCCAATTAACATACCAATCAACTTAATCGCCAACAATAAATAGTCCAATAACAAAAGAGTAAATAAATGGCAATCAGAAAAATAAATTCTAGAAGCATCGAAGATAGCGCAATCGCAGCAGCAGACGTTGCTGCTGGTTCAATCACTACTGCTAAAATTGCATCTAGTGTTACGTTGACAACTCCAACAATTGACACTATCACATCTGCTGCAGCCACTGCTCTAACTTTAAAGTCTGCTGGCACTACTGCGATTACTGTTAGCACAGGTCAATTAGTTGGTGTCGGTACTGCTTCTCCAACAAATACTCTACAAGTAGCTGGTGGTATTTCTGCCACTAGTTCTGCTCCAGCATTCCAAGCATCTGCTGCAATTATGGATGTTAGTGCTGGTGTTGCTCGTTTTAATGCTACTGGTGCAGACTCCTCTACTTATGGAGTGATGACTTTTAATAGAGGTTCATCTAATGCTGGTTTGTTTCAAGAAAGTATGCGTATTTCCGCTGCTGGTAATGTAGGTATTGCAACTACTAGCCCTACGTCATCACTTGAAATTTACAGGGCTAATTCTTCAACTGGTTCATTAACTGATACATCGTTATTACTTTCAACAAGTGCCACTACTGGTCGTAAAGTAAATATTGGTTTTGGTTTGGGTGGTGGAGTTGCTAATACTTGTGCTGCAGTAATTGGATATGATGTTATAAGTGGAACAGGAGCAGGATACGGAGACATTTTCTTCTCTACCAGAAGTACCACTGCAGATAGTGTTCCATCAGAGCGTATGCGTGTAACCAATGATGGAACTATTAGAATTGGTATGCAAAACTTTGCAGCTGCCGTTTCTTCATCTAACTTTGGTATGTCTCTTAATAATACTAATGCTGGTTCTTACTCTTATGCATATAGTACGACTACTAATACTCATTGGGGTTTTGGTAATGGTAATGGTGGAACAGGTTCTATTCAAACGAATGGTTCAACAACATCATTCAATACAACTTCTGACCACAGATTAAAACAAAATGTTGTTCCAATGACTGGTGGTCTTGCAAGAGTTCAAGCACTAAAACCTGTCACATACAAGTGGAAAGTTGATGGTGCAGATGGAGAAGGTTTTATCGCCCATGAATTACAAGAAGTTTGTTCTCATGCAGTAACAGGCGAAAAAGATGCAGTAGATGAAAATGGGGATCCAGTCTATCAACAAGTAGACACATCATTCTTAGTTGCTACTCTAACTGCTGCAATCCAAGAACTCAAAGTCGAGAATGATGCCCTCAAAGCCAGACTCGATGCAGCAGGACTTTAATCACTAGAGTCTCCAAAAGAGTCCCTCTTCCCGAGGGATTTTTAGTTTTACAAGATTACAAAACGAATAAATAAGAAGTAAATTGGAGGATTTCAGTGGCGACTATTAGCAATCTTTTTGTGGATGCTGGAAGCGACTACAGTAACATAATTACTGTTAGCGCAACTAACGGACAAGCACTAAATTTAAGTGGATACACTGTGGCTTCTCAAATGAGAAAGTCCTACAGTTCTTCCACGGCATATGCTTTTACTTCATCGATCTATGATGCAACTACTGGCAAAGTAAGACTCCAACTATCCGCTGCAGCTTCTTCAGCTATTCCCGCAGGGCGATGGCTTTATGACGTAGAAATAACTTCGGGGGCTGGAATAAAAACTAGAGTTGTAGAAGGAATTGTAACTATAACTCAACAAATTACACAAATATAATGGTAGATACAGTAGCAGTTGTTACCCCAGATCAAGCGTTATCGGTAGCAGTTTCCGAAGGTGTTCTTACACTTTCATCCACGAATTTAGCTGCACCTGCTGTTGTTGATTCAGTTTCTAATATCGCCGATGTCGATATTATCACAAATGGTAAAGTAAACGGGTCTATACTGGTTTATAAAACATCAACAAATAAATGGACATCTTCCACTGTTCTTGACGGACAGAATATGGAAGGTGGAGAATTTTAATCGGAGAATAAAAAATGGCATCAATAATTAGAATAAAGCGTTCGTCCACAGCAGGTAATCCTACCACTCTTGCAGCTGGTGAATTAGCCTACTCAGCATATGCAGGCTCAGGTGGTAATCGTTTATACATAGGTATAGGCGCAGAAACAAGTGGTAATGCTGCTAACCACTATGTAATCGGTGGTACTTACTACACTGGTTTAGTTGACGCATCAACTGCTGGTACTCTTACTACTAACGCATCGTCAATTCCAGTTCTTTCCTCAACTGGTACAATTGACAAGTGGTTAGTTGGTAATACTCAATTACTTGGTAATACACTAAGCACTACTGATACAAATGGTAACTTAGTACTTAATCCAAATGGCACTGGCATGGTGCAAATTGCTGGTACTTGGACACTACCAAGATCAGCTGGCACTAATGGATATATCCTTACTACAAACGGTAGTAATACTGCTACTTGGTCTGCTCCAGCATCTTCTAGTCTTTCACTTGCTGCTGGATCTGGTTCTGGCACTGTTTCTACTGGTGGCACATTAACTATTTCTGGTGGTAATGGTATTACCACATCAGTTAGTGGTTCAACATTTACAATTTCTTCTATCGGTGCTGGTGGTTATACTTCTACTGCAACTGGTGGAACAACTACTACTTTAACATCTTCTAGTTCTGCGAACCAATTTTTTACTGGCTCAACTACTCAAACTGTTAAATTACCAGATACATCTACTCTAACTATTGGTCAAGAGTATTATATCACTAACCAAAGTACTGGTGCTTTAACTATTCAAACATCAGCTGCTGGTGCAATTACTACTGTTCCTGCAGGTGCTGGTGCTGTATTTACCGTTGCTTCAACTAGTGCTCAAACTTGGGTAACTGAATTTAATGGTGCCACTACCGTAACTGGTTCTGGTTCATTAGTTCTTTCTACTGGTGCAACACTTAACCAACCATCGTTTGTTGGTCCAAGTTTTTCTTCTATCTCTAATAGTGGTGTACTAACATTACCTAGTAGTGGTAATGATACTATTGTTGCTAGAACTACTACTGATACACTAACCAACAAGTCGATTAGTTTTGGTTCTAACACCATTACCATGACTTCTGCGCAGTTAGCCACTGCGGTTTCTGATGAGACTGGTACTGGTGTACTAGTATTCGGTACTAGCCCAACACTATCTGCTCCAATCTTTTCTACTATTGTAAATACTGGTACATTAACTTTACCAACTTCTACAGATACTTTAGTTGGTCGTGCAACAACTGATACATTTACGAACAAGACTTTTGATACTGCTGCAACAGGCAACGTATTTAAAATCAATGGCACTACGCTTACAGCTGTAACTGGTACTGGTGCAGTTGTTCTTGCCACTAGTCCAACTCTAACAACACCTACTCTTGGTGTTGCAACTGCTACTAGTATTAATAAAGTTGCATTTACTACTCCTGCAACTAGTGCAACACTGGCACTTGCTGATGGTAGTACTCTTGCTACTGCTGGTGCTTATAGTATAACTCTAACTGCCACAGGAACTACTGGTGTTACTTTACCAACAAGTGGCACATTAGCAACTCTTGCTGGTTCTGAAACACTAACTAATAAAACTCTATCTACTGGTGTAACTTATAATGGTAACACTATTGGTGTTGCTTATGGTGGTACTGGAACATCTAATGGTTCTATAACTGGTACTGGTGCGCTATCGTTCACTGCTGGTGGTACAAATACTAATATTAACTTGGTACCAGTTGGAACTGGTACTGTTGATGTGGCAAATGCTCGTATTACTTCAGTTGCAACTCCAACTCAAGCAACTGATGCAGCAACTAAAGGTTATGTTGATGCTGTTAAACAAGCACTGGATATCAAAGATTCAGTTCGTGTTGCCACTACTGCTAACTTAACTGCAACTGCTTCTGGAACTGGTGCTGGTAAAACACTTACTAACTCTGGAACACAAGCTGCACTAACTATTGACAGTATTGTTTTAGTTGTTGGTAATCGTGTTTTAGTTAAGGATCAAACTACTCAATCAGATAATGGTATCTATACTGTTACCGCTGTTGGTTCTGCTTCTGTAAACTGGGTATTGACTCGTGCAACTGATGCTGATAACTCTCCAACTGGTGAAGTTACTCCAGGAATGTTTACTTTCGTTGAAGAAGGTACTGTTGGCGCAGACAATGGTTATGTTCTTACAACAGACGGCACTGTAACAATTGATACAACTGCTTTAACATTCGTTCAGTTCTCTGGTGCTGGTTCTGTTATCGCTGGTGATGGTTTAACTAAATCTGGTAATACTCTAAACGTAGTTGGAACTACAAACAGAATTTTAGTTAATGCTGACTCTATTGATATTTCTTCAAGTTATGTTGGTCAGTCTTCAATTACAACTCTTGGTACTATTACTACTGGTACTTGGAATGGTTCTGTAATTGGTGCTACTTATGGTGGTACTGGTATTAATAATGGCAGTTATACTATTACTCTTGGTGGTAATATTTCTACTGCTGGTTCATTAACTACTGCTGGTGCTTACGCTACAACATTAACTACAACTGGTAATACTTCTGTTACTCTGCCAACTGCTGGTACTCTTGCTACTTTGGCAGGAACTGAATCACTAAGCAATAAAACAATTACTGCTTCTAGTTTCTCTGGCACTACTCTTGCAGCTTCTGGTTTAGTAACACTTACTAATACTACTGATGCTTCTGCTCTTGGTACTGCTGGTGTTGTTACTTCTGGTGGTTTGTCAGTTGCAAAAACAATTTATGTTGGTTTAAATATTACTGGTGCTGGTGCAGCTACTTCAACTTTGGATGGTTTCCAAATTGATGGCGGTACATACTAACTAAATACATTATAATATTGGGGATTTTTATCTCCAATTAACCTTTTTAGGAATATGAATGAGTAATAAAGTCTTACTCAAGAAGTCGTCTGTAGTGGGCAAAGTCCCAGCAACGTCTGACTTGGATTACGGAGAAATAGCATTAAATTATGCTGACGGATTACTGTATTATAAAACTGCAAATAATTTAATCCAATCTTTTGCGTCTAGTAATTCTAATGTAACATTAACTGGTTCGCAGACCTTAACAAATAAGACTTTAACTAGTCCTACAATTAATGGTGCGACTGAAAATAATGTTACATTAACTGGAACAGTTACTGCTGGTGGTGTTACTGGTACTTCTGGTTATGTTTTAACTTCTACTGGATCTGGTGTTCAGTGGTCTGCTGCGGGATCTTCGTACAGTTTACCAACTGCAAGCACTACAACGCTTGGTGGTGTTAAAGTTGACGGCACCACTATTACAATTGATGGCAGTGGTGTTATTAGTTCTGCGGGTGGATCTGGTGGTTTTATTGCTGTAATAACAAGACTTAGTGGTAATATTTCTCTAAATATTTCAGGTATTTTATCTGTTTACGCTAGAAATAATAATATTGTTCAGGTGGTAGCTTAATTATGGTCGCTTCAGTAAATCGTTTTCCGTTAGTAGTCGATTCAACTACTAAAAAAATTGAAGAATTACCGAATGGTGATAATTTAGATTTAACTGGTAGTGGTATCTCTGCAGTTAGAGATATTATATCAGAAACTAATAACACATATTCTTTAGGTAGTTCTAGTTATCAGTGGCAAAATTTATGGCTTGGTAGTTCTATTAGTTCTAATAGTTCATCGGTCAATTTATTAAATACCACAGTAACTACTTTAAATATTGGTGGTGCTGCAACTACAGTAGGTATTGGTGCCAACTCTGGAACAACAACTGTTAATAATGATTTAACAGTTCAAGGAAATTTAGATGTTAAGGGAACTGTCTCTTTCATCGAATCTACTACCACTCAGGTATTAGATAAGAATTTAGAATTAGGTAAAGTTGCTAGTCCCACAGATACTACTGCTGATGGCGGTGGTATCAGTTTATTGGGAACTACTACTAAGACATTTAATTGGTATCAAAATACCAGTGCATGGACCAGCAGTGAGAAACTTTCCCATCAAGGTTTAGTTCCAACTACAGGAACTGAAATTGATCAGATTAAGAGTATAACAAAGTCTTTGACTTTAACGACTGATTGGCAAGATACTGGAATTGGTTATGCAGATTTAGCAACAGGTACGTATTTAATACAGTTGTTTGCTAATGATACTGGTGCAGGTGGTACAAGTACGAATGAGTATTATTCAGGAACCCTTAGTTGGTATGCTGGAACTACGAATTCTTCAGTAGCATTACCAACTGATGAAATACCACTACACAGAGCAGGTGCTTCTTCTGAGGGTGGTTTGTATTTAAGAACGTATAGATCTACTTCTGGATCAGGAACTAATTTAAAATTGCAAATTTATGCAAATTTAGCAAACTCATCTGCATCAAATTACGTGTTTAAATTCAGAAGAATGATGTAACATAAATAAAAGAAACTAGAGGAGTTTTCAAATGGCATTTAAGATAAAAGACGGTCTGCGAATTGGTACAGTAGATGTATTCAATAACGCTGGAGCATTGCTGGTTAGCGCAGGAACATCCAGTAAAGCAACTAATTTAGCTGGTGGTAATGGTACAACATTATTAGGTTCTTTACCATATCAAAGTGGTACAGATACAACTAGTCTGTTAAGTCCAAATACAACATCATCAATTAGAGTTCTTACACAAACTGGTGATGGTACTAATGGTGCTGCTCCAGTATGGACTGCTTCAACTGGTACTGGCTCTGTTGTTTTTGCAACTAGCCCTTCGCTTACAACTCCTACTCTTGGTGTTGCTTCTGCCACTAGCATCAACAAAGTAGCATTTACTACTCCAGCCACTGGTTCTACTTTAACCATTGCCGATGGTAAAACTCTTACTGCTTCAAATACATTAACATTCACTGGTACTGACTCCTCTTCTGTCGCTTTTGGTACTGGTGGTACTGTTGCTTATACTTCAAACAAACTTTCTGTATTTGCTGCAACTACTTCAGCAGAACTTGCTGGTGTTATCTCCGATGAAACTGGTACTGGTGTACTAGTATTCGGAACTGCTCCAACTTTCACTACTAGTATCGATGGTGGTGCAACTTTTGGTGCATTTGCTTCTTCTACAGCATTAACACTTGGTTATACTGGCACTGCTGCTAATACTACTAATATTGCTACTGGTGCTACTGCCAGCGCAACTACCAAAACTATTAACATTGGTACTGGCGGTGCAGCTGGTTCCACAACTAACGTAAACTTAGGTTCTGCTTCTGGTGGTACTGTTACTGTTAATAATGATATAACAGTTACTGGTAATTTAACTGTAAATGGTACAACAACTACTGTAAATTCAACAACAGTTACTGTTGATGATATTAATATTGAATTAGGTTCTATTGCTTCTCCTACAGACAGTACTGCCAATGGTGGTGGTATTACTCTTAAGGGTACTACTGATAAAACTATCACTTATGATAATACAAATACTCAGTGGACATCTAACCAAGACTGGAACATTGCTTCTGGTAAAGCATTTAAGATTAACAACACTTCAGTACTTAATGCTACAACATTAGGTTCTGGTGTTACTGGTTCTTCTCTTACTTCTGTTGGTACTATCGGTACTGGTGTTTGGCAAGGTACTGTTGTTGGTCCAACTTACGGTGGTACTGGTGTTAATAATGGATCTAACACATTAACTCTGGCAGGTAACGTATCTCACGCTGGCTCATTTACTCAGACATTTACTGCTACTGGTAATACTTCGGTAACTCTACCAACTACTGGTACTCTTGCTACTTTAGCTGGAACTGAAACACTAACTAATAAGTCTTTCAATAGTGCTATTAACTATCAAGCGTCTGCAGTTACTGTTGCCAATGATAACGTCGTACAAGCAACTGTTGCTACTACTTCAGCAACTACTGTTGATTCATGGGCTAAAGCAACTTATCGCTCTGCCAAATATTTGGTACAAGTTACTCAAGGTTCTAACTATCAAGTTAGCGAAATCATGGTTATCCAAGACGGCACTAATACATACATGACTGAATTTGCAGTCATTGAAACAAATGGTGTATTGTGCACGTTTACAAGCAGTATTGTTAGTGCTAACGCTGTGTTAACAGTAACAATGGCATCGGCAACTTCAGCAACTATTAATATCCAGCGTACTCTGTTGGTTGTTTAATGTTGTTTTAATATGGGGACTGCTTAAGCAGTCTTCATTTCGTGGAAAATGAAACGAAATGGCAAACGAATTTAAAGTCAAAAATGGTCTGATATTATCATCAGGCTCTCTTACTCTTCCTGGAACACTGGTTGTCGGTGGTACTGCAGGAACATCAGGTCAATATCTCCAATCAACAGCTACAGGTTTACAGTGGGCTTCTATCACTGGTGGAACATCTATTTCCCAAGCCAATAGTTCTATTGCTGTGGTAGATAGTGGGGTTGGAACAATTACAACTACGGTAGATGGAACAGTTGTTCAAACTGATTCTGTTTCTGGTTCTGCGTTTTCTGGTGTTCCAACTGCACCAACTGCAGCTGCAGGAACTTCTACAACGCAAATTGCCACTACATCATTTGCAGCTACTGAGGCTCTTAACAAAGCAGTGGCAATGTCAATCGCACTAGGATAATTATATGGCAGTCACTTCAAGAGATGGATTAAAACAATATGCTCTAAGAGCATTGGGTGCACCTGTGCTTGAGATTAACGTAGATGATGATCAGGTCGAAGATCGTATTGATGAAGCATTAGATTATTGGAGACTATACCACTACGAAGGTATAGAACAAATCTATCTAAAACAACAAATTCGTGCATCAGAAATTACATTATCTACATCAGTTGCGGGTACATTTGTTCTTGCTGAAAAAATAACTGGTGCAACTTCTGGTGCTATTGCAGAAGTATGTAGAGAATCCACTAGAACTTCTACTGGTACTTTGTTATTAGTTCGAAATGTTACTGGTACATTTATAGCTGGAGAGGCTATTGCAGGTTCTTCTGGTCATGTAGCCACATTAAGTTCAATCACTTTACGTGAATATGATAATCGTTATGTTGAAATTCCAGATTATGTCTGGGGTGTCACAAAGATTCTATCTGTGGGTCAAGCATCTTCTTCAAAGAATATCTTTGATTTACAGTATCAGTTACGTCTAAATGACTTGTATGATCTAACATCAACTTCTTTAATCTATTACAAAACTGTAATGAGTCATTTGGCTCTATTAGATTTTGAGTTAAATGGTCATCAAGGATTCCGCTTTAATCGTATGTCAAATCGTCTTTATCTAGACGCTAACTGGCAAACAGATTTTATTCTTGGCGATTACATTATCGTTCAAAGTTATCGTGCAATGGATCCAACAACATGGTCTAAAGTCTATAACGAGCCATGGTTAAAACATTATGTTACTGCTTTAATTAAAAAACAATGGGGCACTAATCTTAAAAAGTTTAGTGGTCTACAACTTCCAGGTGGAGTTACACTTGATGGTGATAAACTATACGCTGAAGCAACAGAAGAAATAAAAGAATATGAAGACGAATTAATGAACAAGTCTGCACCCTTAGATTTTTTCATGGGATAATTAATGTCTCGTAATGTATACTTTACTAATGGAACTGGGTCTGAACAATTATTAATTGAAGACCTCATCATAGAATCTTTAAAGATCTATGGTCAGGATTTCTTTTATATTCCAAGAACACTAGTTTCCAAAGATGAAATTCTTGGCGAGGATCGTCTTTCTCAATTTAAGTCTTCATTTCCAATTGAAATGTATTTTGAGAATGTAGATTCGCTTGATGGTCAAGGTGCATTTATTCAAAAGTTTGGTCTTATGATGGAACAGTCAGCTACATTGGTAGTTGCAAAAAGACGTTGGGATCAACTTGTTGGTCGTTATGGTGTTACACAAATTTCATCTCGTCCAAATGAAGGTGATCTACTTTACTTCCCTCTAACAAAAGGTATGTTTGAAATTAAGTTTGTCAAACATCAAGATCCATTTTATCAACTTGGTAAACTTTATGTTTACAAATTACAAGTTGAATTGTTCCAGTACTCTTCAGAAAGAATTGATACTGGTATCTCTGAAATTGATGCCTTTGAAACTCTCAAAACATTCAGCACCAATACTACAAGAAACAACACTGGTTATGTAACTCATATTAATGTAACAAATCAGGGATCTGGATATTCCACTGCTCCAGCAGTTACATTCTCATCAGGTAAAGCAACTGCTACTGCTAATCTTGGTTCTGGAACAACTGCTGGCAAAGTTATTTCTATTACTGTTACTGATGGTGGAACAGGTTATGCATCTGCTCCAGTGATTACAATTGCAGCACCACCAAGTGGAATAACTGCCATAGCAACTGCATTTATTGATATTGATATTGATAAAACAGAATCTTACGGTGACAATAATAAATTTAAAACTCAAGGCGCAGATGTTTTGTTTAGCGTCGCCAATCCATTTGGTGAAGTAGATATCACAAAGAATACTGAATAATGTTAAACAATAATGTATATTATCACGGAATAATTCGTAAGTGCATCGTAGGATTCGGCACTCTATTCAGCGACATCTATATCGATCGTCGTGAAGGCGATTCTGTAACTGGTAATGTTATTCAACGATTACAAGTACCACTTGCATATGCTCCAAAAGAAAAATGGGTAGTTCGTTTAGATCAAGATCCAACATTAGAAAACCACACTTACGTTTCACTACCAAGAATGTCATTTGAAATTATTGGTTACAACTACGATCCATCACGCAAAGTAAATCGTATGCAACAATTGAAGTGTGGTGACGGCACTGGTTCAGTATCAACCATGTATACTCCTGTTCCGTATAACTTGGACTTATCACTATACATTCTGACTAAAACTCAAGAAGATGGTCTACAAATTCTTGAACAAATCCTTCCAACATTTACACCTGAATATACATTATCAATTAATGTAGTTCCAGACATGAATGTTAAGATTGATGTGCCTATTATTTTAAATAGTGTATCAGTTCAAGACGACTATGATGGTGACTTTCAAACTCGCAGATTTGTAACACATAGTCTTAGTTTTCAAATGAAGGTAAACTTATTTGGACCAATCGCAGGACAAAATGTTATACAAACTGTCAATGCAAATATTGGTGAGAATGAAAACTTTAATAATCCAAACAGAGTTTACGCTGCAACAGGTGATGTTACTACTGCAACTGTTAATACGGAGAGTTGGCTGGACGGATTTTAATTATGGCTGAAATTTATAATTCAAACTCCAACCTTAAAGCAGCTGGAGTTACTGTTGACTTTACACCTGAAGATGTAAAAGAGTACATGAAGTGTGCGGCAGATCCGCTATACTTTATTGAAACTTACTGTTACATTGTTACACTAGATCATGGTCTACAGTTGTTTAAATTGTATGACTGCCAGAAAAACAAATTAAATATTATACATAATAATCGTCGTGTGATTCTTATGGAAGGTCGTCAGCAAGGTAAGACAACTACCTCTGCAGCCTACATTCTTTGGTATACGATTTTTCAAGCCAACAAAACTGTGGCTATCCTTGCGAACAAAGCAACTGCTGCACGTGAGGTTTTAGATCGTTATCAAATAATGTACGAGTTGCTACCAAAGTGGATGCAACAAGGTGTTACTACTTGGAACAAAGGTGACATTGAACTAGAGAATGGTTCAAAGGTATTCACTGCTGCAACAGGTAAGTCTGGTATTCGTGGTAAATCTGTAAACATGTTGTATGTTGACGAAGCAGCGATTATTCCAAACAACGTGGCAGAAGAATTCTTTACTTCAGTTTATCCTACGATTTCCGCTGGTCAGACTACTAAAATTCTACTGTCATCAACTCCACTTGGTTATAACCACTTCTGGAAGTTTTGGACAGACGCTGAAAAAGGTAGAAATGGATTCGTTAATCTATTCATACCATATTGGGAAATTCCAGGTCGTGATGAAGCATGGGCTGCAGAACAAAAAGCCCAGCTCGGTGAACTTAAATTTACTCAAGAGGTTCTTTGTAACTTCTTGGGTTCTTCTCTCACTCTAGTTCGTGCAGATACAATTTCTAGAATGAGTCCAGATACTATCGTCCACCAGAAAGATGGGTTGGATGTATATGTAAACCCACAGGCTGGTCATACTTATTGTATGGTCTGTGACGTGGCAAAAGGTGTTGGTGGGGATTATTCAGCATTCCAAGTTATTGATATCACAGAGGTTCCATACAGAATCGTTGCAAAGTATCGTAATAATGAAATTAGTCCGTTACTCTATCCAAACGTAATTTACAAAATTGGAAAAGAGTATAACCAAGCATGGGTATTATTGGAAATTAACATCTCGGAACAGGTTGCTCACATCCTATATTCTGAGATGGAATACGAAAATATATTGATGGTTACAAGACACGCTATGGGGCAAACAGTCTCTGGTGGTTTTGGTGGTGGTAAAACACAGTTGGGTGTCAATACCGATAAAAAGATTAAAAGGATTGGGTGTCATAACTTTAAAGCACTCGTTGAGGAAAACAAACTTATTATTAATGATGCGGATACGATTTCAGAAATCTCTACTTTTATTGAGAAAAAAGGATCTTATGAAGCAGATGAAGGGTATCACGACGATTTGGTAATGCCATTAGTTCTATTTGGATGGCTCACTACTAACTCTTATTTCAAAGACCTAAATAATGTTAATCTACGAAATATCATGTACGCTAAGCAAATGCTGGCGATCGAAGAAGAATTAACACCTTTTGGGTTCTATGACGATGGGCAACCTGAGAAGGCTCCATTGAACTTCTAGAAATCGTGTAAAAACTAAATAAAAGGTAGACATGAATTTTGTCTAGGTAAACTTATTAACAAGGAGAATTACAATGCCGTTTCAATTATCTCCAGGCGTTGCAGTCGTAGAAAAAGATTTCACATCAATCGTTCCAGCCGTTGCCACTTCTATTGGTGCATTTGCAGGTTCGTTTGGCTGGGGTCCAGTAATGGAACCAACTACAGTTAGCTCTGAGAACGAATTAGTTCGTCGCTTCGGAAAACCTACTGATAGTAACGCAGATTCTTTCTTTACAGCAGCAAACTTCCTATCATATACAAACAACTTATTACTAGTTCGTGCAGACGCAACTGGTCTTAAGAATGCAGTTGCTTCTGGAACTGCTCTTAAAATTAAAAACACCGAGACATATTTGGCTTCTTATGCTTCTGGTCAAGCATCAGTTGGTGAATGGGCTGCAAAGTATCCAGGTACACTAGGAAATTCTTTACAAGTTTCTATGTGTGATGCGGATTCATTTAGCACTTGGGCATTCAAAGACTACTTTGATGGCACTCCAGGAACTTCTACATACGCTACTTCAAATAACTTTACTATCGGTAATGATGAACTACACATTATTGTTATTGACCAAGATGGTCTTTTAACTGGTACTGTTGGTACAGTTCTAGAAAAATTTGCATTCGTTTCAAAGGCATCTGATGCTAAGAAATCTGATGGTACAAATAACTACTACAAAGATGTAGTAAATTCTCGTTCACAGTATATCTACTGGATGGATCCAACTACTACAGTTGCAACTGGCGGTAGTGCATGGGGAACAAGTTTTGCTTCTTTAAATCCTAGCGCAACAGTTACTGGTGTTGCTATTAGTAGCACTTCTGGTGCATTTACTTGTAGTGCTGCCACTTTGGCTGTTGGTGATAAGATCACTATCACTGGTACATTAGGTGGTACTGGAACTATTACTGGTTATACAACTGGTACTGTTTATAAAGTTTCTGCTGTTACTGGTACTTCACCAAGCGTGACTGCATTCACATTAACTACTGTTTCTGGTTCTGCTATCGTTACTACTACTGGTACTCCAACAGGATTAACATATACAAATACACCATACTTCAAGTCAATGTCTGCTGCAGTTACATCATCACTAACTGGTGGTGTTGACGATTTTGCTCCAACTGATTCTGATAAACAAAACGCTTTTGCTTTATTTGCAAATGCTGAATTGTATGATGTCAGCCTAGTTATGTTGGGTAAAGCATCTGCTGCAACTGCAACTTATGTTATCAATAACATCGCTGAAGTTCGTTTAGATTGCGTAGCGTTTATCTCTCCACAAGATACATCTTCTGGTGATGTAATTATCGGTAGCGACTCAACTGCTTCTACTGCTATCACTACTTACCGTGATGCTCTTCCATCTAGCTCTTATGCTGTTATGGATACTGGTTACAAGTATCAATACGATCGCTACAATGACAAGTATCGTTATATCCCATTGAATGGTGATGTTGCTGGTCTATGTGCTCGTACTGACTACACGAATGACCCATGGTTCTCTCCAGGTGGTTTAAATCGTGGTCAAATCAAGAATGTTGTTAAGTTGGCATTCAATCCAAACAAAACACTTCGTGATACTCTTTACAAGAAGGGTGTTAACCCAGTTGTTACATTCCCAGGAGAAGGTACTGTTCTGTTCGGTGACAAGACTCTATTGGCTAAGCCAAGTGCATTTGATCGTATCAATGTGCGTCGTCTATTCATCGTTATGGAAAAGGCGATTGCAACTGCTGCTAAATTCCAGTTGTTCGAATTCAACGATGGATTTACTCGTGCACAGTTCAAGAACTTAGTTGAACCATTCCTACGTGACGTACAGGGTCGTCGTGGTATTACTGATTTCGTTGTTAAGTGCGATGAGTCTAACAACACAGGTGAAGTTATCGATCGTAACGAATTCGTTGCTGATATCTTCGTTAAGCCAAATCGTTCTATCAACTTTATCACTCTCAATTTCGTTGCTGCTCGTTCTGCGATTAACTTCTCAGAAATCGGTGCGTAATTCAAGATAAATAAAGAAAAGAACAAGGAGAATTAAATGGCAAATATTGCTGATTTCAAAGCGCAGATGATTGGTGGCGGTGCTCGCCCTAATCAATTCCGTGTTGAACTTTCATTCCCATCTTATGTTACATTGGGGGTAGTTGCTGGTGCTCGTGCACAGTTTTTGTGTAAGGCTGCTCAACTACCTGCTTCCACTATCGAAACTTTACCAGTTCTTTATCGTGGTCGTCCAGTTAACTTTGCTGGTGAAAGAACTTTCCAACCATGGACTGTGACAGTTTACAACGATACCACTTTTGGTATCCGTAATGCACTAGAGCAATGGCAATCTGGTATTCAGAACTATAACACTACTAATGGTCGTGTTAATCCTACTGACTATCAAGTTGACTTGAACGTGCACCAATTAGATCGTAATGGTGCAATTATTAAGAGTTACAAATTCGTTGATGCTTTCCCAACTACAATTTCTGCAATTGGTTTAGATTACGAACAACAAAATGCAATTGAACAGTTTGATGTAGAGTTCCAATACAACTTCTTTACATCTGCTACTGGTGCAGCTTCTGGCTTTGGTGTTAGTGTTGGTATTGACACTCCAGTTGGTAGTTTCCCGCTTTAATAATTAACTGAGGTTTTTACATAATGCAGATATTTGGGTTTGAAATAAAACGCAAGCAGGACGAGACACTACCTAGTGTAGTGCCTCCTTCAGCACAAGAAACAGGCGCAACCGTAGTAAACACTGGTGTAAATGCTGGTGGCTACTACGGTATGGTCATGGATCTTGAAGGTGTCATTAAAAACGAAAACGACTTAATCCGTCGTTATCGTGAAGTTGCTCAATATAGTGATTGTGATAATGCAATTGAAGATATCATTAATGAAGCAATTGTAGCTAATGAAGAAAGAACATCAGTTGAAATTATTTTAGATGATGTTAAAGTTTCTTCTAGTATCAAAACTAAGATAAGAGAAGAATTTAATAATATTCTTCGCATTCTTAAGTTTAACGAAAGAGCGCATGAAATCTTCCGTAGCTGGTATGTTGATGGAAGATTATATTATCAAATTCTTATTGACGAATCAAATATTAAACAGGGTATTGTAGAATTACGTTACATTGACCCTCGTAAAGTTCGTCGTATTAAAAATATTAAGAAAGCAAGAACACCACAAGGTGTTGAAGTTGTACAAGAAGTAGAAGAATACTATCTTTACAATGACAAGGGTATCACTGAGCAAACAACGCATGGTGTTAAACTTGGATTAGATTCAGTAGTCTATGCACCTTCAGGTTATGTAGACTCAAATACTGGAATGGCAATGTCTTATCTACATAAGGCGATCAAACCAGTAAATCAATTAAAGATGATTGAAGATTCTTTAGTCATCTATCGTATTAGCCGTGCACCTGAACGCAGGATTTTCTATATCGATGTGGGTAATTTACCTAAGTTGAAAGCAGAACAGTATGTAAATGATATCATGAACAAGTTCCGTAACAAGATTGTTTATGATGCAACTACTGGTGAAACACGTGACGATCGTCGTCATCTTTCAATGATGGAAGATTTCTGGATGCCACGTCGTGAGGGTGGTAAGGGTACTGAGATTACTACACTTCCAGGTGGTCAGAATTTAGGTGAGATTCAAGATATTGAATACTTCCAGAATAAACTTTATCATGCATTGAATGTTCCAATTAGCCGTATGCAACAGCAACAAGGTTTTAGTATTGGTCGTTCAACAGAGATTTCTCGTGATGAAGTTAAGTTTAATAAATTTATTGTCAGACTACGTAAGAAATTTAGTATATTGTTCTCGCATGCGTTGAGAGTTCAGTTAATCTCTAAAGGTGTTATCCGTCCAGATGAGTGGGATGATATTCAGTTCAATATTAAATATGATTATCTTGAAGACAATCATTATAGCGAACTAAAAGATTCTGAGATTCTACAACAAAGAATGGGATTGTTACAGTTAATGGATCCATACATTGGTAAATATTACTCAATGGAATGGGCTCGTAAGAATGTTCTACACCTCGATGAAAAAGATATCAAAGAGATGGACAAACAGATTGAGAACGAAAAAGATCAAATGCTTGCACAAGCAGATATGCAAGGACAGATGCAATTGGCTATGCAGCAACCGCAAATGGATGCGCAAGCACAGCAACAACAGGCAATGCAACAGCAACAGGCTGCACAACCTCAGCAAGATCAGGGTGCTCCTGATCAACAAACAGCTGATGCTGAAGCAGAACAAGATGCTGGGCAAGATACAGATACGCAGCAAAGTAAAGGGAAAGTTACCAAATTAAAAACTGGTACTTGGCCAAATTAATAGGAGAATATTATGAGTGAAACAGTACAAAATTTAGTCCAAGCAATTCAGGCTGGCGATGCACTTGAAACAGAAAATGCGTTTACAAATGCAATGGCAGAAAAGTTATCTGCTAGATTAGATACAATGCGCCAAGATGTTGCGCAGGGTATGTTTGCACAACAAGCAGAGCCAATCGCTGAACCTACTACGGAAGAATAAAGGGATAAAGATGTCAGACTTAATCAATAAAACTTTGCAGGTAATGGAGTCTAATGAGACCTCTAATATTTTCACTGAGGCTGCATCGAAACCATCACTTGGTAAATTAGCTGCAGATCATTATGAACATGGGGCTGCAGGTAATAAAACAAAATCACAAGCTACATTGTCTAAAATAGAACAGCATCATGGAAAAGAAACTGCAGCTGCAGTGGCGCAACATACAAATCATGCATATTCAGTAGATAATACTTCTGGTGGAGCTAAAGTACCAAAACATTTTCATAGTGATTTTGTAAATAAACATTTGGGTGGTAAAGATTCAGCAGAACATACTGCATATAAAACCCAAAGCGCAAAACATTATAATGATGATGCTGGCCACGCAACAAATTCTAATTGGAACGAGCACGCATAATGCGTTACTACGAATTTACAAAATCTCTAAAACGATCTGATGTCGTTGAAAGCGTCAGATCCTATCTTCAGTTAATCGAAAGAACTGAAGATGGTAAGGTTTTGATAAATGGTATTGAAACAGAATTTACGAGTTTAGAAGAAGCAAGACAATACATTAAACAAGACTATATTTCACATCAGTTAGAAGAACAAGTATCAAAAGACTTATACGAGGAACTATCAGAACATACTGTCGCAAATATTATTAAAGAATATCACGATATTAAAGTTACCGATACATTAATCGAAAATTATATAAAACTTGCTTCTTCTCACATGTTTAGTGTAGACCCAGTTGTTCAAGGTATTCGTTCTCTTAATAAACTGGACAGATTGGTTGAGGGTAAATTGCACTATGTTCTTAATGATGAGTCAATTGTAACTATTGACGAGCGTACCCAAGTGCGCCTAAATAACTTATTAGATAATCAAACAGAAATTATTGAGTATATGAGAGAGTCAAAAGAGAACTTCTTTCATGTGCTTACAAAATTAGAGGAACAATAAGATGGCGATGACTATCACGACATTAAAGAATACCAATCAGGAAACTGTGATTCACTTCACATCTTCCTTAGCAGAGTCTGGCACTATTACTATTGCCAACTTAACTGCTACTACTCAAGCAAGAAATAGCGATACACCTGTAGTTAATATTGTTAAATACAGTATTGTTGGTGAACTGGCTTCAAAAGTTTCAATTCTTCGTAATAGTAAAATTGTGCTTGTATGCGCACCAGAGAATGCTCCTTATGCTGAATTCAATGCATGGGGTATTCCAGTAACAAATGACAATACTTATGACATCGTTATTACTAATGGTGCTGCAAAAGATGTTTCTGGTTTCCTAGTTCTCCGTAAAATTGCTGGCTGGTCTACTAAAGTTGAGAATGCTACTTACGGTGCTTATGACGATCCAACTCGTGTTGGTGCTTCTACCACATTAAGTGGTTCTCCAGATAAGGCATAATCATGAGACTAATTAGAGAAGTTTTCGAACAAACAAATACCATTGTTGAGTCTAAACTTGGCAAAGGAAAAGAATATTTTATTGAAGGAATCTTTCTTCAATCTGAACTGAAAAATCGTAATGGTCGTATGTATCCAGAATCAATTATGGATAATGAAGTAGGTCGTTACATTAAAGAATCTGTCGAAAAGAATCGTGCCTATGGCGAACTTGGTCATCCAGATACTCCTTCCATTAATTTGGATCGTGTATCTCACATGATTGTTAGTTTACGCAAAGAAGGTACTAACTACATCGGCAAGGCGAAGATTCTAGAAACCCCAATGGGTCAAATTGCACGTGGTCTTTTAGATGGCGGTGCAAACCTTGGAGTATCTAGCAGAGCACTAGGTTCCCTTCAAACAAATAACGAAGGTGTTCAAATTGTTCAAGACGATTTTATGCTGTCCACTGCAGCTGACATCGTTGCCGATCCATCTGCTCCAGATGCGTTCGTTAGAGGTATTATGGAGTCAAAAGAGTGGGTCTTTGTTGATGGAAAGTTTGTGGAACAACATATTGAGGAAGCGAAGCGTTCTATTCGCAAGGCTTCTTCACGAAATCTAGAGGAAGCCAAGATTTATGCTTTCCAAAAGTTTCTGAGTAAAATCAGATAAATAATAAATAATCTAATAGAACTATCCAGTTACAGGAGAAAACGATGTCAATCGAACAAAAAATCGCTGAAATTTTGGCTGAGTCTAAGAAACTAGACGAATTCAAAGTACACGGCACAGAAGGTGGTATGGACTCAGGTAAAGACGGAGCAAAGGCTGGTGATCAGTCTCCAATCCGTGATGCATCTAATAATGTACCAACTAGCAACCCAGCACAAAATGCAGACAATGATCGCAATGATGTAAAAGATCAAAACGATGCAGAGAATGCACCTGCTAAGAAATCTAACCCTGCTACTGCTAAAGCAGTTGCTGGCGACCAAGCAGTCATTCGCACAGGCACTAGCGTTAAAGAAGATGTTGATGCATTATTGAATGGTGAAGAACTATCTGAAGAGTTCCGTGCTAAAGCAGAAACTATTTTCGAAGCAGCTGTTATGACTCGTGTTAAGTCAGAAGTTGCTCGTATTGAAGAAGAATTCGAAGCAAAACTCCAAGAGAGCGTTGCACAGAATGTAGAGGGAATTGTTGAGCAAGTTGATGGATACCTCGGTTATATTGCCGAGCAGTGGATGACACAGAATGAAATTGCCCTAGAGCGTGGTATGAAATCCGATATTCTTGAAGGTTTCATTGGCGGTTTGAAGAATTTATTTGAAGAGCACTATATCGATATTCCTGAAGAGAAATTCGATGTGCTTGGCGAAATGGAATCTAAAATCGATGAATTGGAAGCAAAACTTAACGAACAAGTTGCAGCTAATATTGAACTAAGCAAGACTCTTGCTGAAAGCAATCGTGCTGAAATCGTTAAGACTGTAAGCGAAGGCTTGACAGATACAGAAACTGAAAAGTTTATGTCTCTTGTTGAAGAACTCTCTTATGAAGACCAAGCAAGTTTTGAAACAAAAGTAAAGACTATCCGTGAAAATTACTTCACAACTAAAGCAGCTACAGTTCAATCTGTAGTTACTGATGCTCCAGTAGAAGCGTTGACAGAAGAGAAAAAGGTAACACTTGATCCTGCTATGTCTGCTTATGCTGCACAGCTCAACAAATTAAACAAATAAGGAAATCCAAAATGACTACTCGTCAAGATTTAGTAAAAAAATGGGCTCCGATTCTTGAGCACGAAAGTGCTCCAAAGATTCGTGACAACTATCGTAAAGAAGTAACTGCGGTTCTTCTAGAAAACCAAGAGCGTGAAATGGCTAAGCAACGTGAAGCGTTGTTCGAAGCTGCTCCAGCTAACGCTGTTGGCTCTTATGGCGACACTGGCGGTTTCGCTAAGTTTGATCCAGTAATGATCAGCTTGGTTCGTCGTGCAATGCCACAAATGATCGCTTATGATGTTTGCGGTGTACAACCAATGACTCAACCAACTGGCTTGATCTTCGCAATGAAGTCACGCTACTCTACTCAAGGTGGTACTGAGGCTCTATTCAACGAAGCTGATACAGACTTCGCTGGTACAGGTACTCACTCTGGTGCATATGACTTCGGTGGTTCTGAAACTACTGGTACTGGTCTAGCAACATCTGATGGCGAGCGTTTAGGTCAAGGTGGTGTTGGTGATGGTTCTTTCGGTGCTATGGCTTTCTCTATCGAAAAGACTTCTGTAACTGCAAAGACTCGTGCTTTGAAGGCAGAATACTCTATCGAATTAGCACAAGACATGAAGTCTGTTCATGGTCTTGACGCTGAAGGCGAATTAAGCAACATTCTCTCTACTGAGATCCTTGCTGAAATCAACCGTGAAGTTATCCGTACAATTTACCAAACTGCTAAGCCAGGTGCTCAAGTTGGTGTAACTACTGCTGGTACATTCGACTTAGATACTGACTCTAATGGTCGTTGGTCTGTTGAGAAGTTCAAAGGTCTAATGTTCCAAATCGAACGTGAAGCCAATGCTATCGGTCAACAAACTCGTCGTGGTCGTGGTAACGTGATCATCACTTCAGCTGATGTGGCTTCTGCCCTAGCAATGGCTGGTGTGTTAGATTATTCTTCTGGCTTGACTGGTAAGAATGATTTGACTGTTGATGATACATCCACTACTTTCGCTGGTGTATTGAATGGTAAGTACAAAGTGTATGTTGACCCATATACTTCAAACGTATCTTCTACTCAGTTCTTCGTTGTTGGTTACAAAGGCGCATCTGCTTTTGACGCTGGTTTGTTCTATTGCCCATACGTTCCATTGCAAATGGTTCGTGCAGTTGATCCTAACAGCTTCCAACCAAAGATTGGTTTCAAGACTCGTTACGGTTTAGTTGCTAACCCATTCGTTAACTTGGATGACGGCACTTCTGGTCAAGACAACTTGACAGCTGACGTGAACTACTACTACCGTCGTGTTAAGGTTACTAACCTAATGTAATCTAGGTTCGGCTTGGTTATGAATTAAGCCGACATTAAGAAGCGGTACTTTAAGAGGGATCTTCGGATCCCTCTTTTTTATTTGGATAAATAAACTTATGGCTACTACAACTATTTCCTGTCCACTACCAGATAACATTACTCCATTATCACCTAATGGATTTATGTTTAACATTACCAAATTACCTAATCTGTCATTCTTTTGTCAGCAGGTAAATATTCCAGGTATCACTCTTGGTGCTCCAGAATTTGGTAACCCATTTAATGTGCAACCAATTCCAGGTGAAACATTAACATACGATCAACTAACTGTTCAGTTCTTAGTTGATTCTGATATGGCAAACTACAAAGCAATCTATAACTGGATTATCGCTTTAGGTTTCCCACAATCATATCAACAGTATATAAATTTTAATGCTAATGATACTTTGAATTATTCTGAGTTAGCAAAGAACTACTCTGATGCTACTTTGCAAATTTTAGCTGGCAACAATTCAGTGTCCCAAACAATTCAGTTTAGCGATATGTTTCCAATTACGATTGACTCGCTAATGTTTGCATCTACCAATACAGATGTGCAATACCTAGTAGGGAATGCAACATTCCGCTACGGATACTATAAATTCTTGTAAGACAAACTTGATTTTTTTGTAATACTGCGGTATAATGGCAGTATATAAATGTGAGGATATTATGAATATTGAACAATTGCAAGAAGCGTGGGAAATTGATTGCCAGATAGATGACAACTATCTCGGTGAAACAACCACAGCTACTCCCAAGTTACATTCCAAGTATTTAAAACTACTTGTCAATGTCAAACTAAAACACACCAAACTCCAATCAGATTACAACTTGTTACGCAAGAATAAGTTTCGCTTATATCGTGGTGAACTATCTCGTGATGAATTAATCGCTCTTGGTTGGGAACAATGGCAAGGTGTTAAACCATTAAAGAATGAGATGGATGAATTCCTCTCAGGTGATATCGAACTAAATACTTTAAGAGTCAAGATTGATTATCTTGAAACAATGATTTATTTTCTTGAATCCGTTCTTGGTCAAATCAAAGCCAGAGATTGGCAGATTAAGACTGCAGTAGAATGGAAGAAATTCCTAGCTGGTATGTAATGATAAAAATTGAGAAGTTAGACGAAGTTTATGTTAGAGTTTTTAGCGATGGTTCTATTGAACAAGAACTCGCTGACTTCTTTACCTATGAATATCCAGGTGCAAGATTTACACCACAATTCAGAGCAAGACTCTGGGATGGAAAAGTTCGTCTATACGATCAAGTTAGAAAAACTCTTTATGTTGGTCTAGTATCATATGTTGAAGAGTTTGCCACTCGCAATGGGTATGGCATTGAATATGTAACTCCTGTATTCCATCAAAACAATATCACACATCAGATTGTAGAAGACTATGCCAAGTCACTCAATCCTCATGGTCGTGGTAAACCAATCGAAATCCGAGACTATCAAATTGAAGCAGTAAAGACTGCTCTCGATAAAGAGCGCACACTGCTATTATCTCCCACTGCGTCAGGAAAGTCATTTATAATTTATACCACGATGCGTTGGCATATTGCACACGATCGTAAATGTATTATTATAGTTCCAACGACTTCACTTGTTGAGCAGTTGTACACTGACTTTGAAGACTACTCCTCTGCCAATGGTTTTAATACTGCAGGTGCTTGTCAGAAACTTTATGCAGGATTCACTAAAGAATTTACTAAAGATGTATTGATTACAACTTGGCAGTCAGTATACCTACAACCTAAATCTTGGTTTGCTCAGTTCGATGTAATCTTCGGAGATGAAGCACATCAGTTCAAAGCAAAATCCCTAACAACAGTTATGGAAAAGATGGACAAGATTCGTTACAGAATCGGAACAACAGGAACACTTGATAATAAGAAAGTGCATCGTTTAGTTCTTGAAGGTATGTTTGGTCCAGTGCATAAAGTTACTACAACCAAAGCACTTATGGACTCAGGAAGACTGACTACCCTAAATATAATGTGTGTGATGTTGAAGTACAACGAAGAAATTCGTAAAACACAAAAGAATAAGACGTATCAAGAAGAGATGGACTTTCTTGTGAGTAATGAAAAACGAAATAAATTTATTCGTAATCTTGCAGTAAAGTGTGAGGGTAATACCTTAGTGCTTTTCCAGTTTGTTGAAAAGCATGGTAAGATTTTATATGAATTAATAAAAGATAAAGTACACGAAAATCGTAAAGTGTTCTTTGTTTACGGAGGAACTGATACAACAGATCGTGAAGCGATTCGTCACATTACAGAAGGTGAAAGCGACGCTATTATTATTGCTAGTTTTGGTACATTCTCCACTGGCATCAATATACCTTCTCTTGAGAATGTCATTTTTGCATCACCATCAAAGAGCAAGATTCGTAACTTGCAAAGTATTGGTCGTGGATTGAGATTGAAAGATGGCAAGACAAAATGTAATTTGTTTGATCTTGCCGATGATTTACATTGGAAGTCTTGGAAAAACCATACTCTAAATCATGCAGCTGAAAGATATAAAACTTACGCTGAAGAAGAATTTAAAGTTAAAATAATAGAGGTGGATCTATGTTAGACGAAAACGAATTCTATATTGTAATGAAACTCACTTCGGGAGAGCAGGTTATGGCTGTGCTCAAAGAAGAAGATGATGAACATGTTCTACTTGAATCTCCCATGTGTATAAAAACTATTCCGATAGTTGAACAAAGTCGTGAGCATGTAACTGCACATCCTCTTTGTCAATTCTCGGATGATCGTACATTTGTAATTGCTAAACGAGACATTATGTTCGTTAAGAAGTTGCATCATCTATTTGTTCCTCATTATCAACGCATTGTTGCAGAGCATGAGAGAATTTCTTTTGTATCTAAAAACAAAGATGGTTCTGTTGATTCTATAGATGAATTAGAATATGAAGATGATCTTACGCAAGAAGAAACAGTAAGAAGAATCTCTATGCTAGAAGATTTAGCAAGAATACCTAAAGACGAGGAAGAAGAGAAGAGATACAGAGTCTTTGTTGAAGGAAACGAAACAATCAACTAGAGGTAACGATCAACCCTAACATAGTGATTATGTCTCAAGTCAATTAAAAAAGCAAATTTATTTTATCTACAACTTTGCAATCCAATAAGATTTGTCTTTTCGTCATGATTGATGTATACTTATGAATAACTTGAATTAAATGAGGAACGAGTATGTATGGCACAATATGTAAATAACGCTGATTTTTTAGCAGCTATCGTTGAGATGCGAGCTAAGAAAAAAGAAGCTGAAGAAAAAGGTTTACCGAAACCTCAAGTAAGTAATTACATTGGTGAATGCATTCTTAAGATAGCAAACCATCTTTCTTATAAACCAAACTTTATCAATTACTCCTATCGTGAGGAGATGATATCTGATGGCGTTGAAAACTGTCTTCAGTATATTGATAACTTTGATCCCACCAAATCCAATAATCCATTTGCATATTTTACGCAGATTATCTGGTATGCATTTCTGCGAAGGATTGCTAAGGAAAAGAAACAAAGTTATATTAAAGGTAAGTTGATTCAAGACATGCCCTTTGAAATGTTTGAGTTACAAGAACAAGATGACACAGGTGAATTTCATAATGCGTATTTAGACTTCATGCAGCAGAATCATACATTCGATGATTTCATTGGACGTAAGAAAGAAAAGGCTGCAAAGAAAAAGATGGAAAATACATTGAACAGTTTTTTGGATGATGAAAATGACACAGGACATAAGACAGTGGATTCGTGAGTTAGCAGCAGGACATAAAACAGTGACGAGATCTTACCCTGCACTGGCAAGAAGTTTAAAAAGTAGACGAAAAAAACAAGGCAAAAAACTTCTTAGAAAATATGTATGGGATACATACGATAACCAATTTGATTTGAATGAGATTATGAGTAATAATGAAAAAATATTTTTAGGTGTTTCTGATTTCGAAGACTTAGTCACAGTCGAAATTATGAAGCGTCGTGTTGATGCAAAACTATCAACTGTACAACGAGAAACAACTGTTCTCTGCGATCGTCAACGATGGTCCAAATGGGCAGAAGATCAATACAAAGATTGTTTGTTCGTGCAAAGTAATGCATCGACTGGATTTATTATTGAAGAAAATACTAACAACTTTATCAAGTTTGATGTTAACTCTAATTCAACCACTGTTCGTGCATTTGGTGATGTTGAATTTGCAGAAGACATGATTGAAATTGTTGAAGAAAACTTTGATGTGGTTTCTTCTTACATTGAATGGGTATATGGTGCTGATGGCAACTCCGTTAATGTTCCATTGAATCGTGACCGCATGCCTGTTGAAGAAATGTATCCATTCCTCAAAGGCGAATCCCTTGGCGATTATTACGATCGTTATATGGAATCTTCTGCTAACATTCTCCTACTAATTGGACCTCCAGGAACTGGTAAGACTACATTCATTCGTGGTCTGCTTGCTCATCGCAACTGCTCTGCAATCGTAACTTATGATGCTGGCATTCTTGAGAAAGATGGGTTCTTCGCAAAGTTCATCGAGGATGACGCAGAGATTATGGTTCTTGAAGACAGTGATGCATTCTTGAAATCTCGTAGCGATGGTAACACAATGATGCATCGTTTCTTGAATGTGGGTGATGGTCTTGTTACAACTAAAGGTAAGAAGATGATTTTCTCTACCAATCTTCCAAGTGTTCGTGATATTGACTCTGCTCTTATTCGTCCAGGAAGATGTTTTGACATCGTTGAATTTAAACCATTGTCTTTGTTCGATGCTAAAAAACTCGCAGAAAAACTAGGTGCAACAATACCAGAACGAAAAGGTGGTGATGTTGTAGAATTCTCTATTGCAGAATTGTTTAATCGACAATCTGAAGGCAGCAAACAATCACAAGTAAATAGAAAGGTAGGTTTCATTTGAAGGTAGCCATTATTACAGATCAACACTTTGGTGCTCGTAATGATAGTATTGCTTTTTTAGACTTCTTCGAAAAATTCTATGACAATACTTTCTTTCCTGCTCTTGATGCAAATTCTATTGACACTGTTCTTGTTCTTGGCGATACTTTTGATAGAAGGAAGTATGTCAACTTCTACGCACTTGACAGAGCAAAGAAAATGTTCTTCGACAAGTTGGAAGAGCGTGGTATTAGAGTGCACATGCTGGCTGGTAATCACGACACTTATTATAAAAATACTAATGAGGTAAACTCTCCAGATTTACTTCTAGTTGAATACGGTAACATTGATGTTATCTCCAAACCAGAAACAATAGTTATTGATGGAACATCCATCTGTATGTTGCCATGGATTTGTCCAGAGAACTATCAAGAATCTCTGGATCATATTAAAAACACTAAAGCCGAAATCTGCATGGGACATCTTGAGATCGCTGGCTTTGCAATGTATAGAGGAATGGAATCACACGATGGCTTGGCTAAAGAAACTTTTGAGAAGTTTGATTTGGTTTTTTCTGGGCACTATCACCATAGGAGTAGTGATCAGCATATTCATTATCTCGGAAATCCGTACGAACTTACATGGCAGGACTATAACGATCCCAGAGGATTCCACCTGTTCGATCTTAGTACAAGAGAACTTGAATTCATTTGCAATCCTTATCGAATGTTTGAACGAATCGAATACAACGACAAAGACCAAGAACCTGTCGACTTAGACACAATTGAACTTGAGCAGAAATATGTAAAGTTAGTAGTTGTAAACAAGAATGACTTTTATAAATTTGACAAATTCATTCAGAAGTTGTATAATAAGGGTTGTCATGAGATCAAGATTATTGAAGACATGTCAGAGTTTCAAGATGGTGAGATTGGTGAAGAACTTAATCTCGAAGATACGGTATCTGTTCTCACCCATTACATTGATAGTATTGAAACTGATGTTGACAAAGAACAAATCAAGACATACATGAGAACACTTTACACTGAGGCAATCAACATCGAGGTAGTATGATGCAACAACTTGAGATTGAGTATTTCTTTTCACTGACAGAACAGATTAATCTTGACTTAGATTTCACGCAAACCGAAAAGTATATTTTAGATAAGCGAGCCGAACAGTTAAAAAATTCTACTGTATTATCTGGTTCTTATTTGCTTAGTACTGGTGGTACTGGGACTGCTTGGACTACCATCTCTAATAATCTTGGTAATCCATCCTTTACTATTAATGTTGATGCAATGCCGATTACTATTATCTCTAAAAAGAAACCCAATTTTATATTGAAGTTTATGTATAAATCTATGGGTATGAAATGGAAGGCTGAATGATCGTATTTAAAAGCGTACAGTGGAAGAACTTTTTATCCACTGGCAACTCACCGAACAAAGTATTACTAAACAAGTCGCAGACTACTCTTATCATTGGTAAGAATGGTGAAGGTAAGAGCACAATCTTAGATGCATTGTGCTTTTCGTTATTCGGTAAACCATTCCGTAATATCAACAAAGGACAGTTGGTCAACTCCATCAATGGTAAGGGTTGCTCTGTTGAAGTTGAGTTTGACATCAATGGTAAAGAATATAAAATCATTCGTGGTATCAAACCCAATGTATTTGAAATCTGGCAAGATGGTGAGATGATTAACCAAGATGCTGCATCAAGAGACTATCAAAAGATTCTTGAACAGCAGATTCTTAAACTGAACTACAAGACATTCACGCAAGTTGTTATCCTTGGTTCTGCATCGTTTGTTCCATTCATGCAGTTACCAACAAGTCAACGAAGAGAAGTTATCGAAGACATTCTCGACATTCGTATTTTCTCTACAATGAATCAGTTATTGAAAGAGAAAGCACAGGAAACTAAAGATGCTATTGCCAAAATTGAAAACGAAATATCGACTGCGAAGACAAAGGTTGATGCGCAGACACAACTCATCAAAACTATCAATGAAGCGAAGAGTAGTGCCATCGAAAGTATCGCCACAAAAATTACTGCAAACAATGCTGAGATTTTATCTGCTGAGGGCGAGATCGAATCTATCCTTTCGGAGATCAATACTCTTAAAGCAAGCATCAATGACAAGGAAACTGTTGCTGAAGATATCGACAAAGCCAAGTCAATCAAGTCCAAGTTACTCCAGAAAATCGAAACTTGTGAGCACAACACAGAGTTCTTTAGTGAACATGATGTTTGCCCATCGTGCAACCAAGATATTGCAGAAGAATACAAAGAATCGATCGTCAAAGATCTTAATGATAAGTTGCTGGACAACAACACAAAGATCAGTGAACTCGAAGGAATCCTCTCCAATCTTAATGCGAAACTATCTCAGATTACTAAAATCCAATCAGAGATTACCAGCAAAAATATTGAACTATCTACACGAAACTCTACGATCACCTTACTCAATAAACAAGTTAAAGAGATGCAGGCTGAAATCGAAAGCGCAAAAACTGATACAACAAATATCGATGAAGAGAAAGCCAAGTTAAAAGAACTTGCCACTGAAGCAATTGTTAAGATTCATACTAAGACAACTCTAAATGAACAGCGTAATCTTGAAGAAGTCGCCAATATCCTATTAAAAGATACTGGTATCAAGACAGCAATCATTCGTGAGTATCTACCTATCATGAATAAGTTGATCAACAAGTATCTCCAAGCAATGGATGCTTACATTCACTTTGAACTAGACGAAGCATTCAACGAATCAGTTAAGTCTAGATTCAGAGATGACTTTACCTATGCTTCATTTAGTGAGGGTGAAAAAATGAGGATAGATTTAGCAATCCTATTCACATGGAGACAGATTGCAAAAATGAAGAACTCCGTCAATACAAACCTACTGTTGTTGGATGAGATCTTCGATTCATCTTTGGACACAGCAGGAACAGATTACTTCCTTAATCTAATGAATCAATTCGGAGAGAACACAAACATCTTTGTTATTTCCCACAAGGGTGATCAGTTGTTTGACAAGTTCAGATCCGTCATTAGGTTCGAAAAACGCAATGATTTTTCCATTATTGCAACTAAGTAAGTAGTCACTTCTCTCCAAGCCCTGTAGATTCGGGGTAAAAATAAATGTTGTCTTTAATTAATGACTGGTGTATAATAGTCGTTATATTATGGAGAAAACTATGCAAAATCAATGGAGTGGTTTCGATGACTTTGAGTTGGCTTGTTTGTGCGCTGATTACGGATATGAAGATGTTCTTGACATTGTAGAAATACTTCCTGTAAAATTGGCGAATCGTGCAGAAATTGAAGCACTACTAACAAAACATGAATTTGAATTAGCATTTGGAGAATAAATAATGGAAATGAAAGCAACTGATCTCTCCGCAAAATTACTGGCAACTGAAAATCTTTCAGTGATTCGTGCCAGAACTCGCACTGCATCTTTTGACATCAAGAGTCGTATCCTGACTCTGCCGATGTGGAAAGATATGACTCCCGAAATTGAAGATATGTTAGTTGGTCACGAAGTGGGTCATGCCCTTTACACTGATGGTACATATATTGAACCACTAAAACTATACCCTAAGTTACACTCATACATGAACGTCTTAGAAGATGTTCGTATCGAGAAACTTATCAAACGCAAGTATCCAGGATTGCGCAAACGCATGAACGAAGGATACAAGCAACTCAATGATCGTGACTTCTTTGGCACGAAACAAATTCAAGACTTTGACGAACTTTTACTCATTGACAAAATCAATCTTTACTTTAAGGCTGGTTTCCAGTGTGGTGTAACATTCACACCTGACGAAAAGACATTTGTGAATCGTGCTGAACGAACTGAGACAATCGATGAAATCATTGCATTGGCAAACGATATCTATGCATATTCTAAACAAGTTGCCGAGGAACGCAAGCAACAACAACAATTTGAAGACGCTGAAGATAGTGACGATGAAGAAGACGAAGATCCATTTGATGGTGACTTTGATATCAATGCTGATGATGATTTTGATGAACAAAATGATGATAACGACGATGATCTGAAACCATCTAAAAAGAATAAACAATCTACTTTACAAAATGACGACAAGTCAGAGTTAGGTGATGACCTAGAATCTAAAACAGAAAGAGCATTCCAAAACAAATTGGAAGACCTTGCTGATGATTCTACTGAATACAGATACTGGAAATTT